ATGTTCACCGCCTTCGCCTTCCGCGGCCGCCAACCTTATACCGTTCGCCGGAACACAGCCCAGGGCGCGACCTTGCGCCCGAAACTGGCGAACCGGCCGGATGCGCCGGTTTCAGCCGGGAAGTCCTGAACTGCGGAGCGTCTACGGCCTCATTGGCAACGGATCACGCCGCTGGCGATTTCGTCGTCGATGGAGCGCAGCGCATCGGCATCCTGGTGCATCTGCTCGATCACCTCGAGCAGGCGCTGCGCCAGCTTCGGATCGTTCGCCCGCTCGACGGCGCGCATGACCTCGACCGCAGCCGATTCATGATTGTTCGCCATCTGCTTGAGAGCCTTGCGCAAGCGCTGCTCGGTCCATTTCATCGACATGTCGCTTCACCCAGACTGCATATACGGACCCGCCAGGAACGACAGGCTCGCTTAAGAGCGCCGGACCCGGAACAAGTTCAACCTGCCGTCGCGCCCATGAGGGCGGATTGGGTACCGGAAAGGCAAACGGAGAAGAGATCGTGAAGCGCAAACGAAAACGCCAGGCACAAGGCCTGGCGCTTCGAAATATGGGGTGGACGATGGGAATCGAACCCACGACACCAGGAGCCACAATCCTGTGCTCTACCAACTGAGCTACGCCCACCATATCGTGAATCGTGCCGGACGTTCCGGCTTCAACCGCAGCGGCCGGACAAGCCGAGCCTGAAGGTGGTGCGGACGGAGAGAACCGAACCAACCACGCAAGACCTTGATTTTCAAGGCGAAAAAGAATCTATCAAAAGCCCAATGTACTAGTCAATGTACTATTTCGTTTTCGCTGCGAAATTCTACATTCAAGCCACAGAAACTGCCACTACGACCCTAACAGCACCTGCGGCCCATCACTCGTCTGCTTTCGAGAACTTGTCTCGTCGAAAAAAAAGGTCAACCCCAAGGATGCCAAGGCAAATCCCCAAGATATCAAGACCAAAGCCTGCCAACTTGACCGAGGAGAATCGAAGAATAAGCACCCAAGCCGCAACAAACACAGCGATCCCAAGCCACTTACGGACCTCCCTGTTACGTACTAGGTGACCGACTGCAACAATGACTACAGTCCAGATGGCGAACTGGATGACATCATTCATGCAGGTTCTCCAGCACTCTGGACGATCTCCGACTTGACAGAATGCTGGGGCCCGATCCCGCCGGCCACCTCCCCTTCAACGCTGATAATGACGTCTCCAGCGTGGTAGGTCGGCAAGGTCTGCTGAGTAGCCCAACGAACTGCGAGGCCGCTGCCAACCCCAACAAAAGTGTTGATGCGTTTACCGGCGACACCCGCGACCATACCGACCATACCAGCAACGGTGACACGCTGCTGGTTCAGAGAGTCAGCCTGAGATCGGGTCAAGGGCAGCGAGACAAAGACTCTCAGTACGCAAGGTCGATCCTTCGCCTGCATCCTGTCGAAAATCTCAACCGCAAGATCAGCCACTGCATGGCTGGCCTTCGCTGATGGACAGTATTTCATGTGAAGCAGCCGGCTGCGCTCCGCCCACGCGAGACGAATGATCGCCAAGCTGAAGTTGATGCCGTGCTGGCTGTGAATGTGCGTCCGTTCGATATCCATAGCGTTCCTTCCGTGCTTCGAGCGCGCAGTTTCGATAGCCAGAAACACCACAGCCACTAGCAGAACAGCTAGCTCTCAACATCCACGCCCAGACGGAGTTGGCCTCAGCGCTCCGCTTCGTAGGCTGCTACGCCTGAGCCGACGGCGATCCATCCATCCGGCGAGTGCGGGCTTTCGCAGATCGACACTTCCACTGCCTGGCCCTCTTTGGGCTCGGCTGGAAGTATCGCCGCAGTGCGCCGGAGGTCGTTCGAAGACGGCGCGAACGTGCTTTCAGAGCAGTGGAACGCCCATATTCCGTGCTTTCCAGAACTACCTATCTGGCGATCCAACTTCAGGGTCCACTTGCTTTTCAGCCGAATCACCAGCATCACCGAGCTCCGTAGGAAAAGGCCGTAGTCTACAACTTCATGGGCACACCATGTTCCCACCAACGAGCTCGCACGCCGGCCCACCACTCGCCGGGAAGTGAGTATTTCCAGCGCCTCGGTTGTACCTAGCCCCGTTGCTGTCCCAACACCCACTTTCATCACAACTGGTGAGGACTCCTGGTGCTGCAGGTATCGTCGGTGCTCGCGTTGCGCTGCCACCGGCCGGCGCGGGCGTAGCAGGTATAGGGACTGAAACACCCGCGCACAACTGCGCGGCGGCGGCAAGCTGAGCAGAGGTCAGCCCTCCTCGAGATCCGGGATAGGGAGTCGATGCCTCTTTGCAAAGTCTTTTCCGCTCACGCTCTGAATCGTTGTCGCCCCCGACGACGTTGACTTGAACGCCAGACCGCACCGAGCGGCTGCCAGCCATCGGCGATGGCCTCGGTCATGAAGCGCTCGATCTGGTCGATAGGTGCCTTGAGCACCCGATATGCGGTGTAGGCCATGGTTTCCTCCCTACGGGGTCGGCTCTTGGGGAATCAACCGGGCGCGACACGAGTTGTAGGCCGCGCTCAGGGTTTCGACTTCGCTCAGGGAGTCGTTAAAGCGTCGAGAATTTTCTTCCGGTAGTAGCCCGTAGGCCGAGGCGGCGTCTCCTGCACGAGCTTCGGCGGTGCCGGCTGCGTCACCTGCGGCGCCACCACTACAGCCCCCACCTGCGGCGGGGACGATGCGCACGCGCACAGGGCGGTCGCGCAGCTCACCAGCAAGGCGAGCGATTTCAGCTTTAGCATCGGCATCCTTCCTTTCCTGGTCGGCGGCCTGCTTGTTCAGGGCCGCCTGTTTCATGTCGCGCTGGGCGGTCAACTCGGCCAGCTTGTCGGCGGCCTCGCGGTTCTGCCGCTTCATCTGTCCGACCAGTTCACCGTACTCGCGCACCATCGACACACGTCCGCCGAGATAACCCAGGCCGACCAGCAGCGCCGTGGCAAACAAGGCCAGCAGCGCGCCGACTATCCATTCCTTGATGGCACCCATGCGTCACTCCTGCGCGGCGATGCACTGCGCATGCCGCTTTTGTTGGCGCGTCCACACGCCCTTGCAGCCCTGCGGCCCCCAGTTCTTCGGCAGCGAGCAATCGCGCCCGCCCTGGTTGCGCCACTTCAGCAGGTCATCACAGGCCTGGCGGTAGTTGCCGGCCAGCAGGTCGCGGCGCATCGAGCTGCCACGCCAGTTGGTGATGCCGAACTGCCCCGTGAAATCCAGGTACAGGTCGTATTCCTCCTGGAACAGCTTCACGCCAGGCAGCGAGTCGCGGAACTGCTGTTCGTCCTTCGCCATCAGGTTGCGCGCCAGTTGTTCGCCGCGCTGGCGGGTGATCGGCGGATCGGTCAGCTTCACCGATTGGCCATTCTCGTAGCGGGTGGAGCCGTAACCGATGGTCGGAACGTCGCCCTTGGTCGGCACGTATGGTTTCGCGCTGAAATCCTCCGACTTCATCCAGGCGCCGAAGCCGGCCAGGCTGACGGTCAGCGCGGCAACCAGCACGCGGTTACGGCTGTTCGACATCGCAACGCCCCGGATGGCCTCGATGCGGGCAGCGCTCTCGGCTGATTCGCGGCGGTCGCGGCGAACCTGGAAATAGATATTGGCCAGCAGACCGATGACGGCGACAAGCACGCCGATCAGCCCCACCCAGTTGATCTGCGCCAGCCAGCCCAACGCGCCCGCAAGGGCGCCAGCCAGCGTGGTCTTGTTGGCCACCGAAACGCCCACCACCTCTACCGCCATTCCGGCCCTCTCCGACATAACTCCATCCTCCAAAGGCCGGGGCATCACGCCCCGGCTTCTTGGGCAGGTAGTTTTCGGTACAGCCAGAGAACGGCAAATCCTTACAGGGGGTTCAATCCAGCGTTGCGCGGGTGCGCTCCAGATCCTCTCGCATCTGCTGCCGCATCGCTTTCGGTGCGGTCTTCGCTATCCGTTCGTCCTTCGATAGCGACATTTCGCGGACTCGTCGCATGATGTCTGGCACTCGGATGGCCATTGGCTGGTCAGGGTTGCGCCGATTCCAGTCGGCTATTGCTTGCCGCGCGCGCTCAACCTTGCCCTGGTCTTTCTCGAAGATGCCGGCCGCCCACATGCTGCGAATCTCCTGGGCTTTCAAGTTGTAGAAGGCCTTTGCTTTCTGGTTGAGCATGTTGGCCCCTTGGATAGTGGCTACGCTGGCCGGCTGGAAGCCGATGGACTTCATAGCGGCCTCGAGCACGTTGGTGTCGAGCACCTTGTAGCCCTTGGCGTCCCTGTACATGCCAGTGGCCAGCATATCCACGCCTTTGGCCGCATTTCGCACCGCGCCCGGCGACATCTCCAGGATACCGCTGCCGATATCACCTCCCAGCACCTTGCGAGTACCACTCGCTATTCGGCTGGCTAAGTCTCCCATCGGGCCAGCTATTTCCAGGACGTCTCGCGTATGGCTGGTCTTTTCAGTTAGCAGACCGGTTCCGGGTATCAGGTTCCCCATACCCAGCCGGCCCGATACATCGAGCGGAGCCCCAGGCAGCCCGGACACCCCGCGATCAATGAAGTCGGCAAGCACCCGACCGAACAGACTTTCCAGAAACTCCTGTTTGGCCTTCGCGGTAGAAAAGTTGTAGCCCATGAGTTGCGCCGCACCGTCGATCAGGTCTTCGGCGTCTTCGGCGAACGGCAAGCCACCGGCGCCGCCGACGAGCAGCAGCATGCCGATCATCAGGGCAGCAGCCTTCCGACCGTCCTTGCGCTCCTGCGAACCAGGCTCACCCTGATTCCACAAGCGATGCATCAGCTCAAGATAGGCCACGCTGTACGTCTTGAAGGTCATCAAGGTGCCGCCGACGGCACCACGCCCCCAGCGCATCTTGCTGGCCTTGGAGTATACGAACTGCGTCTCGCGCACGGCCCGGCGCGCGAACTCATCAGGATTGGCCATGTTCTGCGCTTTGGCGATGCGATACGACGCGATGTAGGTCATGCGGCGGTTGATCTGCTCTGCGGCGCCGAACAACTTGCCCCAGGCCATCGACAGGCGCGCCACGCTGTTGGACGCAAGTGCTCGAGCATCACCCAAGCGCGTCCCGTCCCCCGCGCGCAGCGAGCCGCTGCCGCGGGCCTGCGCCATCAACTGGTGGACCTCCTGCGGGGACACCACCCCATCATCCTCGGCGCGCTTTAATGCCCGGGCCAGGTCCGGCTCGAACTGATAGGACCGATGCGCCATCTGACGTGCTGCACGCCCCAGTTCCGTCGCAGCGCGCTTCACCCCGCAATACTGACTCAGCCAGGGAAAAGTCACTTGGACCGGTTGGGTCATGTTGACGAAGGCAGACGCGACGGAGCCGCCGAGGTACTGTGCAAACAGCAGTCCGCGCACCGCCTGCCCCTCCTCTTGCGGGTTCTTGATGTAGTCGGCCAGCCGTACCGCGGCGTCCTTCAGTTCGCCCTGCGCCTGCGGGATGCCGTTCACAGCCTCGGAAAGGTCGCCCATGTGCAGGCCGGCGGCGGTTTGCCGCGCATTGGAGTATACGAACGAAGCCAGTACCCGCCCTACGTCCTCGCTATAACCAGCGATGCCCTTTCGGTGAATAAGCCGGCGCATTGCGCTGCGGTTGGTCTTTGTCAGGCGCAGGTAGTCTTGGAAAGCCTGATCACGTGCGCTATCGCCCTGTGAGTCGAAACCGAGGGCGTTGCCGAACAGTTCCAGCGTTTCCGGTGTGATGCCAGCGAATAGCTTGTACGCTTCCTCGGACAGGGTGCCCTGGCTCACGGTGGCGCCAGGAAACGCGCCACGCATCTGCTCGGCCATCTGGTTGGCCTCGCGCTTCGTCTCGAACAGGCTGAAGTATTCACGCTGACCATCCTGACCCACCACGTCCACTGTGTACTTGCCGAAGCGCGACAGCGGTGCATAGCCTTCGCCCTGCAACTGGGCGACCTTCTCGGCGCGATCCGTCATGCCGTGTGCCAGGTTCAGCAGGTTCGTGGCGCGTTCCGGCCATGCATCAGCCATCTGCGCCAGGTGGTCGCGCAGTATCGCGGCCCCCTCCTGCGCATCGGCCGCGTCCATCACCTGGTCGCGCAGTTCCTTCACATCCTCGCCGCCGAAGCGCAGCATGTCGGCGCGGGCCATGGTGTCCAGGCTACGGTCGGTGGCGGCGCGGAACTCGCGGTACAGCGCGACCTGAGCATCGTTGAGCTTCCATATGTCGCGCAGCTCAGCGTCGGTCCAGACGATGCCTGCCTTGAGCATCTGCGCCTCGTAGCGGCTGTCGATCATCTTGGCGAACTGCTCGGGGCTCAGGCCGCGCCAGGCGCGCAGCAGTCCCTCGGGAATCTTGCCCTGCTTCAGCAGGATGTCCGCCTTCTCGTCGGCCGTCAGACGCATGGCGCGCTCAGCCAGCGAATCGACGCGCACCGGCTTGCCGTCCACGTCGCGCGCCCACATCAGCGTGCCCTCGAATACCGGCTTGGCCACCGCCTTGTTGTCCTCAGCGCCCACCGGGGACTTTGCGATGTCGCGCCAGGTTTCCAGCTTCGGCAGCAGTTTCGGCGCCAGATCAGCCGCATCGCTGGCGTAATAACTCACGTCATCGATAAATCCTTGCGCCGACTCGAAGACCGGTTTGAATGCCGGGGAACGCTCTGCGAGGTTGTACATGGTGCCGATGGTCTTGTGCCACCAGGACAGGCCTCCCGGAGCGCTGAAGGTCTTGTTCAGTTCGGCGGTAGCCTTGCTGGTGAGTTCGCGCAGACCGGAGCGACTGAACTGCGGACCTTCGGGTTCATTCAGGCTTGCGGTCAGCAGCCGCTGGAGTACACTGGCTACGTCTCCTGAACTGGACGAGCCGGAAGGCTGCACTGCCATCGTGGCATCAGCACCGGATACTCGACGGTTCAGGAGATATTCTTTTGTGGCCACCGAATGCAGATACATGCGCTGCATGTTCGGATCGCGGCGCACCAACACGGTCACGATGTCATCCTTATCGTCGATCACCACCGGCGCCGATACGTAGAAACTATCCCCCTTCTCATAGTCCGCGCGGTGAACCACCACACCTCGCTCCAGCACGTCCTTGACGGCCGCGAACGCCGAGAACTTGTATGGGTTGGCCTTGCCATGCGCCATCGAGTCGCGCACAGCGCGCATATCCAGCACCACGTCGCCCAGGTCCGGGTTCACTGCCTTGCCACCTTGAGACTCGAATAGCTTCGCCGCCCACTCGCGAACCGCAGCGAAGCCCTGTGGTGCTTCATTCCCCTCCAGGATGGCCACCGGCGGGCCTTGCAGCACGCGCGCCTTTCGCATGTCGTCCTGGCTCATGGCTAGGCCGTCGCCCCGTACCCGGCCTTCGGCGGCGCTTTCCACACCAGCCATCGCATATCGCACCAGATCGTCCACGCTGATACGGCCAACCGGCAGACCGTGGCGCAGCATCCACTGACGGATGTTGGCCAGGAACCTACGCAGGAAGTCACCCACCTGCTTGCCCAGCGCACTGTCTACCCAGGACAGGAACCGGCTATCAGCCTCGGCGAACCCCTGCTCTCGCCCTTCAATAACAGCCTGCTCCACGATATACGGAGCGGCCTCCTTCATGTTGCGGCTCTCGCCGGACTCGATCATGCGGCTGGCCACACGGTCCAGGAAGGTGCGCAGTTCGGCGCTCCGCACGTTGCCGCGATTCATCAGCATGGCGTGGGCAGCCTGGTCGAGATTCTGTCGCTGCTGGCCGTGAACCATTTCGTGAAGCACCACGGCCGGGGCGGTTACCGGATTCAGGTTCGGGCCGACCAGAAAAGTTAGACCTGATCTGGCATCGTAGAAGCCATTGATGCGCCCGCCATCCTCAAACAGTTGAACGGCATCGCTCAGTGCGGTACCGGATTTCCGCGCGTAGGTGTGCGCGATGCGCAACGGGTCGGCGCTGTCGATCACCACCAAGCCGCCCCGTTGTCCTTCCTTGCCGCGCTTCAGCATCTTGCGCACAGCCTGGCCCAGGGCTGGGAACTGCAGGTCGAAAGCACGCACCAGGCTTTGCGAGGTCATCGGCGGACGCCCCGTCAGGTTCTGCGGCAACGGGCCATTCTCGATGTCGCGGCCATTGAACGACACCAGCACCTGACTTGCAGGGATGTCCGCCGACTCATCGGGTGCAATGTCCCGGCGCAGGCGCGGCGTCATTTTCAGCCGAGCCTGCGTGTTGCGCGCCTCCACCTCTCCAGCCAAACGACGATAGGTCGCCGCACCAGTCTTGTCGAAGTTGCTGACGAAAGCCCTGGCCGAGCCACCCATGGCGAAACCTTCCCGGATCTGTATCGCATGCTGGAGTTCGTGCAGGATCGCCGAGGCAACCTCGGTGCGCGGCATGTTCGCCTGAACCTCAACTTGGTTACCAGTGGCGAACCGGCGTAGGCGAGCCAGCGCAGTGACGCCCTCTGGCATCACTGCCACCGGGATACGCTGCAGGTCAGGATATGCAGCGAACAGTTGAGGATGGTTGAGCACATCGCCGACGGTCGGTCGACTGCGCTCGTCGTTGATGGCATTGAGGTGGGCCATATTGATGATGGCGCCAGCAGTCTCACCGGCCACGGCGATGCTGGCCTGATGATCGCTGATTTCGAAGCGCCACTTGCCATCAGCGCTACGGTGCCAACCGGTATCTCGGCGAACGGCCTCGGCGTTTTCGCCAATGGCGATGCGCTGCTGTGCGGTGCTCAGGGCATGCAGGTTGGCGCCGACGGCATTGCGGCCGGCGAACGAGTACTGCACGGGCGGTTGTTCGCCGGGCTGCGGCGCTGCCGACTCTTCGGCTGCCGGCTTGTCAATCACCACCATGCGCGCGTTCACGCCGGTATTGACGGGTAGCGCCGGGTCCATAAACGAACCTTCCGGCAGCCGTTCACTGGTGGCCCCCAGGCCGTCCAGCCAGGCACGGAAGTTCTCGGCGGCCTTGTTGCTCTGGAAGAAGGCGCCTTCGCCCATGATGGCAACCAGGCGGCCGCCGGGCTTCAGCAGGCTGTAGGCGTGCTGTACGTGCTGGATGTCGCGCCCCTTGGAGAATGGCGGGTTCATCACGATGCGGTCGTACTGCTTGCTGGACACGTTCATGAAGTCGGAGCCGACCAGGTTGTAGCCCTTGGCCTCCAGCAACTCGCGACGTTCGCCGGAAAGCTCCACCACATCGGGCTCCACGCCGGTCTGTTCGCGGATCGCGTCGGCCATATGGCCCATGCCGGCGGAAGGCTCCAGCACGTCCATGCCTTCCTGGATGTCGGCGGCGTCGACGGCTTCCTCGGTGACGGCGGCCGAAGTCGGGAAGAAGTCCAGTCCGTCATTTCGACGGCCGATCATGGACCGTTCCATTTCCCTGATCTTGTCGGGCTCGGCGGGCGCCTCGCGCAGCGCTACGAATTCGCGCAGTGCAGAGCGGTACTCGCTGCCGGTGAGGATGCCCATGCTCTCCAGGCGCTTGCGCTTTTCGTGCGCGCTCTCCAGCGCCCACGGAACGGTGATCTTGCTGCCACTGCGCCGGCCGAGGGCCTGCACCAGTTCGCCGCCGAACTCGCCGGACAGCGTGATGCGCTTGTCGCCGTCGCCCTGCCAGAGGCCCAGCTTCATGGCTTCGCTGGGGGCCATGACGATGCGGTTCTGCCCGCGTTTCACCGGAAGCACGATGGCCTTGCCGGTGAGGCCGGAGCGGCGAATGGCACGCTCGGCATCCTCGCGACTCTTGAAGTCGGCGAACTGGTCACCGCGGGTGAAGCGGCTGACGGACAGAAGGTTCTGCTTGGTCCAGTCGGTGTAGGCCTCGGTCACATCGTCGGCGACCTTCTCCAGGCGCGCGGCCAGTTTCTTCAGGCCGTCCACTTCCGCCATCTGGCGCGCCAGGCTCGCCAGGTCGGAGCGCATGGCGGTGTAACTGGGGAATGTGGAGTAGTCCACCGTCTCGGCGTCCACTGGCTCGCCACGGTGTTTCTCCTGCTCGCCATAAGTCGGGTACTTCGCTCGAATTTGCGCGTCCTTCGCATTGCGCAGTTCCCGCGCCAGGAACTCCACTTGCACCTTCTGTCGAACGGTGTCCAGGAACTTAGCCTTGCCGCCTTCGATGGCGGCAGCCAGGTTGTTCATGGTGGCGGCCAGTGCCTTGTCGGCGCGCGCCGAGGCTTCGGCACTGGCGGCCATTCGCGCACGGCGATCGGTGTTCTGCTTTCGTACGCGGCTCAGGGAGTCATCGGCCCGCTCGTTGAGAGCCTGGGCCATGGTGCGCAGCCGCTGGGCGGCGCTCTGGCTGCGGTCATCCTCGAAGGCGTCGCGGCGCGCTTCTGCAACGGCCTGCGCGTCGGCGGTGTCGCCGGTCACCAGCTTGCGGAATGCTTCGGCCGCCTCGCGGGTGCGGAACTGGAAGCCGGGGACGGCACCATTCCCACGGTAACTGCTGTAGCTGCCGCCCAGCCGCTTCGCCGAATTGTTCAGGGTGTCGTAGTCCTCGCGGCTGACGCGCTCGGCCAGTTGCACCACGAAAAGGTCATGCCCGTGCTTGGTGTGCTTCGTCTCGATGATGTCGCCAGCCGTAGTCTGCCCGGCGCTGGCTACGCGGGTCTTGGCCTGTGCCTTGGCCTGCTCACGCAGGGCCTTGGTGCTCTCAGCCTCCAGTTCGTCGTAGCGAATACGCTGTTCCGGCGTCAGGCGCATGAACGCCTCCCGCAGGGACTCCCCGTGCGTCTCCATGTTGTAGCTCACTGCCTGGCGGAACTCGGCGAGGGTCTGCGGGTTGGCGACAGCCTTCTGCTGCGCTGCCCGGCGGGCCTGGACTTCCTGCTGCGCCTCGGCGACCTCGGCGACGTGCGCCTTGATGTCGTCGTCGGTGGTGTTCGCCACCAACTCGGCCAGCGCGCGGGCCTTGGCCTGGCGGTGCGCTTCGAGGCCAGCAGCCGACATCACGTAGCTGCTCGGGCCGTAGCTGCGGCCCAGCGCAAATTCCTCCAACACGCGACCGGCCAGGGCATCGACAATCGCTGCCTTCTTCTCGTTGCGGTAGCGGTGGAAGAAGCTGTAGCCGCCTGACTTCAGCAGTTCATCCTTCTTCATAGTGCCCAGCTCGGCCACCAGGGCGTCGCGGGCGTTCTGCGTACGCTCGAATGCCTGGCGGAACTCGTCGGCGGTCGCCTCCCCACTGCGCACACGCTGCATGAGGGCTACATGCGCATCGAGCGTCGGGGTTTTCGAATCGCTGGGCTGCGCGGGCTCGGGCTTGGATGCCTCTGCCGGTTCGGACTGGGGCCGGGCTGCATCCTCGGCGCGCACGAAATCGACCAGTTCACGCACGCGGCGTTTCGACTCCGGCACGCTCATGCCGCGCTCACGGAACAGCGTCGCTAGGTCGAACTTGTCGCTCGTCAGCACGCTGCCATCGGTCGGCGTCAACTTAATGCTGGTCGGGTAGCCATCCTTGCCGAAGTTCACCCCGGCAAGGTGCGCGGTCTTGGTGATCGCCACCGGCTCGCTGCCCTTCTTCCAGGACAGAATCCTGCGCATCAGGCTGCGGTCCCCGTCTTCCTTGCGCTGCGCCTTGTCGGCACGGGCCTGCTCGGCGGCCTGGCGATCTGCCGCCTTTTCCTCGTCGGTACGGGCGTCCAGGGCCGCCTGGCGCACGCGATCCTGATTGGCCTTCTGCCAGGCCACGAATGTGTCGATGGCGCGGTCGTAGGCGCTGTTGCGCCTGTCCGCCTGCTTGCTGTTCAGTCCAGAACGCCCGACAACATAGCCGCTGTAGGTGCCGGCGCGCACGTTCATCAGGCGCCGGTACTGGGCTAGGTAATCGGCCCGCAATTCTCGTGTGGCTTGCTCCACGGCCGCCTGCTGAGCATCGGTGCGTGCCACGACAGCGCCCGCGTCGCGGGCCACGTCGATGTAGGTCTGGAACTCATCCGCATCGGACTTCGCTCGCTGGCTGCTGCTGTTCGAGATACCGGAGTAGCTGGCTGCGGCTTCCTTCAAGGGGAACTCATCGGCGGTTGGCGCCCCCTGTGTTGCGATACGGCCGGCCGGGCCGCGCTTCATGTCGCGCGCATCCGGCGCCGTCATGTGAGTGCGCTCGCTCTCGCCCGGGACATCCACCCAGGTGTCGCCTTCCTTGCGTACACTGCGCACCGTGACGGTCCAGCTTCCTGATTCGGTCGGGTTGTAGCTGATAACCCTGTCGTAGTTGGCGCCGTAACCTCGCACCACGTTGCCGGGGGTGAAGTATTCGGCGCGGGCCTGGGCCTCAGCCTGGAACCTCTTTGCCAGCACGCCGCGCGGCCTCTTCTTCGGCACATCAGGAGCGGCTGGCTCAGGCTTGGGCCTCACCTGTCTCGCGTCAGCCGTGGCACCCTGCCCGCTGCTGGCATCGGTGGTGGAACTGGGAAACTCGTGGGCCAGTTTCACCAGGTCGCGGATGGGGGCATCCAGGCGGATCACCCTCACCTCTTCGCCGTTGTCGCGGGCGGCCATCCACTGGTGATGCCCATCCAACACGTTGCCTTCGCGCGAAACCAAGATGGAGCGGTTGCCGCCCTCAAAGTCCTTGGCCTTCGCCACCTTATCCCGGCTGAACTCCGCCTGCGTCGGTTTGAGGGTATCTGCGGGAACTGTCTCTTCCTGATGCTGCACGCCACGAGCGCTCAGGAAGTTCACCATCGCGCCGCGGTGCTCGGCCTTGATCTGCGGCATGTCGGCGCGAGGGATACCCACGGTGCCCGATTCCTTGCTGAACTCCGCCCAGCCTTCGCCGATGTCCTTGCCTTCGATGCTGGGCGCCTTGGGCTTGTTCAGGCTCGCCAGGTGCTGCTGGATCGGCACCGCTTCGTATTTCTCGGTGTTGAGCGCGTCAACCTTCTTACGGTCGAACGTTTCCGCGATCACCTCACCGGTTTCCTTGTTTCGGATGACCCAGCTTGCGCTGTTGTCGGTGGCGGTAGGCTTCGGTGCCAGTGGCTTCAGCACGCGGGGCTGCACAGCAGACTGTTGGCCGAACAGGTATTCCTCGGCAGCGTCCTTATCGGCCCGCTGCGGCTTCGCCAGGTTCGCCTCGAACTGGCGCGCGTTGAACTCGTCGCCGCGCGAGCGCGCTTCATCCAGGGCATTCTGCATCAGCCACAGGTCCACGGCCTTGATGGTGCCGGTCGCCTTGCGGTTGGTGTCCACGCTGACCTTCGGGAAAGGCGTCGTCTGCCGCCCGCTGCTGGTGGTCACTACTTCGCCACTGCCCAGCTTTCCGCCCACCTCTCCGCGACGCACGGCCTGCAGCGCCGCAGGCTGCTCGGGCTTCTGTTTGGCCTGGCGTACCTTCGAAATGGCGTCCTTCAGGTTGTTCGCTTTCGCCTCGGTCGCAGGTGCTGCCGGTACGGATTCCGCTGCCGGCGCCAGCGATACAGCCGGTTGTGCGGCTTGCTCCTGCTGCGCGTCAGCCTTGCTTTGGGCCTGCTGGATGTCGTCCTGCACGCCGATTGGCGTCGGGGCTTGCTGCTGAACCGCCTGGTCCAGGGCGAAGCCGCGAGCACGGGCGGCTAGCTCCACCCGGCCAGCGGCGTTCTGGTGGCGCTGCTCATCCTGCTGATCCTCGGCGAGGATCGCGGCAATTTCATCGGGGCTCTGCGCGGCCTCGATACGCTTCACGCGCTCACCGACGCGCTGCATGTAGCCGGCATCCGGCGCTGGTGAGAGCTTGTCCAGTTCCTCCTGCAAGCGATCGCGCTCGGCGATTTTCTTCGCGTCCCATCCGGTGGCACGGGCTTGCCGGCGAACAAATTCCAGGCGGCCCTGCAGATCGGTGACAGGATCGGATGCCAGCAGATCACCCTGCTCCGCTGTAATCTCACCGGTTTCCGGGTTGACCTGTTCACCTTTCCTGCCGCTCTTCTGCGCCTCCTCGGCTGCCTGCTGGAGCGCGGCTTGTTGCACCATCTGGTCAGTTGCGCCACTGTCCACGGCCTGCGCAGCAGCACCAGAAAGTGGCCCAGTAGCCGGGTCCAGGCCCATCTGCTCGGAGCGCTTTGGGGCCGCCGGGACCGGAGTCACATCGGTGACTTCACCTCGACGGATTCGGTCCAGACGTTCAGCCTCTTGCTGACGCTGTACCTGGGTAGCGGAGTTCTGGTCGACCGTGGTCCGGACCTGGCCGTCAGAACCAGCCTCATACACTGGAGATGGGAGTGCCAGTGGCGCAGTCGTCTCGGTCTGCCCCTCAAGGTCTGGAGTACTCTCGAAGGTAGCGTCCGCATCCGCCAGGCCACGGGACGCTGCCGGCTGACCGCCATGCAGAACCGCCGCCGGCCCACCCATGGCCATCCCGGCCAGCGTTCCCATTACCATCACTTCATCCAGGCCGCTGGCCCAGTCCCGTCCCAGCGCCAGGTTTTGCAGAACCTGCTCAGATGCGGACTGTGGCAGTTCCTCAAGGAAGCCCTCGGAGATCGCGCCCTCTATCACCTTCCGCGGAATGCTCTTCGCCGGCATGGACGCCAGTTCGCTGACCAGTTGTCCTGGGTTGGCACCACCAGCGAGGAGGGTATCCGCATCACCGATACCCAGTTTCTTGGCCAAGCTACCGCCGGCAAGGGAAAACAGGCTTCCCAACACACCAGTGGCCACCGCGGCTCCCGACTGCGCCGGAGTGAGCAAGCCGTCATCAGTTTCTTGGCGGATCTGCTCTGCTTGCTGACCAGCCATCACCGCCCCTTCGCCAGCCGCGCCGGCTGCCACAGGTGCCAACGCTGGAGCCAGCGCCCGAACGCCACGACCGACCGCGCCCCCGCCAACATGGAAGGCAAAGACTCCGCTACGGTGTTCACGACCATCGACGGGTTCTGTACAGCATGCAGCGTCTTGTCTACGACGCCATCAGCATCCTGAAAGTCCTGCTGTTGCTGTTTGTACTGATCGGTGTGTAGATCACTCAGGAAATCCTTCGCCTCCCGGGGCCGGAAGCCGAGCATGCCGTCCTGATTCTCGAGGAACTTACCTACGCGGCCCTCTGTTGGGATATCAGCGAGGCCAACAGCCGCTTCCGGAACCCCAATCACCCCCTTGGCCACGGATAGGCCAAGGTCGCGCGCATGCCCGATCAGGCCTCTTCCCTCCTCCTTCGTCTCGCCACCGAACTCCTCCCACGGCTTCTCGCCACCAGTTACTGGCTGTTGAGACGCGAACTCTTCCCATGGCTTGCTGGTATCGGCCATTACACCTTCTCCCAATTATTCTGGTCGGCAGGGTTCCCTCCCTTGAACCGGTATCCACTTCGCACCTCACCAGTTCGCGGAGCGACGGGTTGCGCCGACTGCGTTTGCTGGTCGATAAATTGGCCGGTCTGGTTGTTGAGTACTCGTGCAGGGCGCGTCAGAAGTTGCATGGACTGCGGGTCGTACTCCTGGCCGCCAGGTACCACGGTGAAGCGATTCGGAGCGTCCTTACCAGCAAGCACACGAATCTGTTCGGCGATCGCGGCGCGGTCTTCGGGAGCAGCCTTGTCGTACTGCTCGTACAGCTTCTCGATGCGCTGGGCGGCGCGGGTTTGGAAACCCCTGGCCTCTTGCTCACCAGCCAGGCGCTGGCGATCGAGTTCGTTGGCGGCGAGGAAGCGCGCGCCCTGCCCCATTTCCTGTAGAGCCGCGCGCTGATTTGCGCCCTGCTGTTGCACCTGCTCCCGCACCAAGGCCGTGTCGTTATTCGCCCGAGTGCTCGCCAGGGACGTAGCATTGCGGTCATCGCTCTGCTGGAGCCCGAACAGGTTGTCGATCTGGCGGGCAGTTAACTGCCCGTTCGGCGAACCGCGATAAGGTGTTGAGGCTGCATTCAAGGCGGCCTGGCGAACGCTATCGGCCCGAGAGCTATCGGGAACCACGGTTACCCGAGGCGCGCCGGAGTTACCGGCGTTGTACTGAGCCAACGCGTCCGGGGCCATCGGCGGTACCTGGGAGACAGAACTCGGCCTGAACCCCATACCCACATCAGGCGTTCGGGCCAGCAGGTTCTCCACTGCGCGCTGGTTTTGGGCACTCCGCTGACCACCTGGGGCGAACCCCGTAGCTTGAGCTTCCCCGTTAACGGTGTAGCCCGGGCGGATTGTTGTGCCGGAGAAGCTGTTGCCCACCCGTGTCACGTTGTTGGGCAGGTCCGAGCCACCGGCGCTTGGCATAGCAGTTCCAGTATTCGCCGCCGACTCCAGCGCTCCGGTTGGCGCACCAGCAGCCGGCAACACCTGGCCTCGCCCGGGCGCAGCACTGGAACTTGGCGCCGCTGCACCCTGGGCTGCTTGCTGACCACGAAGCGCCGGCGGAGTGTCATCCCATCCGAATAGCCCTTTACCGAAGTTGATCACCGGTTCCGCCAATCGACCGACATCCTCTCCAGCATCAGCGAATGCTGCGGGAACCGCCGCAAGCGCCCCACGCACGCCGGTCCCAAAGCCACGGGCATACTCACCCGATGCCCACTGCTGCGCTACGTCGTCGCCCGTCCCGCGGAGAACCGAGTCGGTTCGCCAGCCAGGCCCTTCAGTACGGTACTGCGGAGTGAAACCAGCCGCTTTGGATCGAGCAGGGCCCGTTACCGGTTGATCAAACTGAGCCTGCATCCTTGCCGCTCTGGCTGGGTCATTACCTTGTCGCGATGGCGCGAAACCTTGTGTCGACGGTATATCGGGCAGTGGTCCGGCCTGTGCAATGGCCTGTTGCTGCCGTGCCGCGTCCGAACGTGCCTGGGCGTTGGCGGTATAGAGATTGTCGCTGTATCCCGGCGCAACACCTGGCTGGAGCTTTGCAGCATCAGCAGTGCGCTGACGGTGCACAGCGAGAGCCTGCTGCTCGGCATCGATGTTGGCCTGGGCCTTCGCCATGGTAGGGTTTGAGCTGTAGCCGCTGATGACCTGCTGCGGCCGCTTCCGTCGCTCTTCCACTACGCCACCGTCGGCAAAAAACATCTCCGGCTTGCCGGGGCGCTCTTTTCCGGTTTGAAGCCATCGGAACTCCGATCCGCTGGGGTGTGCGTGGCATCCTTCATTGCATCCAGAGCCTTCACGCCAACGGCATGAACTTGTTCCGGAGGCAGTTGAAACTCGCCGTCGCTCAAGTTAACCGCTACCGGCGCCCCGAGCCCCCAAGTGCTTCCTCGCCGATCGCTTCCGTGGAATCAGCCGGCATGATGTAGGAGCCCGCCGGAACTTCTGCTTTGATGTCGTCGGAGGTTCCGGTCCCCGGGCCAGTCACGCGCCCACCTTCAGCCAACTGCTGAACTTTGGATTTCGCGCCTTTCTTGAATCCGAACATGGGTAGCCCCTAATAGAAACGGCCTGATACCGGAGCATGATCCAGTGCCAGGCCGCATCGGGACGAACCCTACGGGGGGCGTCAGTAGTTGTAGTTGTAGCTGGTGGAAGTGCTTTCGCTCTTGCTTTCCGAACTGCTCGCGCTGCCGGAGCCACTGATACTAGCCGACACGTGCGCCGCTGACAGAGCGCCGGCCGCTAGCTGAGCGGTGTACTGCCCCAGGGCCTTCGCCGCCTCCAGAGCGATCTGCGCCTGCTGTACGGCGTTCTGCATCTTCGCGGTGTACTCGCTGATCTGCATTTCGGCGTAAGCGATGTTGGTCCGGCTGTTCATGTCGGCAAAGCGAGATTGCATTTCGGCGTCGGCCACGTTGGCGCTGGCCGCTGCGCGCCAGGCTTCTACCTGGGCCTGGAACACCGACGTGTTGTACTGCACCTCGCTCAGGTTGGCCTGCAGGGTGGCCTTGTAGGCGTCCACGTCCGCCAAGAACTTCGACACCTTGGTGCGCGCCGCCTCCATCTTGATCTGCGCGCCCTTGACCTTGACATCGGCCTTGTTCGCCAACCCCTGAATGGTCGAAGCGTAGGCGCGGGCCTGCGCATCGAGCACGTCCGCCTTGGCCGACTCGCCCTTGACGCGGGCCTCGTAGGCGTCGAACTTGACCTTCTCGGCGCCGATCTGCTCGGCATACGCCTGCACGTCTGCGCGGTAGGCGTCGAACTGGTTCTTGATCGTCTCGGCGCGCACGGATGCCCCCTGCATCAGCGCCTTGTAGACCTCGACGCTCGACTGTACGGCGTCCAGCTTGGCCTTGAACACCTCGACGCGCTGCTGGTTGATCTGCCCCAGCGCCACCTGGCCCTCCACGGCGGTCTTGTAGGCAGTCAGCTTGGAGATAGCCGCATCCAGCTTGGTGCGGTAGACCTGCGCCAGCGTCTCGAAGGCCGCGTTCTGCGCGTTGAACAGGCTGATCTGCGCGTTGAACACGTTGATCTGGCTTTCCGCGTGGAAGCGGGCGACCTCGAACAGGCGCTGCGCCATGTTCTGGTGCATGTTCTCGGTCAACTGCTCGAGGGCCAGGCCCTGCTGCACGGCGAAGCGCAGGTTCTCGATTTCCCAGGTGGCCGCTTGCACCAGGATGTCGCGGTTCAGTTCGGCCGCCTTCAGCCGGCCTTGCTCGCGCACCACATCTACCTGCCTGGCGAGCATCCCCGGCGGCATGGAGAAATTGCGGGCGGCCCAAGTATCGACCGCCTCCTGCACCGCGCGGGTGGTTTCGCCACTGTCGCGTTCGCGGGCACGGGCGAACAGCGCCTGCTCGATGGGCGCCGGCAGTCCTGTGCCGCCCGCCATCAGTTCCTTGATCTTCGCTTGCAACTCGTCCAGCACCTCGGACTGGTACTCCGGCTCCAGCCAGTTGATGAAGACGTTGGGCACCGTGATCCCGCTCGCGTCCGGCGGCGTGGCGTCGAACGTAGGCAACTCGGGGAACACGAATTCCGGCAGTCGGATCTGTTCCAGCGCTTCCATGTCCGGCATGGCGATCTGCGGCGCATCGGGAATCTCCACCGTGGTGTCGATGTCCGGGCGTTCCGGCACCGGGATGGCCGTCATGCTCGGCGCGTCCGGGATGTTGATCGGAATCATTGTCGGCGCGTCGGGTAGGTCGTCCATGTCGCCCACATCCAGGTCGGCCAGCAGGTCGTCGATATTCAGGCCCCCAGGGGCTTCCGGCTTGACCAGCGGCGACGGGTTATAGGTCGGCTGCTCGCCCAGGTTGACGGGCGGCGGCGACGCGATAGGCGCATCCGGCCGCGTCGGTGCCGGCACATCCGCTACCGTAATGTTGCCGATGGCCGCCAGAGCTTCGCTGAGTTGCGCGCTGTAGTTGCGCGCCAGCGTGTCCAGGTCGTTGATTTTGTCGGTGACGGTTTCCACCGCCACGCCAAGGATGCTGTCCGGTGCGATACCCATCACACTCTCCTGTTGGTCGGCGCCGATTCGACGCTCAGGTCATTGATATAGCCGTGCCGGCCGGTCAGGCGAAGCGTGAACGTGAAGTGCCTGCCGCGCAGGCCCCGGCCGAACTTGAAGCGCCCATTGGTCAACTCGTCTGCAGGCTCGCTCTCCAGCGGGTAGCTGTAGGTCGCTGCGCTGCCGCTTTGCGTGGTGGTCACGTCCATGGCCACCGTGCCATCAGCATCCAGTGCATACTCCAGATAGGCGCTATGCGGATGCACCAGCGCGCCCTGGCCGATGTCCAGTTTCCCGGTCGCGATTCTGCCGGCCACCGGCTGGCTGTCACCGTCCAGCGCATAAACGCCGTCTTCGGCGATGCCGTACAGCCGACCGTCGATCACAGCAAGCGACCGGAAGGTATACGGCGCGTAGCGGCTCATCGCCCAACTATCGACGTTTGCGGTCCAAGCCTGGCCGCCGTCCTGGTCGCCCCCACGGTGATGTCCTCGATCACCACGGCATCCGATACCAGGTCGCGCGCCGCCAGATGGTCCAGCACCAGCGCGGCAATGGATGCCCCGTCCACCAGCAGCGCCTGCACGGCCTGATGCGCGTCCACCACCTCGTCGGCGAGGGACGCCCCATCCACCAGCAGTACGCGACCGTGCAGCGCCCCAGTCGCCTGATCGCTGACGGTGGCGGCGTCCTCGACCAGGACACTGGCGGCCTGGCCAGTGCTGTCGCTGATGCGCGCGGCATCCAGCACCAGGGTGTACGCATGACGGGTGCCGAATGCTTCGTCGGCCACCGTGGCACCGTCCACCGTCAGGCCGCGCACGCGATCCAGCACCCCATCCGACACCAGGGCGTCATCGACGTGCAGGACACGAAGGGTGCCGGTGACGCGATCCGCCGCCGTGGCCGTATCGACCACCAGCACCCTGGCGCGGAGCCGGTCGCTCGCCGCATCGCTGATGGTTGCCTGATCCACCAGCAGGTGCGCCGGTCGGTCGATAGCCTCATCCGACACCGCCGCCGTATCGGTGTGCAGCACCAGCAGCCCGTACAGCACCGTCTCGCTGATGCGCGCGGTGCCTTCGCTGACGGCCGACAACCCCAGCCAGGTCGTGTCGCTGATTACCGCCGTGTCGTTGGAGTCGTCGCGGTAGTCACTCATTGATAACCCCTATGAAGTGGTGGGCCGCCTTGTGATCGGCGAGCGCGGTATGCCCCAGCGGCGGCGCAGTCCATCCTGGCCCGTCTCGTAGATGCTGGCGTACCGGGCGTCGCCGATGGCGACATGCACGGCGTCGCGGTAGAAGTAAAAGTCGTTCTCGGGCGAGAAGCCCCAGTACCACGAGTGCGGCATGTCCTTATTGACCTGAACAGCGCCGGCCACGGACAGGCACACACTCAGGCGCCCGCTACTCTCGTTGGGGTACTGGGTGTCCTTCCGGTACGGATCGAAGCCTGGCGCCTCGCCGCCGATAATGACGCCGTTGGCGTTGTGGACGGAATTGCGGTAGGTGTACGGCCCACAGATGCCCGTGACATCCAAAAAACCGCCAGGTGGCAGGTTCAGCCAGTTGCCGCTTTCGGCGAAGTCGCTGATTTCGGTTGGGCTGTAGACCAGCGTGTCGACATAGACCGGCACCCCATCCTTGGATGGCGGGTCGCCCCGGTTCCCGTTCCGCGTCTGCCCCATCCAGTGCCAGATGTCGTCGTAGCACCAGAGTTCGTAGGACGTGGGATCAGGCACAGAGCCCTGCGTCGTTTCCTCGTGGGAACTGCGTCCCCCGGTATGGTCCTGGTAGGCGTAGAGCATGCAATCGCGCTCGAACACCGGCACCAGCGCCGCCACGTCCAGGGTAAACGTCTCGGTAGTGTCTACCGTGGTGCGGTGCATGTAATACCTGGACCGGCTCACGCCGCCGACGCACCAAAGTGTCGGCGGAGTGGAGTAAGCCGGGTTGCCGTAGCCCATGTCGGTGCCAACGATGTTGGTATGGACCGTTATCGCCGGCTGCTCCTGCCGGTCGTCGAAGTCGGTTGTGTAGAAGAAGCCCATCAGCCCGCTAAGACCGAAAGTCTCAATTTGCTCCCACTGACCAACGATCATGATGTCTTCGAATGAACTCGTAGCTTCCTTCTTGAACTTCCGCTCGTCGTAGAAGTACTTGATAACCCGAAGCTGGTCCTGGACGTAGCAGCCGAATATAACCGTGTCGCACTGGACCGGAGCCCCGAAGTAGTCTGGCGACACGTGCACGAACGACTCACAGCCCTGAGCGGTCAGCTCGGGAAACTTCAGCCGCGTGCACGATTTTTCGACCTTGGACGGCCAGTAGAACGGTCCACTGGCCACGCGGCTAATGTGCCCCTGATGCTGCGCGATCGGGGGAAGTTCTAGATTCTCCCAATATTCGAGGTCATTGCCAGCTTCAATCGCGGCCCGCGCCAATATCTGCGCAACCGGAACGCGCCTGACTTTGTACATGATGGCCAACTCACGCGCGCCGCCGGCGGACAACGCGCTGTAAACCTTCGAAAGGTAGGCATTGAGCTTGGCGCGCTGCTCCTCGTCATCGAACTGCCATTCGTTCTCGATGCGCCCCTGATTCTTTGCTGGCGCCAGCGACAAGCGCATTTTGTACGCATGGACCCGCATCAGGCCGGTGTCGTCATAACCCCAACAGGTATTGAAACCTTCAGTACCTCGACTGTTCATCGCCCAGCCGCAGGCCGTATACATCGGGTTAGCGCTGTAGAAGTCAGCGGGATCGCAGACTTTGATGATGACGCCCGCGCGACGCCATGCCTCGAACTCGCTGCCAGTGGGTGGGAAACCTTCCCCCGACGGCATCCCGCCGAAGCGATCCAACAGTCGCAGGATTTCATCGTCGCCGACCTCCTCCATATATCGGCGGAACGCATCGGTTGTGGTCGCCGGCACTACCGGCAGCGGCATAGCGTAGACGCCCCGGCCATCGATCTGTAGCAGCCATGGGCTGTTACTTGAGTCGAAGGCCACACCATGGCAACGAAAGGCCGCATACTCGCATTTGAATTGACCCGCTTCGTCCGGGAAGCCGCTGTAGCCGGGCAGACGCACGTTTCCAAGCTGCTCGCGCACCAGCGCCATGTAGCGCTCTGGTACCAGCATGCGGGCACGCTCCAGATCGTTCTCCGGAAGATCCTCCAGGCGCTGACGCCCATAGCCGCCGACCACCTGCATGACTTCAGCCATGGCACCGCTGTACCAAGTCGGGCGTTGCTTGACGTACTGAGTGAAGGTGTAGATGCCCTGCTCGCGCGGCTCGAAGTATTGGAAACGCGGTTCGTACTTGATGACAAAGCGTTGCAACGCCACGTCCTTCGGCGGAAGCGCCGCTTTCGGGTCGTAGGCCACCAGCCGGCGCCGGGCCTGCTCGGTCAACCTTATGCCAACGCCCTGCCCATCGGTCAGCACCTGGGCGCGGGTGATGACGCCGGAGAACAGCATGGGGATGTTGGTCTGTGCCACACCGTCGAAACGGAATTGCGGAAGCTCATGCTGCTCGAGCACCAGGATGCGAAACACCCCGCCCATGTCGATGGCCACCGCCTGCCGACCGCTGGGCAGATCCGCAACGCGCTTCAGGCTGGCCAGCTCAGACGCCTGCTTGAAGTTCGTCAGGCTCCTGGCCAGCCGCTCGACAGCGGCGGCATCGTCGGCGGAGAGTTCCGCGTCTTCCGCGAAACGTCCGTAGGGGCGCGGCGAATACATCGGCTTAGACGGTAAGGTTCAGCCGGTAGCCGATATCGTAGGTATCGCCGTTCTGGAACACACGAGTCGCCGCGTACTTCGACGCCGATACCAGCGCACCCGTGGTGCCACCCTTGGTGCTGTTGGTCAGCAGCGCGGCGCCGTTGACGTTGAGCTGCGACGCTGTGGCGATGGTTACGGTCGCCACGGTGTTCATGTTGTCGATGGACCCGGTAGCGGTGTCGGTCGGCGTCCAAGCTGGGCGGGTAGCGCTGGTGTAACCCTCGGTCATGCTGGTGATCTCCGAGGCCACCGCGGCGAAGTTAGCAGCGGTCCAGTTAGCAGCAGGTGCTGCCGTCCCAGCGAACAGGGCCAGGAAATACGACACCTTGGGCTTACTGCCCAGCGCGATGTTGAGGATGTGCGCCAGGCCCTCGGTGGGGATCAGGTTGTCGCCCTCCTTCTCCCACTCGCCGCTGTTGATGCGGCCGAAGTACTCGCCACCGGCCAGTACGCTGAGCCGCGGGAAGGCAATGCCGTTTTCGGTGATGTCGAAGCTACCAGTGGCCAGGTCGGCGGCCATTTCTTTGCGCAGAGCGCTGCTAATGCGTTGCATAGGGTTCTCTCCGAAGTCCCATGCCGCACTCCTGCGCAGCGATTGAAGGCCCGATATTCGGGGTGATTCAGCTTACTGCCGTCAGTAGACGGCGGTCGAACACTACAGAGGTACCGGCACGGCCGGTGATGCCGGCGAGCACGCCTGCATGAACCTCGGCGATGGCGCCACTGCTGGTGCCCATGACGTAGCCGTTCTCCGCTAGCCACACGGCGACCGGCGAGCCATCCGGTGATGCGTTGGTGCCTACCACCTCGGCAGGGACCAGGACTGCACTACCAGGCACCGGAGCCCGCGATGCACGACGCGACACGCTCAGGCTTGCCGGATCAGCGCCATCCAGAAAGGCGACATGATCGACCTGGCCCACCCAAATGCCGCCATCCACCGGCTGCACGAAGGTTATGCGCTGGGGCATCTGCACGAAGCCGTAGCGCTCATCGTGCAGGTGGTAGGCCAGGGCCTCGGAGAAGCGCAGCACGTTGGCGCGCGCGATCAGCAGACGCCCGCGCCAGTAGGCCAGGTGCTTGCCGGTCGGCATGGGCGACAGGTGGCGAAACTGCGCCGGTCGGCCCAGCTCCGGTAGCGTCGGCAGGATGACCGTGGCCGCGCCCAGCGGGTAGTCGCCGGCCAACAGCAGCTCGCCACCATTCGCTCGCGTCAGGTAGAGGCGCGCGCCGGTCACACTGGCATCCAAGCACAGCGGAAAGGTGACTTCCAGCGCGCCGGCATCGGTCACGTCCGCGAAGGCGATCAGCGACGGCGCCGACTCCTGGGGGCCGCGCAGCCACGCCACAGCCGCGCCGTAGGTGCCTTGACTCAACGATCCGGCGCCTGCCACCAGCAGCGGCGGCGCCGGGGTGTCCAGCGTCAGGCGCTCGGCCTGCGCGCCATCGTAGGTGAAGATGCCCGCCGTTCCGGCGACGCACACCCGATTGTTCAGCACCTCGTGGGACAGGTCCCCTTCGCCGATCTGTGCGAGCGGCTCGAACGTCCATGAATGCGGATCGACCTTTCCCCACTGGTCGCCCAGGGCGCCGAAGGCGTCGCCGTGCAGTGGGCTTTGCCAGAGTTGGCGGAACGGCTGGTCCGTGACCTGGCGCACAGAGGCCCGCAGTTGCGCCTTGCCGGCCGGCGACAGGTCTATGTTCACCGCATCACGCACATAGAGCCTCGGGCTCTCGCCGCCGCGTTGCAGCGCGGCATCTTCGGCGACGTTGTTGATGCCGGCCAGCGGCACCAGGGAAGTCGTGGCCATCAGAAAGCTCCTTTGCGGTACTGATCGGCGTTGCCGTCAGGGCGGATGTAGTGGACACCTGGCCGCACATTGGGCACGCCCACATCCACTGAATCCAACCCTACAGGTGCCACGGACTGGGCATTTGGATCCGGTGGGGTGAAGACGTTGCGGACTCGCATGCGATCCGCGAAATGCGACGGGTCGTATTCGCAGATGAACGACTCCCAACCGTCCGGCTCAACCCCTCGCACCCGCAGCGAAACCCAGACTGTACCGAATGCTGATGTGTCGGTACCGCTTGGAATGGTCGGCATCGGCGGTCCAACATGCAGCGACTGCCACTGGTACGGACCTTCTCCACGCGAATATCCCATAGCCTGCGACGGGAATCCGGTCATCTGGAGTCGACGATCCAGCAGCGATACCCATGTAGCCCCACCCGGGCCAGGAGCCGGCAGACCAGCAGGCCGAACTGTTTGCGGGCCGTAATAGGGGCCACGGTCTACGGCAGGCACCCCGAGTAACATCGAATCAGCACCGGCGAACTGCGTCACGAACTGGGTGCCATCACCCACGATCGCCCACCCCATGCGATACGCCTGCAGACCCCGCGGCTCTAGGTAGCGACGTTTCAGGTAGATCGCGTGCTCACCCACCTTCGACACGTCGCCCAGCGGGAATGGCTTGAGGATGCCCAAGTAGGTGCTGATGCGCGCCGAGCCGAACCGCTCGCCCGGAGGATAAACCAGCGTTTCCCCTACATAGTGCAGGTTACCGGCTGGATGGTTCTGCTTAGCCTGCTCGGGTGCCTCCTTCACCGCCCAGATGGTGTGCGGCGTGAGACGCGGCTTGGATGGCTGGAACACTTCAGCGTCGGGCCATTCGTCCACCGTAAGCTTGCGCAGCTTCAAGCTCACGGCTGGCAGGCCGTAGCCGTCCACCTTGATGCCGGCGTCGATGTTCACTCCCATGATGCGCACCGTCGGCTCCTCGATGTCCGGCGCCCGGATGCCTGTCGCGTACAGGACGTACTGATTCAGACCGGGCTTTCCGAGCACGGCTCCGGTGTTAACCGCCTGATCAACCATGATGTTCTGCGGCGAGTACGGCGGCGCGCCGGTCTTGGTCACCACCAGCTTGTCGCCCATCCTGAGCAGGTTGGTGCCTGGAACCGTGATGGTCTGCTTGCGGTCGGCGATCTTTGCCTGGCCGAACAACTGCATGTTGCTGCCGTCCGGCGCCACCGGACGCCATTGCAGGCGCACGAAGGCCGAACCGAATTCCTCGGCGTTCGCCCCGAAGGTCGCGACCTCCGGCGTCACGTTGTGGATGCGCGGATCGCCGAACAGGTCTTTGTGCGCCCACCTCGGCCCGATCGCGTTGAAGTGGATCGACAGAGCCGCCAGGCCCATGTTCAGCATGTCGTTGCTTGCCGGATCGACATAGCGCGTGTACAGCTTGACCTCGGGCAACTTGATATCCGGCGGCTCGATGCTGTAGCGCGGCTCGATGCTGATACCGCGAATGGCGAAATCGATGAACACGATGCCGATATCCGCCGAGTCGAAGCCGCCGATGCGGTCGAAGTAACGCCGCGTGTTCTCCAGTCTCGCAACACCGAACGCGCTTTGCGCATTCCCGGTCGGCACCAACACCCTCGCGCCGTTGTAGACGGCATGCCAATTCAGGATCGGCGGCGGTTCGATGCCTTCCAGCGGCAGGTAACGGCGGCCGTAGGCAATCATGGCTGCGGTGGTGATCTGCGGCGGCGCCACGCCGCCTGGCAGGATCGGCCTGGCATTGTTGTCGATCTGCGGGAAGCCGGCTGGCGGCGAAGGCATGCCGATGGTGCCCACTTGACGGTTTCGGTTCTCCACCAGCGTCCACTGCGACCAGGGTGGCGGGTTCAACTCGCTGTCCGGGTCGTACTCCTGGACCACGTACTGGCGCAGGTTCCACACGTCTGCGCGGCCCCAGCGGTATTCTTCCTGGACGGTGCTCTGGAATCCGGCCGGCTCGGCAAAGGTGAGCCAGTTGTTGATCGCCTGCTGCCCCCACAACTCGGCGAAGCCTTGAGGCGCGACCGTCTGCGACTCGGGAATGATCCGCGTGCCGAATGCCGAGGAATCCCAGCCTGGCGGCTCCAAGAAGCGCGTGCCGCCGACCATAGGTCTGGCCACGGCATCCAGAAACGTGCCAATGGGCTCCAGAACGCGCGTTCCCTGACTGACCCATGCCGTCCCCATGCCTGGCGCTGGAACACCAGCATTGAGCTGCACGAACTGGCGTTCGTGGCTGATGCGGTGGACATCCGGGATCGCGGTCGCCAGTAGGCCGCCAGGCTTCAGGTAGCGGGTGTACAGCCAAACCGTGGGATTCGCGCCCCACGGCGGCGGCGCAATGTTGCCGGCCGCGACATAGCGGTTTCGGTTGATGATGTTCGCCTGCCCGCTTTGGTAGGCGACAAATCCGGTCGGCTGAACCGTTCGGTGCTTGTTCTGTGCGTTGTGGGATCCGATGACGTTCGAATTGAAGCCGTAGGCCGAAACGAACGTGCTGTACTTCCAAGCCTTGGCGGCGCCGAACACTTGGTGCGACGATCCTACAGGCAACACAAAGCGATACTGAGTACGGATCGCCGGTGGCGGTACCATGGAATCGCTGAATCCGCCCGGGAAAACCGTTTGGCCCTCTACCGGCGGCAACTCACCCCACTGAAGCAGCACAGCATTGGACGCTGGCGGCACGTAGCCGGGGTCAACGGTAGAGAAGTCGAGATCCGCCGATGCGTGCGGGTCCGGAAGGATTGTCCGCACTACCCGGGCATCGCGCGAGAGCAGCGGTGGCTGAATGCCCCAAGCTCCGATGGTTCCTTCGGGAAGGTTCGCCGGCGGGCCGCCACCCAGCGTGACGTTGCGACTGCTGGAGGGGACGTAGCCGCTGGGTACTGCGTCAAAACGCAGCTCTACGCCCGTGGTCATAGCTACTCCAGCACGATGCGATCGGCGATCACAGCGTTGATCAGCGGCGAGTTCTCATCGTCCAGGCCGACTACGTACATGGTGGTACCCACCTTCGCGATGACCGGAATTTCGAACAGACCTGATGAGTCGCTGCGTCCTCTACCGATCACCGACCCTGTTTCGCGCTCGTGAACATGGACGATGCGGGTAGCAGGCTGGCCAGCCTGGTCCACGACGGTGCCCGAGACGGTTCCACCGTAGATGGAGCATGTCACCAGTGTGACACCACCCTGAACGATCGTAGTCAGGTCGGTGGAAGACACCACAGTGGTGCCGTTGAGGACCACCAGCTTGATGGGGAGTCCAGCAGTTTGGGCGGTGTTCTTGATGGCCACATCGATTTGCCTGCCCGGAACGACACGCGCCACGAATTGGACGTTTTCACTGGATCGGTTATGCGTGCCGCGAAATAGCGCCAGGTCGGCGTTGTAGTTGCCCGAAAAGCTGGTAATACCTGAGTCGACACCAGTCGGGTGGAAGATAATCGCCAGGCGCAGCCCGCAGTTGATCGAGTAGTACCGGCTAACTCCTGCGATCGCCTGTGAGTAGTGCGTACTGGCCGAGGTGAACTGGTAGGGGACAATCTCCACACCGCACTCGGTTGAAACAACCAACCTATCGGCCCCGCCGGTCCACAACGGCGGGATTGGTAGCAGCGTCGCACTATCATCGGTGCTCGGCCAGCTAGGGTTATAGGCAGTCGTTGAGCCTTGGAAGTCGGCCACCCAGGCGGTATAGATGTCGTCGAGCGATGTCGCACTGGTGACGAATGATGGAGAGACGAATTTTTCGCCGTCCAGGTCGATGGTGTCGGCCATTAATTCGCTCCTTCAACCGGTTGACCGAGGATCGTTTCGTCTGGCCAGTAGCCTTTCGCCTGGTGCCACTGGGCATAGCGCTCCAGCAGCACCCTGTCTCCGACCTGGGCGCCGTAGCGCACACCGTAGTCGATAGCCCACTGCTGCTGGCAGCGGTCGGGCGGACATGGAGCCTGCTCGTGAACGAACATCTGGAACGGAGGCAAGGCGCCTACAGCCTTCCAGTTGACGTACATTTCCTGGCTCGGCGTCAGTTCAATGGGCCTGGGCTCGATACCCTTGACACCGATACCCTGCGCTGGCGGCTTGCCCGAGCCACTCATCAGCCTCATGCAGCCCTCACAATCACAGGGGCGTTCAAGCGGCCGGCATGCCACGCAGTGACAGTCGGCATTCTTCTCGTGCGGGTGTTGATGCCCTTGCATTTCGCACTCCTGCGCGCAGGCGCTCAGACCTTGAAGATTTTGTTGGTGCCGTTATCCCAGGTGACAATGATGTCGCCGCCGTTGGGGGTGATCGGCAGGCCGGTAGCCGTGTCGATGAATGCAATCAGCGGGCTGGTGGACTCGGTACCGGTGTCCTTGTAGATGATGATTGCCTCGATGCTCGCGCCGGACACACTGGTGAACGTCACATCCGCACCGTCGGCGGCGCCGCCAGTGGTGGTCTTCGCGGTAAGAGTGACCGGGCCAGCGATCCGGGACGACGACGGGATATCCGACAGGTACTGGTGGATCGCAGTCTGCGGCGTGTAGGCGCCGGTATCGACCAGGATCACCTTGATCGTGTCGGTCATCCAGTTGAACTGGCCCTCCAGGAAGCGCTGGCGGGCATAGTCATAGAGGGTATTTGCCATCAGGGGTGTGCTCCAGGTCTTGGAGCGCACTCCTGCGCGCTGCTGCGGGGTTTTGAATAACGGTGCCTTCGTCGGCCGAAATCTGCAGGCGCGCCACCTGCCCGGACTTCTTTTCCAGGCGGATGGCAGTACCATCGATCAGCAGTACCTCTCCGACCTTCAGGTCCACGCTCATCTTCTTGCTCATGGCCAGAATGCCTCTACATGGTGAGGAACATCCTCACGGGTGATGCGCCGCAGGTCGGAGTCGGGGCGCTCGCCGAAGTAGGCCGTGAAAGCGGCTTCGGCCAGCGCGGCGCGGTTCGGATCGAACGACTCCATGTCGGGGATGCTGAAGCCGCGATGCAGCGCCCACTGGACCAGATGCCGGTGGTGCTCGGCGTGAATCTCCGGCTGCGCGGTGTCCTTGTCGGCCAGCGCCATGTCAGCCAGGGGCGTGCGGTAGCCCTCCACGCGCAGAATGCCAGCCCGGTCGGGGGTTGGCACCAGGCGCAGCGAAGTGTCGCCCTGGATGGCGTACAGCGGCTTGCCGGTGCATGCGCGCCATTCCGGCAGCTCCACGTCCAGCACCTCGGCCGACTTCAGCACCGGCATGGTCGGGCGCGACATATCGGCCGGGTAGAAGCCCAGGTGCGACAGTTCGTATAGCGACGCATGCAACTGGTAGACGGCAGTTCCGGCGACCACCTCGGTGCGGCACACGGCGTCGGCCTGGCTCTCGTGGATCAGCCTGCCGCGCACGGCGGCTTCGCGCACTGCGTCGTTGAGCCAGTCGGCCACGTCCTGGTCCGACCAGAAATACGGCTCCACCATGTCGTTCGCGTCCGTGCGAACTCGGCGGATCAGGTCGGCCAGCGTCATACCGCGCCACCGAACTGGTCGATGCGCGCGTGGACGGCATCACGGGAACGCGCCAAGCCGTGCTGCTTGACCAGGTTCAGGCCGTAGCGGTCCTTGGCGAATGCCGCCAGGCTGGTGAAGTCGGCGAAGTTGTCCACCTCCCGGTGCAGGGCCGATAGGTCTTCCTCCTTGCGAGCGCGCTCCTGCTGGGCCTGCTGAGCCTGCGCGATCACCTGCTTGGTGTCGTCGCCGGCCGGCGCGGGGCCGGTGGAGCGCTCGAACAGGTCGCGATGGTTGAGGAATCGACGCGCCAGATCGCCGGGCACGCTACGCACCTGCCCTTGGGTGAACATCAGCCCGGAGCCATACAGGCGGTCGGTGAAGCTTTCCCGCGGTCCGATGTACTTGATGGGCACGCCGTTATCCAGCATGGGCACGCCGTCGCTCGCCATCTGCGCCACCAGGGCCGCATTCTTGCCCAGCACCTCGTTGAGTTGGTCTTGCAACTCAGCCACGCGCGCGTCGGCGTCCTGGCTCCCGGCGTCCGGGATGTCCTTGAGTGCATGAACCACGGCGCGGAACAGATAGTCCTTGACCTTCTGCGACTCGGGCAACTCGGCGTAGGGAACGCAGCACGGGTGCGTCTTCGCCTCGAAGTCCTTGACCTCGCCATGGACCCAGCCGTTGGCCAGCTTGTCCGCCAGCCAGGACTCATGGGACTGCTCGGGGGTGGTGTCTGGGTTGTCCAGGTGGAGTTGCACGCCGGCCAGGATGCCGCGCTGCATGTCTTCCGGGCACTCGGCGAACGGTGGTGCCACCTTGTCGCCGATGGCGAGGCAGTAGGCGGAATTGATCGCGTGGGCGATGGTGGCGATGAGGATGGGTTTCATGAATGTCCTACTCCTGCGTGACAGAAGGGCCAGCACGGGCCGGCCCTTCGTGGGGCGGCGGCGCTTAGACTGCGCCGAGGCGCTCGCCGAGGACGATCACCTGGAGCTTGCCCGCCTCCGCGACGGCAGCGCCTTTGATGGTGATAACCAGATTGGCGTCCTTGGGCAGCGCGAACAGCGCCTTGCTGGAACTGGTGCGCAGGCGCGCAGCGGCCGACAGCAGCAGGCCAGCGCCGAAATATGCGGCGTCCTGCGGATAGGTCGCGTCGTCCACGCCGTCGGCGTAGGCAAAGCCCACGTCAGCGGTCACGCCGGCACCGAAGTGGTCGGAAATCACCAGTTGCAGGTCTTCGGCGACGAAGCCGGCGGGCAACGGGAACTCGAACGCCACGACATCGCCAACCGCCAGCGCGGCGGCGGCATTGCTGTTGAGCAGAACGCCGGCCGCGTTGGTCGCGAGCTGGTAACGCAGGGTGGTCAGGTTGCCATACGGCGTGAAACCGCCGAACTGGCCGCCGAGCGGGATGGTCTTGTACTGGGCCATAACGGGCCTCCTTTCAATCTGGACGAAGGAAAGGGCCGGGATCACCGACCCTTGTCGCTTACTTGCGGGGGCCGATGATCTTGACGGCGGTGTCGATCGCCATCACGCCGTGGTCGGTGTACTCCAAGCCGTTGGTCGCCTCGACGGCGAAACGAATCTTGGAGCAGCCGAGGATCGCGCCGATCAGCAGTTCCAGCTTGTCGCCGTGGTCCATGTCCTTCTCGGACCAGAAGAACGGCATGCCGGAGTGCTCGGAAGCCGCCCAGGCTTGCGCCAGAGCCTGGCCGCCCAGCAGCAGGGCGCGGTCCACCGCGTACTGATTGCCGAAGCTATCCGGCACCACGGCGCTCGACTCGGCTTCCGAGTTGTATGCGGCGCAATACTTGATGGTGTCGCCCGCGTAGAAGCGGATCGGCTTCGGCATCTTGATGATGAGGGTGTTGGACCACAGGCCCGCATCGACGCGGAAGATCGGGTGCTGCTTGGCATTCGACGCGCGTGCCAGTGCGGCAGCCTGCCAACTACGGAACTTCTCCTGCTTGGCGAAGCTGTTGTACTGGGCCGGCGAGCACAGCAGGACGCGGATCGGCGAATCCTCAGCAGCCTCATCGCCCTCGAACTTCACGGGCGGCGGCGGCAGCTCGATCTGGTCCATGTAGGTGGCGATGGAGTCGACCACATCCACGTCCAGCACGTCGGCGGTGGTGATGTTGTACTCCCCGCATTCGGCGCAACGCCAGTGATGGCATCGGCGCTGGCCACGAAGTGACGGTTCTTGGTCGGCGCCTTGACGCGGTTGACCAGCATGTCAGCCAGCTTCGGATGCGTCTCCAGCGGGAGGCACCACTCCTTGTTGTAGTGGTTACCACGGGCGCCGGCCAGGTGAACCAGCATGGACTGGTCCAGGTAGGCGTCCATGAACCACTTCGCCTTCGGACGGCCGAGGCGGCGCAGGTCGTAGGGGTTGCGAATCTGCGACATCACATCGCCCAGGTCCACCGGGAAGCGGGCTTGGTTGACGCGCAGTTGGTCGCTGCCGATCTTCAGGCCAGTGCCCTTGCCCTCGGCGTACTCGCTACCCATGATCGGGAAGGCGTTCGCCGGCTGCACGAAGTGGAAACGCACCTCGTCGCCCTTGTTGCGGCCCAGGTCCTGGGCCTGGACGATGGGAAGCTCCAGGCTCGACTGGCCCTTGGTCTTCTTCTCGGCGTCGTTGGTGCCGCTCGGCATCTTGCCGGTCAGGCGGTTCAGGGTCGAGTTGCGGCCCTGGCAGAGCGCGAACAAGCCGGCGGCCTGTTGGATCATCGCGTTCGGATCACCGTAACGCATGGTGGTTTTGCTTGCGGTCATGGGGTAGCTCCCTTACATGTTCCGGTTCAGGAATGCCTCGACCTGATCGGGGCTCATGCCGCGCAGGGCGTCCGACATGGATGCCGGATCCATTGCGGCGATGGCCTCGAATCGGTTGCCAGCCGGTGGCTTGCCGCCCGGGATATCCGAGAGACTGGCCGGCGGTTCGGTCTTGGCTTTGTTGATGGCAGCCTGGGCCGCAGCCTTCGCGTCTTGCGCGTTCGGCTGCTGCTGCGACTGCTGAGCGTTTCCGGTGGCGGACTTGAACGAACCGAACAGTTCGATGACATCGGCCGCGGTGCCGTCTTCCAGCACCTTGGCGATGCTCGCGCGCTCATAGGACGGACGGGACGCCACCCAGTCCCCGAACTCCTTGCTCTCCGCAATGGAGTCGGCGTCCGGGTGGGCCTCGTAGATCGCATTCAGGTGGGCGCTCGCGGCGCTCTCGGCTTCCTTCTTCTGGATCGGTGCCAGCTTCTGGTCCACGAGTGCGCTCACGCGCGCTTCCACTTTCGCGTCGATCAGCTTCTGGATGCCTGCGGCCAGCGCTTCCTCGCTGAAGTCTCCGAAGATCGCCGGGTCAACCCCCTGATCCATGGCAGCCTGAGCCGCCGCCAGTTGGTTGTCCTGCGACGTCGGGGCCTCGCCTGCCGTGGCGCGCGCTGCTGCCTCATCCCGCAGGCGTTGTAGCTCTGCCTGCGCGGCCTGGGCTTGGGCCTTCCAGTGCTGTTCTCCCTGTCTCGCTTCCACCAGCTTCTCGTAGCCGATGGTGTGCTTGCCGTCCTTGGCCAGGATCACGGCGTTCTCGGCGTTTAGCTCTTTGGCCTCGGGCGTCTTGCCCTGTTGGTCGCCACCAGCCGAAGCGCCGGCGTCACCCGCGCCCTGCTGCGCGTCGGTGTTCTGTTCGGTGTTGTCTACCTGATCGGCGGCATCGGCGCTGGCCTCGCCAGCATCGCCGGCACCCTCGTCGGCTGCGACGTTGGGCTCGTCGCTGTCCAGCATGAAATTGCTGGTATCGCCCATTGCCAGTTCAATCATCCTGGCAGCCTGTTCAGGTGTCGGCCGTCCACCGTCTATCTCTTGGAAAAGCTCGTCTTTTTTCATGCCTATCCCGCCACATATCGCCGTGGCCGCAAGGGTCATCAGCAATGCGGATTACTCCGCGTCTCGCCGGCGTTCGGAGACGCCTTGGCTTGGGCGGCAGTGTCGGAGACAGATGCAGGAAGAACGAAACCCTACAGGGGGTGGCCCGGTAGGGTTTCAGGTTGGCGAGTTGTAGCGGAGGTGTGTCAGGGCTGCGGCAGGTTGTCAGCCGTACTCGGCGTCTCTATTCCGCGCTGGCCGGTCGGAGCTTCGGCCGGCACCGGCGGATATGTCGGGCTGGTGTTCCTGCGTACTGGAGCCTCCTCGGCCTCAGCTTCTGCCGCTGCCGGCCCCTGCCCTTGGATGTAGGGCGACTTGATGTTCATTGCCGCCGTCTGGTCGGCTACGGGGTAATTCGGGTCGTCACCAGCAGGGTTCGGGCGCTGGTATCCGGCGCTCTGCATCACGGCGTCGGCGATCGCGCGATCATCGGCATCTGCGCGATCTGGGCGCCGGCCTGCATGGCACTGAATGCGGCCTGCACCCCGATCTGCACTGCCTTGGCGTTCAGCCCACTGATTTCGCTATCCGCCTTGCGCTCCTTGATCTCCAGTTCGCGCAGCTTGATGTCGTTTCCGGCCTTGGCCAGGGCGTCCTGCACGGCCTGGTCGATCTGCTGCTGGATCTGCTCCGGGGTCTGCTGTTGATCAACGGCTCGGATGGCCTCCACCACGTCGCGCTTGAACGGCACGTCCATGAGGCTGACCAGGAACGGCAGGACAGCGGCCTGGTACTGCGGCGGCATGCTCTTGACGGCCTCGGACATCGCGTTGAGCTGCTGGCCGCGGTAGCTGTTGGTGCTGGGAACGTCCTCGAGGGCGACCTTGATCCGAGTGCGCAGCAGATCATTGGACAGGTAGGCGGCGCCGGTCTGCGGATCGCGCTGCGGCTCGTTGAGCACCACGACACGATCGGCGGTCACGGCATCGCCTTCGATAACAACCTCAGTGCGCTCCTGGCCGATGTCCTCGACGATCATTGCCAACAGCAACTCGCCCACCAGGGTCCGGCCGGCGCGGAAGTTGTCCATGATCCGGCCAATTGACTGGTTGCTCTGCTCGATCTGCTGCTGTTCCTGGATGCCGCTAGTGGCCGTGCCTTTGCGCCCTTGGAAACCGGCCGTGATGTTGCTTACGCGCTCGATGGTGGCGCGGTTGTCCTGGAGCATCTGGAAATGCTGGTCGGTCAGGGTGTAGTCACGCTTCACATCGAAGCGCGCACCAGGCTTTGCCATGTGGTTTTCGTCCAGCACGATGTCCGCATCAGGACGTGCGATCTGCCTCCGGAACTGGGCGTCAGTCATGGCTACCGCGCCCTTGGTACGCTCGACGCGAGCGACGCTCATGCCCCAGCGCAATTTGCTGACACCACTGTTCAGGCTGTCCTGCGCGTACTTCATGCCGCGCACGTAGCCGTATGGAATGCCAGTGGCATCCTCACGGAAGCCGAAGAACGGCACGTAGGGGAAGTGCCGGTGCGTGTACGGTGAGGGACCATCGTGCAGGCAGTGCGGTCCCAGCCAGTAGGAGCGGCGCACGCGGGACACCGTCACCTTCTTTGGAGAAATGCGGCCGGACGCGAGCGCGATGTTGTGCGCCAGATTGTTCGGGTCGTACTCGACAACGCGACCATCCGGCGACTTGAGGACGTGGACCTGCACCCAGCGGCGATACCACAGCTCTACCAGGCAGATTTCATTGCTGGTCGGGTTGTACCACCGGTCTTCCTGCACGGTCCATGCCCGCGCCTCGTTCCAGGCGTTGCGCAGTCCAGTGGACGTGCCGCCTTCCATCATCCCGAATTCCGGCCGTCCCCACCAGGTGCTGCCGTATTTGCCCACCATACCTATCAGCTCAGCGTGCTCAGGGAACACCAGGGCAATACGATCAGGCGACAGCCAGCGCTGCCGGCGCAGGAAGCGGCAGGCTTCCCAGTCGTCACCGCACTTCATGTCCCAGTGGATTTCGTCACGGCGGATTGGCCGACAACGGTACGGGAACTTGAACGGGTCCGACTCGCGGCTGACCTCTACCCAGCCGATACCGCACGCGATCTGCGGTCGGAACGCTTCGGAGCATGCTCGGTCGGCACCAGACTGGCGCTCTGCCGTGTTCAGCCGGTAGTTCAGGGCATCGGCCACTTCCTGGCCACCAACGTCGCCGTTCGGCGTCACCCGCCAGTCGGTGCGAGTGACGGCCTCGTAGCCTTGCAGGGATAGCAGGGCCGGGCCAATCAGGTCTTCTACCGCGGGCGGGATGCCCAGTGCCTGCTGGCGACGCAGCAGTTCGGTGTCGAGCTGGTTCCCGTCCGCGTAATCCATTTCCTTGTCTGCGACGGCGCGCCACGCGGGCTGGTCCTCGATTTCGTAGTTGATGTCGGCGTATTCGTCCACGGTCAGCGGCGTGTCGCCCGCAGGTGGCAAGCCGTTCATATACTGGCGGTCGTTCTCGGTGATCTGCATGTCGTTGTCCTCACAGCCGCCAGTCGGTGGGCTCGGCTTCCTGGTATTGGTAATTCATCGTTGCGCTGGACAGCATCCCCAGTTCCTTCGCCTGCGCCCACTGACGGAAGGCGTCAGCACCCTCGCTGCATCCATTGCTCTTGTCGGGCTCATTGGTGAATCGGTTCTCGGCGCGGTTGAACTTCTTGCGGTAGCCCTCCAGCCGCTGGATCCCCTTTGCGCATCTGGTTTCGTCCAGGTACGCGGTCTTCATGTGCTTTCGGGTCTGCTGTATGCCCGTCACCAGTTCGGTTATGCGCGGCACGATGGCGAACTGCTCGCCAGGCATCAGGTCTTGCAGCATTTCTAGCGTGCTGCGGTTGAAGTCGCTCAGGCGTTTGTGCTCAGCGTCATGCGGCAGAAAGTGCGTTCCGAACAGGTAGCCCCGATCGCGCATTTCCTTGACGTAGTGCCGCAGGTCTTCGTTGTGTGCCTCGTAGTAGTCGATGAAGCGGTCTTCGCCGTGTAGTTCCTGGTGGAACCAGATGGCGCAGCCATCGCTGCGGCCGATGTCCCAAAAGGTGTTGATCGGCATGTCCAGGATCAGCACCTTGGTGATGCCGTTGCGCTTGCGCAGCGTCGCCATGTCCTTGGCGTACCAGTTGCCTTCCGTGCTGATCTGGAAAGCCTCGGCAGGGAAGGATGGATATTCCTGCCACATCTTCTCTTCGGCGCCGGAGAAGTCCGCGCGCTTGGTGGCCACATACCATGCACGCTGGTCCGCATCGATAGTGATGCGCTCGCCCATGTCGCGCAGCACCGTGGCTTCCACCTTCTCGAAGTATTCGTGTTCCTCGCGGGTCAGTTCGATGCTGCGCGAGTCCAGGCGGTACTTCGGCTCCTGCCACCAGGCGTAGAAGTGCATGCGGTAGTCGCGCGGCGTCAGCTTCTTGCGGCTGGCGTGATTCGCCTCGGCGATCTGCACCATCTTGAAGAACTCGCCTTCGCGGCCTTCAGCGGTGGACTCAATGACCAGGATGCCGTTGGTTGGCACGGCAGGGATGGAGCCGGTAACGACTTCCTGCGCCTTGTCCGGGTACTTGGCGCAGATTTTCCCGAACTCGGAGACGTGCAGGCGGTGGATGGTGCCGGAGCGCATGGACGTGGCCACGCGCACACTGCTGTTGTTGTGGGCGAACAGCAGTTCATCCGCGTTGGCTGCGGCCGTAGGGAAGCGCTCGCGGATTTCCTCGGGCAGGTTGTCGTAGGCGAACTTCACCTTGTCCCGAAAGATCACCTTAGCCGCGTCGCGGTCCTGCGCGATGATGCCGCAGCGCTGGTCGCCGTTGAACAGCGCATGGTCCAGCCACATGATCGCGATCAGCGTCGTAAAGCCGAGCTGACGCGCCTTGAGGATCAGGTTGCGGTGCCATAGGCGACGGATAAACCGCTTCTGCGCCCGGTTTGGCTTGAAGGGCAGCACAAAGCTGTCGCCTTCCTCGATGCTGCCGTCAGGGCCGATCTTGTCGTCGCCCTTGATCATGATCTTGTACAGGCAGCCGGAGAACAGGCGCCACTCAGGGTCAGCCAGGCAGCGCGCCAGTTCGGCCGCGTCCGTGGGGAGCGGCATCAGTGGCTCGTTGTAGCTGACCGACATTCCCATGCATCAGCCCTCGTCGACGGCATCAGGGTCGGAAACGGGCTGCATGGTGCTGCTACCACTCGCCGGCATAGTGTGCTCAGGGTCATCGGGTACCGGCTTGAAGGCATTGCCGCTGGTACTGGCGATGGTGTGTAGCAGAGCGGTGAGCGGATCGGTCTTCTGCTCGTTGTCCTTCTCGTACAAGCCAAGGTGCTTGAACAGCTTCTCCATGGCCGCATCCTTGGAGTGCATCTGTATCTCGATGCCGAACTTGGTCTGCTTGACGCCAGCGAACAACGAGCGGGCACCGTCGGACAGGTTGCGGGTATCCATCAGCACCACGCGCGGAACGCCGTCGCCCGCACACTCAGGGCATCCAGGGTGCGGCTCGGCATTGGGGTCGAAGCCTGGGCCGCCCTTGACGTTGAAATCCCCTTTGTCCGTACCGCTGTCGGCTTCCCATTCCGCGTAGTCCTGGTCGAACTCGTTACGGGTACGCTGATACCTGTGCTCGAAGCCGTGGCAGTACCGGCAGCAACCGATGCGTAACTGCGTCAGTTCGCGTGCATCTGCCGTCACCTGGTTCCAGGCTTCACGCAATACACGGTCGGCGGTGATCTGCGTCCGCTCCTGCTGCTCCAGGCGAGCCTTGGCGATGGCCTCCTGGATGTTAAGTTTTGTCAATAGCTGGCTACCAATTGAGCGCGCAGTCTTGGCGCTGTACTTGGCACGGATCGCAGCTTGGGTCGCGTTCAGGTCTACCAGATATTCCTGGACGAACGCCGCTTGTTGTGAGGTGAGTTTGGCTGCTGCCTGCCCCTGAGCGTGATCAGGCGCCAGGCGTGCAGAAACCCCGGTAGCGCGCTTCTTCGCTACCGGGGCCTTCTTCGGTTTGGTGCTGGGCTTCTGAGTCATGACCCGGAATTGTCCGGGCCAGAGGGGATGGGTCGAACCTTACAGGGGGATCATGCAGGTTGGCGAAAACCCTAATCGTTCTGATAATTGTGACAGGCATCTCGTTTTTGCTACGGTCCCCAACTGCTTATGCGAAGTAGATGGACATTGGAATGGACGAGATACTGAGGCGTCGATTACGGGCAGAACTGCTAGAGGTAGGTTTCCTCAATCAGTGCTGCCTGGACTTGATGGCAGCCATGGAGTCGGAGTTTCGCCTCACTCAGGATCAGCACGAGTGCATCGAGCAACTGAGCCGATTCCTGCAGGAAGGAATCGGCAGGCTGACGGCTCTGTCTGAGCGAGTGGCTGCTGGTGATATCGTCGCCCTATGCTGAGTCTATTGCACAGCAGCGACATCACTCATGGCTAAGGTGAGTTGCCCGCCATCGGTCCTGTCTGCGCGCAATGCTGCCACTTCTCTTTCCAGCTTCCGTATCTTGATCGCCAGCTCTGCGGCCAGTATCTGGTTCGAATGCCCAATATCGATCGCTGCGAACTGCTGAGCCGCACCCGCCAGAAGTTCACCGAGCATCCGCTTCTCCGCTGGCGTAAGCGTAATGACGTGATCATCGCTGATCTCGACCTTCGCCCAGCCACCTGGTATCTGCGTGATAGTGATCGGCCTGGGCGGATCGAACTGCGGTGCCGGTACGAACACTCCGCGCTCGACGCGCAGCACCAGCAAGTCGTCCACCAGGACGGACAGGCGGTCATCGACAACGCCGGGCTTCAACCCCGTGAGTTCGACCAGGGTCTGGCGAGTGACGATCTGCTGCTGGCTGTGCAGTTCCCGAACTGCGTCGAGTACAACCTGGGTCGAAGATTTCTTCATCTGCTCTCCCCTTCAGCGATGAGCCCGTGTTGACGCAGAATGCGCCACTGCTCCTGCAGCCACTCCTTGAACCGAGGGTCAGCCATGCCCTACTCCCCTCCCCATCTTGCGCTTCAGCTCCCGAGACAGCGCTCGATACTTGGCCTTGATCTCCTTCAGTTCATCGATAGGAAACCGCCGGGGCTCGTGCGGCCCCTCTAGCCATTCGACTTTCTCGGCGCCGATGCGCTGGACCAAGCGTATGCGGTACTCCACCGCGTTGCCGGACATGTCCCTGTTGCAGCGCACGCACTGCCGATGCACGTTCAGCGGCTCGAAGCGCAGAGCCTGACAAGCACCGACGGAGCGGTAATGCCCTGCATCCCAGCGACTGCCGGTGATCAGCCCTGTGTCACAGGCCGTGGAATCGCAGCTGATACATGGCTTGTCGGCGTCGCGTAGGCGAATCCACTCGTTGAAAGCGGCCTGCGCCTCACGCATATGGTCCGAACGGGTCTTGAAGCGTTCCTTGGCCGCACGGATCTCGCGGCGCTCTATCTTCGCCAGAGACTTCCGCTCTCTCTCTCGCTTGGCAGCCGCCAACGCCAATCCGCACTTCGGACTGCACACTGACTGTAGTGATCGCTCTGGAGTGAATACCTCCCGGCACGCCTTGCACGTCTTCTTGCGAGGCTTCTTCGCGGCGACCAGCATCACACCACCTCCTCGGGCATCATGTTGATCATGTCGCCGATCTGCTCTTCGCTCATGCCCGTCCAGTAGTGCTCGATCAGGTGCTGGCAGATGCCTCGCCAGAACTCAAGGAACCGCTCCTCGGGCATTTCGTCGAACGCCAACGACTCCGGCACCAGGCGCGACACGCGCCCCAGCCCGCCCAGGTCGAAATACTCCGAGCTACAGCAAACCCCTGCGTCTCCCTGTAGCTTCTTGATCACCGAGTGCGCATCCATCCCCTGGAACCCATCCACATTGCGCGCGACCAGTTGGCCCAACCTGTGAACCAGGCGGTGCTTACGAACGTCCCGCGGTTGCTTCAACTCTGCGCGCACCTTTGCGCCGGCTCTATACCCGCGCTCCTTGAGCAGAAACTTGTCGATGCCGCTGTCGGCGACCAGGGCCAGGCGAACCTCGCCGGTGTCCGGGTCGACCATGCGCTTGAACTCCAGGTAGATCGGCCGCCCGGCGCGCTTCCTCTTCGCCGCCGCGCTCTTGGCCGGCGCCTGGGTTGATAGTGCTTCAGCCATGTTGAACCTCCTGGCTCTGTAGCTGATCGATGGTTTGAAGAACCGCGGCACGCCGACGGTCCATGTCTTCGCGCTCGTGGCGCAGGTGGCGATCACGCAGTCGGACCTTCGCCTTTTCCCTGCGGACCAAGCGCTTCTTGATGTCTTCAAGCCGCCGGCGAAAGTCGTCTGGCACATCCCCCCACCAGCAGCCTCCCTCGCAAGGGCTTCGCGGGTCAGTGGATCATTCGTCAGTGCCAGCAGCCGGTCGGAGGGTCCAGTCAGCAGCCCGGCGATTGCGCTGCCGGCCGGCGTAACCGGCTCGAGTACGTGCTGTTCGAGCAGCAACTGCGCTGCCGGCGCCGGCAGACGCCCCAGGCGTTCCGCTTCCTCGATCGCAGCAGCTCGGCGGCCCGCATCGCTGCCCAACGACAGCGACCACCTGGCGGGCAGCGCCTGCTGCCTGGCACGAGTGAGCAGGCGCTCGTAGGCGGCAATGAACGCCATGCGCGCGCCCACCCGGTCACCACGCCCCTTCATGAGCGGTGCGGCTACCACAGCCGCCTGCTGGATTTCCGGCGTCATAAGTACCGTTTCAGCCTCGTCGAAGCTCTGCAGGGCGATCGCCCAGGCCTCGTTCGGCTCGGGCCGACCGTCGGCGGACTCGACATGCCGGAGTACAGCGGCAACCGTGAATCGTCCCCCTCCCGGCGAACGGCCTGCAACGCGGCGGTCAGCACTGGCTCTTCGTATGCAGCCAGGTCTTGAACCATGAGCTGGGCCGCGGCTGGCGTAAGTTGCTGACCCATTGCCTCGGCGGTGCCGAAAAGGGAAAGCAGCAGGGCGTCCTGCTGGTCAGGCGTCAACATGGGCCGCCCTCCTCGCGCGCTGCTCGGCCAGGGCCTGCTCAGCGGCGGACAAGTTCGATGCGGTGTTCTCCTGCTGGCGTGCCTGCGTTCCTGTGGTCGGACGATTGGTCAACCACATCGTGTGGTAGCCCTCAGCGTTCGCCAGCAACAGGCCGAGGGGATGGTGCTGAGCAATCAGTCGAGCATCGTGGATGCACTTGACGTAGAACGCGGCCACCTTTGGCGCGTCGGCCTGGCCCACACGATCGATCAGCTTCGAAAGCTTGCCGGCAACCGATGCGTTCCAAACCGGCCAAGCGGTGTATCGAGTGCGATAGGCCATGGCGTAGTTGGCCCATGTGCGGTACGCCTTGCAGTTCGGGTCTTTCGGGCCTGGCATGTCGGCCGGTATCTGGCAGCGCGGCCCGGGCTCTTGCTCGGCGCCGACGAATTCCCCGCCCGGGGCCGGCGCAGCCTCCCCGGCAATATCCTGATTGGTACCCTGATTACTGGTTACCTGATTACTGGTTACCTGATTTGTCGGAGATTTTTCCGACCCTGAACGGATTTTTTTCCGACCTACCCCGGATTTTTTTCCGATCTTGGTCGGAGATTTTTCCGAACTGCCTGCATCGGATTTTTCTCCGACCTCGGAAGAATTTCCGACCTCGGATTTTTCTCCGACCTGGGTCGGATATTTTTCCGACCCGTCCAGTTTCCGATTCCACTCCTGCCCCTTCGCAGTGAGCCGCACGAGTGTGATGGTTGCTGTGCTCGACAGATCGATCACACCGGCCGCAGCGATCTGCTTCAGCAAGCGGTACGCCGTGTCCGGCTTGTCCGTCAGCAGCGGCAACTCCTCGAGGATCTTCGCTTTGCTCAGGGCGTAGAAATCACCTGCGGGCGTCTGAACCAGGCGCGCCCAACTCGGGCACTCGTAGACGAAGGCGAACAGCAGCGCCTGCTGCGAGTTCAGCCCCCACTCGAGCGCTTTCGCTTGATTGATCGTCACGGTGAACTGCATGTCAGCCCTGTTCTCGGTTCCCATAGGCCCTGGTTCTCCTGCGCCAAGCGCTGGCTGACGCATCTACTTGCAGCAGTCACGCCTGCTACGAACCAGTCCATGTCAAGAAACGAAGCGCACCTTCTGGGCCGGAAAGGTGCGCACCTCCTCGGCAGTGAAAGTCCCATCAGCATGCGCGGTGACGTAGATGTCACGACCAACACGCAAAGCCTTGCTGAGTGCCCCTTGAGTGATGCCGAGTAGCGCCGCAGCCCTGGACTGCCCGTGCTCGGAGGCAAATGTCTTGATGTGTACTCGGTTCATGACCGCTCTCCAAAGTGTTCCTCACACCAGAATATTACCTGTGGCATTTAAACATTTCAATGCTATAGGCATTTGCTGAAATATTACCTGTGGGAATACGATTCGAAGATGAGCAAAAAACCTCTTCCACCAGACAGAAAAGACGAGTGCCTTCAACTGAAGGCCATCTTCAACAGCAGAAAGCGTGACCTCGGTCTAACGCAGGAGAAGCTCGCCCACCTCCTTGGGATCAACCAAAGCTCCGTTAGCCACTACCTGAATGGCGTGAACCCTTTGAACGCCCAGGCAGCGGCGGCATTCGCAGAAATTCTCCAGGTTCATGTTCGGGAGTTCAGTCCGCGCCTAGCGGACGAAATAACGGATATGGCGAAGACTCTCCGGCCGGCGCCTAAAGCGGAGACAGAGGGCGAACTTACGCCCATGTCCAGTTTCGAGGTGGGGGACCCGCTCGACCCGGATGAGGTTGAAATACCGTACTTCGACGAGATCCAAATCGCCGCGGGGGACGGTCGCTATCCCGACCGTGAGCAGGCCAAGCAAAAAATCAGGTTCGCGAAGGCTGGTCTGCGCGAGTCGGGGGTGGATCCAAAACATTCGGTCTGCGTGAATGTCAGTGGCAACAGCATGGAGCCTCTGATTGCCGATGGCGCCATCATCGGGGTTGACCTATCCGCCCATACGATAATCGATGGCGAGATTTATGCGTTGAAACACGATGACATGCTACGGGTGAAGTTCGTCTACCGATTGCCTGGTGGTGGCATCCGCCTACGCAGTTTTAACCGTGACGAATACCCAGACGAGGAGTACACCAAGGACCAGATGCGCGAGAACAACCTCAGCATCATGGGCTGGGTATTCTGGTGGTCGGTACTCAGACGTAGGAAGCACTGATACGCGCCTTGCTTAACAAGCCCCGCCCCACGCGGGGCTTTTCGTATCCAGCCTACCAGGCCTCCTCCTCCCTCTCCTGCTTCTCCCACTTAAGAGTGACGGTACCGTCATCGTTAAAGATCAGCTCAAGACCGTCCGTCTCGGCAAGTACTCCCATCACTCCCTCCCAGGCTTCATCGGAATCCGTGTCCAGCCGGTGAATTGTCACCATCCTCAGATCCTGAGCCTTCGGTGAATTGATCATCTCTGAAACGCGCAGGCCCAGCCGTTCGGCTGCCGTCAGCGGTTTCACCACCTGCTGCTTCTTCTGTTGCTTAGCCATAAGCACCTCCCGTTAGCTGTATATAAATACAGTATACCCACCACCTCACCCATTCAACCTGTGCCTGATGAGCGTTGGAAAATTTTATTACCATCAGCATTGACATTACTTAAATGCCACTGGTAATTTTTATCTCATCGACACAGAACATCGTGACGACAGAACAGGCCACAGCGAGCCAAGGCCTTGCCGACAGGCAGAACGGGATTCAGGGGACGCCTCGCCCGGGTGTGCAGCTTCGAGCACCGCAAGCGAGAGTCGGCAGCAAAGCGTGGCCGGCTGTCGGGATCTCAGGTCCCCCGAGAAAGCATTCGCCCAGCCGGAGGTGGCGCGTAACGCCGGCCAGCAACACCGATTTCTCAGATGCCCTTCGCAAGAGGGGCATCGAAGAAGTCAACACGCCCTGGAGGGCAAGACGATGAATGAAAAGGCCTTACTGGCTTTACGTCAGTCTCTTCGAATCATTCGCAGGGAGAGCGATGTACACCGAGCGCGCATCGAGTACTACGAAACGGTCGGGATGTTGCGCGGATTGCACTACGGCGGAGCGATCGATTCCTGGCAGCTATTAGCTCTAACCGAGCTAGCAGGAAGCGCATACATCAACGCCGGTAAACCCTGGTAAGGAGACTGAAATGGCTCAATTCAACATCGATTCCCACCTGAGTGACGGAAAGAGCCTGCAATGGCTTGCTCTGCCGGACGCTGGTGAACAGCCTCTGGACGTTGAGGTGAAGGTTCGCCAGGCGGCCATGAAGAAGTTCGGACAGTCCGTCTTCTTCAATTGTTGGGAGCACGTAGTTGCCAGCAACGGCTACATCACCGTGCGGATGCATGCGTGATGTAAGGAGTCGACCCGATGACAATCATTCACGAATGCGACCGGTGCAACGCGCCCGGTCGCGTGATCGAGACGTCCGACGGATTCCGCTGCGATGGTTGCTACGAGGAGGCGCAGGAGCAGGTGCGCAGCGATGCGAGCTGCCCGAGTGTGGGCGCCTGGGGTGACGGCTACCGGAATTTGTTACGCCTGTGAGAACACTGCCCCGGTTCGCCGGGGCATCACCGAGGAAAGGACATGAGCAACTACGCGCTGAACATCTACAACGCTTGGGTTGGCGAAATGGACAAGCTGAGCCGCAGCGGCCGCCAGACAAGAGCCAAGTATCTGAAGGTTCGCAAGCTGGCGATTCTCTTTATTCGAGCTGGCAGCGTGCGTGCGGCCTTCCCGCTTTAACCCGCAGCCCTGCCCGTAGCAGGGCATCACCAGCCCCACCGAACTCTATCCGGAGACACACGATGAAGCGAAACGCCAACCCGGCGGCGACCGTTGCTGCCTGGAATTCCGCATACCCCGCCGGCACCGAGGTCAACTATCGGTTTCATCGCCACGCCACGCCGAAGCGCACCCGGACGACAACCGAAGCCCAGGTCCTCGGCGGCCACACCGCTGTCGTCTGGCTCGCGGGCGTGTCTGGTTGCGTTGCCCTTTCCCACTGCGAGCCGGCTTGAGCCCGCGCGCCCAGCATCCTGAACGGAGGCACACATGCTGATCCTCACTCGCCGAGTCGGCGAAACCCTGCACATTGGCGACGACATCACCGTGACCGTCGTCGAGAACAGAGGCGGCCAGATCCGCCTCGGAATCGTTGCTCCGGAAGCGATGGCCATTCATCGCGCCGAGATCTACGCCCGGGTTGGCGCCGTCCGGTCCGCCTCACCCAAAGACCTGGTTGAAGAGTGGAATCGCACGCACCCGGCCCAGGTGGCCGTTGAGTACCGTCCGCTCCGCGACTCCATCCCCATCCGCACCAGAACGCTCACTCAAGCCAAAGTTTCCGCCTCCGGCATGGCGGTGATCTGGCTAGAAGGTCAGGCCACGCCGGTGCTGCTGCGCAACTGCACTGCTGTTTCCTGAGCCCGTTTCATCCCCCCCTTGCCCGGCTCCGGCCGGGCTTTTTTCACCGCCCACATTCGCATGAACGTTCCCCGACTCCCCGCCGAGCAAGCCCGGCGGCGCGAGCGTTCAGCCGAATGCAGGTGAATACGGAGCACACGCCATGATCGACCCACGAGCGAACAGCCTGGAGAAACTGGTGCCGCCGGCACCGCTGCCCCACGTCAGCCGCGGCGCGCTCAAGCGCATCAAGCATCCTCAGCCAATCCCCTCCGGCTGCCCGCACTGCGGCGGCCTGGTCCGGCTGGTCAGCAACCGGGTGATCTACGGTCGCGAGTACGGCGACTGGCCATATGCATACGCCTGTACTGGCACGGGCTGCGGCGCTTACGTGGGCCTGCATCCCGACACCGACATCCCGCTGGGAACGCTGGCCGACAAGCCGCTGCGCGACGCTCGCAACCGCTGCAAGCGCCCATTCGAACGCATCTGGCGCGACAAGCTGATGACGCGCAGTCAGGCCTACGCCTGGCTCGCCGCTGAACTCCAAATCACGCCGCCCGAATGCCACTTCGGACTCTTCGACGTTGACCGGTGTGAGCGGGCCAAACGCATCTGCGACCAGTACCTGGAAGCGATCTACACCAGTTCAGCGAGGTGGGGATGATGTGGACATACCGCGAGCGCCACAACCGCGCAGCGTTCAACTGCGCCCAGCAGGCCTGGGACCGCGAAGTCGATCCGCTCTGGGACCAGCCGGACCCGGAGCCCGAGGACGAAGAGCAGGAGGACGAAGATGGCCTTCAGCGATGAACGCGCGGTGCTGATGATCGAGGAAGGCATTACGGCGATGCGCCGATCACCGTTCCCACGCCCGGACCAGAAGTTCGTCCACGGCCAAATTGAACTGGCCTATGCGGTCGGCTTCATCGACACCCGTATTTACGACGACATGCGCCACCGGCTCGACGCCGCGTCGGACGCCCGCTGGGCAGAACTCAGGAGCACTCGGGTATGAATCCAATCACCCGCTTTCAAGTCCGGGCCGGCCGAGACGCAGCTAGCCGCTGTGAGTTCGTTCGGGAAACGAAGGCCTACTACGTTCGAGCCGACGGCACGCGCATCGCGAAGCGCGCTGACTGGTACAGGTTCTACGCCACCGAACAGGAAGCGCAGTCTGCAATCGAGCGCGACAACCGCAAGCGGGCGGAACGCGCAGCACGGCGGCGCGTTGAAAGCTACGGACCCGAATTACTCATCGCCCTGGAGCAGGCGTACTGCGCGCTGGTCGGCTATCTGCCGCAGCATCGCAACGCGATCACAACTGCGGCGATCGAGGCGGCCCGAAGCGCAATCGACAAAGCCAAGGGAGGGGCCTCCGCATGAAGCCAAATGCGACTGGCGCCCGCCGGGCGCTCACCGAAGTTGCGTCGGCCATCGGCGTGCTGGCCCTGGTGGCTCCGTTTTACGGCTGGCTGATCTACAGGATGCTCCCGACATGAACGCGAAACGCAAAGCCATCTGGGTGGGCGGCCTGATTGGCGGCCTCCTCTTCCTGCTCATTCTCGCCCTAGGCCCGATCTGGGGCGGACTGATTACCGCGGAACAACCAGCCACGGCGCCGGCAGCCGTCAAGCGAGCAACACCATGACAAACATGAATAGCAACATGGCTATCTGGGACCAGGTGAAAGAGACGGACACCAGGTACACAAGGCAGGCGAAGCTCAACGGTCAGGACATGACGTCCATCAACGGCTTGTATATCGTCCGTCGTGCGACTGAGCTATTCGGCCCCGTCGGCAAGGGCTGGGGCTGGAAAGTCTTGGTAGAGCGCTTCGATGAAGGCGCACCGCACCTCGATAAGAACGGTGCGGTCATCTGCCACGACAAGACCCACACCCTGTACATCGAACTCTGGTATCGCCACGACGGGACGATCAATCACGCCCGCCAATACGGGCACACCCCCTACGTCTACAAGACCGAGTGGGGCTTCAAGACCGACCACGACTACGGCAAGAAGTCACTCACCGACGCCATCAAGAAGTGTCTGTCACTCCTCGGGTTCAGCGCCGACATTCACATGGGCATGTTCGACGACACGACCTATGTCGAAGGCCTGAAGCTGAAAGAGCGCCTGGCCGATGCCGGCGATCCCGAGACAGCCCTGGACGAAGCCAAGGACGAATTCAAGACCTGGCTTCGCGCACAACTCGACGCGATCGCCGCGGCACCGAACTCCCGCGCCCTGGAGTTAATGCGTAAGCAAGTCGCCGAGAAGGCCCGCGCCAAAGCGCCAGTCGTCAACTTCAACCCCTCAGAGATTGAGCTGCGCGTGAATGAAGCCGCCGATGAGCGCCTGCGCCAGCTTTCCCCCGCTCCTACCAGCCCCGAGGAATGACACCATGACCATCCTGAAAAATGTTGACCTGGAAAACGGTACCGTCGAGGTCGCCGAGTACAACGCAACCAACGCCGCCCTGGCAAAACTTCGCGAGAAGTACGCGACGCTGCCGGACGCCAATACCGCCGATGGCTACGAGTTCATCAAGGCCGGTATCAAGGAATTGACCACACTGCGCACCAGCCTGGAAGCCGCTCGCAAGCGTGAAAAGGCGCCTTACATCGAGGCAGGCCAGATCATCGACGCCGAGGCGAAGCGGATCACCGCCGCACTGGTGACGTTGGAAGATCCGATGAAGGCCGCCAAGAAGGAGGTCGACGATCGCGTCGAACGCGAGCGCCAGGAACGGATCGCACGCCTGATGTCGAAGGTCGACGCCATCAAAGGGATGCCGGCCCAGGTACGCGGCAAGACCAGCGACGAGATTGCCGCGATGATCGACCGCTGTGGCGAAATCGACACCGCACACGACTTCTACGACTTGACGAAGGAAGCCCAAGCCGCACAGCAGGCGGCCATGGACGAACTGACCCAAATGCTGACCGACCGCCTGGCCTTCGAGCAAGCGGAGCGCCAGCGGCAGGAGTTGGAAGCCCAGCAAGCCGAAATGCGCCGCCGCATGGAGGAGCAACAGGCGGAAATGCGCCGGCAGCAAGAGGAAATGCAACGCCAACGCGAAGAACTGGCGCGCCAGCAGCAGGAGCTTGCCGCCGCGCGCCAGCAGCTCGCCGAGCAGGACACGCCCGTCGCTGTCGAGCCGGAGGCGCCGAAGGCCGAGGTTGCACCAGCGCCCGCCCAGATCAAGCCCGCCGGCAAGGCAGCAGAGCCCGGCGCTATCCAGTGGCGCGCCCGCGTCGTCGATAAAAGCGCGTTCATCGCCGCCATCGCCGAAGGCCTGGCTACCGAAGACTTGCTCGTTGTCGACCAGCCGGCCCTGGACAGCCTGGCCAACAGCAAGGGCCAAACGCTGAATCTGCCGGGCGTGATCGTCGAAAAGGCCCCCGCGAAAGCGGCCTGACCATCCACCTCGCACCGGCCACGCCGGCACAGTTCAAGGAAACGAGAATGACCAGTATCGACTGGAGCATCGCGCCTCATTGGGCGCAGGCAGTGGTCACTACCGAGCACGGCAACGATATGTACTGGGTTGAGGGATGGGGCTGCCGGATCAGCAAACGCCAGCGCGTGGGCAACCTGCGGCCAGACCTCAACACCTGCGACATGACCAAACTGGACCACGCATGGCGACTGGTGGAACGTCGTCCTGTGGCTGATGAGGCAAAGGAGCCTGTCATACAGTGGAACGGCCAAGAAGGCCTGCCGCCGGTCGGCGTGGAATGCGAATACAGGCACATGATCTGGCCGGAGTATCGGCGCTGTGAAATTCGGTACATCAGCGACGAGTCGTTAGTTGCGTACGACAACGGCCAAGAACAGTACTACCGCACGCGCGACATGCTGTTCCGCCCGCTCCCCACCCCCGAGCAGATCGCCGCCCAGGCTGTCGATGCCATGCTCAGCGACTACCAGTACAAGGTTGGCTCCTGTACGTTCATGCTCACGCGCGAACAGGCTGAACGGTTGTACGCCATCGGCTACCGCAAGCACCCCTCCTCCTAATCCCCCCAACCCCTCCGAACCGCCTGCGCCGGCGCCCGCCGCCGGTGCGGCATCCGGGTGCGCGTTCATCGAGCGCGCAGCCTGATGCCCAACCACTGAGGACAGACCATGCTCACCAACATTTTCGACTTCGAAACGACGGGTATTCCCGAGTGGAAGTTGCCCAGTGAAGACCCGTGCCAGCCCCACATCGTAGAAGTTGCCGCTCTGCTCTGCGATGCCGCCGGCAACACCATCGATCGCTTTGAGGCGATCGTGCGACCCAACGGCTGGGAAATCAGCCCCGAAATGACCGCGATCCACGGCATCAGCCACGAACAGGCGATGGATGTTGGCATCAGCGAGGCCGAGGCTCTGGAGGGATTTCTTGCGATCAACGGCCGCGCAGCCCGCCGCGCGGCGCACAACATCAGCTTCGACGACCGTATCACTCGCATCGCGCTGATGCGCTACCAGGACGAGGATGCGGCCAACGCCTTCAAGGAATCGGGTGAGAAGTTCTGCACCTGCTATCGCTCCCGCGCACAGGTCGCGCTTCCCCGCAACAAGCTGCCGACCTTGGCCGAGGCATACAAGCACTTCACCGGGGAGGACCTCGTGGAGGCTCACCGCGCGATGCCGGACGCCCAAGCCTGCGCCCGCATCTACTTCGCTTTGCAGGGAGTCGATGTGGCGCCGGCCAGTTCGGTGCCGCCGGCTGAGGCGGAGGCCTGAGCCATGGCACGCGGAGTGAACAAGGTAATCCTGGTCGGCCATCTGGGCCAGGATCCAGACGCAAGATCTACCCCCAGCGGGAAGGCAGTTACGTCCCTCAGCCTGGCCACTAGCGAAAGCTGGAAAGACAAGCAGACCGGCCAGCAGCAGGAGCGCACCGAGTGGCACCGGGTCGTGCTCTTTGGCCGGCTGGCCGAAATCGCAGCGCAATACCTGCGAAAGGGCTCCCAGGTCTACATCGAAGGCAGCCTACGCACCCGCAAGTGGCAGGGCCAGGACGGCCAGGACCACTACAGCACCGAGGTAGTGGTGGACATCAACGGCAACATGCAACTGCTCGGCGGCAAGCCTGAGCAGGCAGGCCAGTCGCGTGGCCCTGGCCGCGAGCCGCCACCGCGGCCGACCACTCACCACCAGCCGCAACCGGCAACCGACTACGACAGCTACGACGACGACATTCCGTTCGATGACCCCTATCGCCTGCTCTGGCGTCTCGTGTAAGCGCCAGGCCACCCAGGAGACACCCCATGTGGTTCCGCAACCTGCAAATCTACCGCCTCACCCAAGACCTGCAAATCGACGCCGCGGCGCTGGAGCAGGCCCTGGCCAGCAAGCCGGCACGCCCCTGCGAAAGCCAGGAACTGACCACCTACGGCTTCGCCGCTCCGTTCGGCAAGGGCCCGAACGCACCGCTGGTGCACGCCAGCCGCGGCTTCCTGCTCATCTCCACCCGAAAGCAGGAGCGCCTGCTGCCCGGCAGCGTAGTGCGCGACGAACTGGCCGAGAAGGTCGAGCAAATCGAAACCGACCAGATGCGCAAGGTGTTCAAGAAGGAGCGCGACCAGCTCAAGGACGAGATCGTCCAGACGCTGCTGCCACGGGCTTTCATTCGCAAGTCCAGCACGTTCGCCGCGCTGGACCTTGAGCAAGGCCTGGTGCTGATCGACACCAACAGCGCAAAGAAGGCCGAGGACCTACTGTCCACCCTGCGCGAAGCCCTGGGCTCGCTGCCGGTACGCCCGCTCAGCGTGAAGGTCGCGCCCAGTGCAACCCTCACCGACTGGATGAAGGACCAGGCCGCCGGCGGCGACTTCCACGTGCTGGACAGCGCGGTACTCGCCGACACCCACGAGGACGGCGGCAAGGTCGTGGCCACCCGCCAGGACATGACCAGCGAGGAAATGCAGTTACACCTGTCCTCCGGGAAGCTGGTCACCCAGGTGGCCCTGGCCTGGTCGGACAAGCTCAGCTTCGTGCTCGACACCAAGCTGGCGATCAAGCGCCTGCGCTTCGACGACCTGCTGCAGGAGCAGGCTGAGAAGGACGGCGGCGACGATGCCGCCGGCCAGCTCGACGCCAGCTTCGTCCTGATGATGCTCACCTTCCGCGAGTTCATACCGCAACTGCTGGAGGCCTTGGGCGGCGAAGAGTTCCCGCAGGGAATCGACGGTGCGTACGATGAGCCCGAGCCAGCGCCTGGCGCCGGCATCGACGTAACCAAGGCGCTAGGGATGCGCGACGGTATCACCGCGACCCTCCATATCCCCCAGGTCAACGGGCCCGGTGACGACCCGCTGCTGAAGGAGGCCATCCGCTTCGTCCGCGAGACGCGCCGCGCTTCGATCTCCGCCATCCAGCGCAAACTCAAGATCGGCTACAACCGCGCGGCACGCCTGGTAGAGGAAATGGAATTGCTGGATATCGTCGGGCCGATGCAGGGAGACGGATCTCGCGAGGTTCTGTCGTGAAGTCGCCCCCATCGACGATGCAGAACGAAACGCTCGGGCACATCCGAGCGTTCTGGGCGGAGAAAGGCTACGCACCCACCGTCGCAGAACTGGCAGCCAAGGCCGGCGTCCGCCAGTTCGCCATCCAGCAGCGCCTGACCGCCCTCGAGAACAAGGGCTACATCCAGCGCGACCCGAAAGTGGCGCGCAGTATCCGCCCGCTCTAACGCCACCCGCCGAGCGCCCCACCCGGGGCGCTTTCTCTTTCAGCACGCACCGGACGCCGCCCTGTGGGCGATTCAACCATGCCTCGTGGGCCGCCCTGTCAGGCAGGGCGGCGTCCGGTGTGTGCCGTTCCTCAAGGAAACAGCATGACCGCCTATGAAGACTTCTTGCGAGCGAAGGTCCGCCTCGCCGAGCCGAAAGGCTTCGAAGTGGAGCCCTCGGCCTTCAACCCCCTGCTCAAGCCGCACCAGCGCGCCATCGCCACCTGGCTGGTGCGCCAAGGCCGCGCGGCCTGTTTCGCGGCCTTCGGCCTGGGCAAGTCGGTAATGCAGCTTGAGGTGGTGCGCGTCACCCGCGACCTAGCCGGCGGCTACGCTCTCATCACCATTCCGCTGGGTGTGCGCCAGGAGTTCTACCGCGACGCCGCGATGCTCGGCATCACCGTCCGGTTCATCCGCAGTTTCGACGAGGTAGACGACCCCGCCACCATCTACCTGACCAATTACGAGACCGTCCGCGACGGCAAGCTCGACCCTCGCCGGTTCAGCGTGGCAAGCCTGGACGAAGCCAGTTGCCTTCGCGGCTTCGGCGGCAGCAAGACGTTCCGCGAGTTCATGGCTCTGTTCGCTGGTGACGATCGCGCCGCCGGCGTCCGCGGCGATGGCGTCCGGTACCGGTACGTGGCCACTGCCACGCCAAGCCCGAACGAATACATCGAGCTACTGGCTTACTCGGCCTTCCTCGGCGTGATGGATGTCGGCCAGGCCAAGACCAGGTTCTTCAAACGCAACTCTGAGAAGGCCGACCAACTCACCATCCATGCCCACAAAGAGGGCGAGTTCTGGATGTGGGTGGCGTCCTGGGCGATCTTCGTTCAGCGCCCCAGCGACCTCGGGTTCAGCGACGAAGGCTACGCGCTACCGGAACTGGACATCCGCTGGCACGAAGTACCGTCCGACCACTCGCACGCTGGCCATGAGCGTAACGGCCAGGGCCGCCTGCTTCGCAACACCGCCATTGGCGTGCAGGACGCCGCCGCAGAGAAGCGCGAGAGCCTTCCTGCCCGGATCGCCAAACTGATGGAGATCCGGGCCGAGGCTCCAGATGCTCACCGGATCATCTGGCATGACCTCGAGGCGGAACGCCACGCGATCGAGGCCGCTATCCCCACCGCCATCAGCGTCTACGGCGCCCAGGATCTGGAGGAGCGCGAGCGCGCGATTGTCCAGTTCAGCGACGGCGAGTTCCAGGAACTGGCTGCCAAACCAGTGATCGCAGGCAGCGGCTGCAACTTCCAGCGCCACTGCTCGTGGGCCATCTACCTGGGCATCGGCTTCAAGTTCAACGACTTCATCCAGTCCATTCACCGCCTGCACCGATTCCTGCAGACAGGCCGTGTGCGCATCGACCTGATCTATACCGAGGCCGAGCGCGACATCCGCCGCCAACTCGAACGGAAGTGGCAGCAGCACAACACCATGGTTCAGCGCATGACCGAGATCATCAAGCAGTACGGCCTGTCCGTGGCCGCCATGGCACAGACCCTCACCCGCTCCATGGGCGTGGAGCGCGTCGAGATCAAGGGCAAGGACTACACCATCGTCAACAACGACACCGTGCTCGAAACCTGCCGCATGGAAAGCAACAGCGTCGGCTTGACCATCACCAGCATCCCCTTCAGCACCCAGTACGAGTACTCGCCGAACTACGCCGACTTCGGCCACACCGACGACAACGCGCACTTCTTCGAGCAGATGGACTATCTGATCCCGGAACTGCTGCGCGTGACCATCCCCGGGCGTCTGGCCTGCATCCACGTGAAGGATCGCATCATTCCCGGCGGAATGACCGGCCTTGGCTTCCAGACCGTCTACCCCTTCCACATGGAAGTGACTCGAGCCTTCGTCAAGCATGGCTGGGCCTATATGGGCATGAAGACCATCGTCACCGACGTGGTTCGCGAGAACGCCCAGACCTACCGCCTCTTGTGGACGGAACAGTGCAAGGACGGCACCAAGATGGGTGTCGGCATGCCCGAGTACCTGCTGATCTTCCGCAAGCCCCCCACCGACAACTCCAACGCCTACGGCGACATTCCGGTGGTCAAGGCCAAGCCCCTGTGCATCGACGAAGACGGCCAGATCGTCCCCTTCGCCATGGACAAGAAGCTCACCGTCACCCGCGGCAACGGCTACAGCCGGGCACGCTGGCAGTTGGACGCCCACGGCTTCACCCGCAGCAACGGCAACCGTCCGCTGACTGAAGCGGACTTCGAAGGCATTCCGCACGACGTGATGTTCAAGCTGTACCGCGACTACAGCCTGTCCACCGTCTACGACTTCGAGCACCACGTCCGCATCGGCGAATCGCTGGAGGTCACCGGGAAGCTGCCCACCGGCTTCATGCTGCTGCCACCGCAGTCCTGGCACCCGGACGTATGGACCGACGTCGCCCGCATGCGGACGCTCAACGCCCAGCAGTACAGCAAGGGCCAGGAAATGCACCTGTGCCCGCTGCAGTTCGACATCGTCGACCGGGCCATCGTGCAGTACTCCATGGAAGGAGACCTGGTCTTCGATCCCTTCGGCGGGATCATGACCGTCCCGTACTGCGCGCTGAAGCTCAAGCGCAGAGCCCGCGCCCACGAACTGAACTCCCGCTACTTCCTGGACGGTGCCGGCTATTGCAAGTCTGCCGAGGAAGAGATGGCCATGCCCGACCTGTTCGCCCTGCTCGAGGCCGAGGCCGACATTATCCATAAGGAACCCGCCGCATGATCAAGCGCACTCTGTACCACTTCCACTTCTGCTGCGGCCTGGGCGGCGGCGCCGCCGGTTTCAACCGGGCGCGCCCGCGGGTCGGCAACGTCGAGGCTGAATGGGTCTGCCTCGGCGGGATCGACGTGGACCCGGCCGGCCTGCGCGACTTCGAGCGCCTGGCCGGTGTCCCGGGTACCCTGCTGGACCTGTTCACCCGCGACCAATACATCCGCTTCCATGGAAAGGAGCCGCCCGCCGGTTGGCGGGAGGCGACTCCGGAGGATATTCGTCGCGCCGCCGGCGGGCGCCGGCCGGATGCCGTGTTCATCAGCTCGCCCTGCAAAGGCGCCAGCGGCCTGCTGTCGGAGAAGATGAGCCTGACTCCAAAGTACCAGGCGCTGAACGAGTTGACGCTGCGCTGCATCTGGCTGATGGGCGAGGCATGGGCTGATGACCCGGTACCGCTGATCGTCTTCGAGAACGTCCCACGCCTGGCGAGCCGCGGCCGGCACCTGCTTGACCAGATCAACAGCCTACTCGGCGGCTTCGGCTACGCCGTGGCGGAAACCACTCACGACTGCGGCGAGCTGGGCGGTCTAGCCCAGTCGCGCAAGCGCTTCCTGCTGGTCGCGCGGCACGTCGAGAAAGTGCCGCCCTTCCTGTACGAGCCGGAGAAGAAGAGCCTGCGCGCCGTCGGCGACATCCTCGGCCGCATGCCGCTGCCCGGCGATATCGACGCCGCCGGCCCGATGCACCGTGTGCCATCCCTGCAGTGGAAGACCTGGGTTCGCCTGGCACTGGTGCAAGCCGGCAGCGACTGGCGCAGCCTGAACGACCTCGCCGTCGAGGACGGCTACCTGCGCGATCTGATCATCGTCCCGAAATACCGGGCTGGCTACATGGGCGTGCACGGTTGGAACGACAGCACGGGCACCATCGCCGGTCGCAGCAGCCCCACGAACGGCGCATTCTCTGTCGCGGACCCGCGCGCGCCGGCAAACGCCCTGCAATACCAACAGTACGGCGTGCGCCGCTGGACCGACACCTCGGGCGCCATCATCGGCGTCAAGTCGCCCGGCCAAGGCACGTACTCCGTCGCCGATCCCCGCGGCCAGAGTTTCGGCAAGTACCTGGTCACCGACTGGGACGGCCCAGCCGGCACCGTGATCGCGGCCAGTACTACCGGCCAGGGTGCATTTGCTGTCGCGGACCCGCGCCACCGTGGCCCTGCCAAACACTCTAACGAGTTCCGCATCGTGCCTTGGGACCGCCACGCACAAGCGGTCACCAGTGCCCATGGCACAGGCCAGTGCGTCGAAGACCCGCGCGTGCTCAGCCGGACGAAGGGAGACCCGTATCTCACTGGCGGCCACTACGGCGTAGTTGGGTTCGACCAATCCGCCGGCGCGGTGTCTGCCAGTGCGCGGCACGACAACGGTCGATGGAGCGTGGCCGATCCGCGCATGCCGAAGGCGAACGACCGGCTGAGCTGCATCATCCAGTCGCTGGATGGCACCTGGCACAGGCCCTTCACCACCCTGGAGTTGGCCGCGCTGCAGAGCCTGGTGGACCCGGAAGAACAGTTGATCCTCGACGGCCTGAGCGACAGCGACTGGCGCGAGCGCATCGGCAACGCCGTACCGCCGGCCGCGGCCGAGGCCATCGCCGGCGTAATGGGTACCACCCTGCTGCTGGCCGAGGCCGGCGAAACCTTCATGCTCAGCAATACGCCGATCTGGGTGCGCCCGGTTGCGGTGGCGCTGAGCGTCGCGCAACAGGAGGTGCAACCGTGAACACCGAACAGTTCATCCGTGACTCGGCCGCGCGCGGGCTTTCCCGCCGCGCCACCCGGCTGGCCCTGGGCATCGGCCCATGGGTATTCCGCGAAATGCTGACCCTGATGCCGGACATCGAGTGGCCGGCGAAGGGCCAGTCGCTGGACCACAAGCGGGCCAACTCGCAGAAACAGGGCTACTGCACGCCGGCACTCGCCCGCGCACTGGACCAGGCCCGCCAGGCACGCAAGGAAAAGCACACCCACACCGTGCGCGGCAGAACCGGAACCCTCGAAGAGTTGGTCGACCTGCTGCCGAGCCCCGTCTCGGCCAGCACCGTCCGCCGGCGACTCGCCGCAGGCATGTCCCTCGAGGACGCGCTGCTCACCCCACACCTACCGCCGAAACCAGGCCATCGCCCACTTCAGCAGGTGCAGCCATGACGACGAACCAGAACCACCCCGACGATCATCTTGCAATTGAGGCGCTCCACAGCCGCTATCTCAATGTCCTGACCGGACGCACCAGCGATCACCTCATGATGTTCCAAGACGAGGCCTACGCGCTTGGCCGCGCCCGGGGCGCCTGGACGTGTTCCGTTTCGACCTGCACCTGGAGCGCCAGCGCCGGTTCAGCGAACGCACGTTCGGGCCTGGGTCGCGTGCCGCTGGCGTCGTCGACCACATCCGTAAGGAGTTGCGCGAGATCGAAGAAGCCCCGGCGACCTGGCCGAGTGGATCGACGTTGTGATCCTGGCCCTGGACGGGGCTTGGCGCACCGGCGCCACTCCCGCGCAGATCATCGACGCCCTGCTGGCAAAGCAGGCGAAGAACGAGTCGCGGTCCTGGCCGGACTGGCGCACGGCGCCGGCCGACAAGGCGATCGAGCACGACCGCGCGGACGACCCGATCGACGACAACACCTACTTCGTCATGCGCAACGCCGGCGGCGCCGTGTTCGTGAAGCACGGTCCCTTCTTCCGCGACCAGGGCGGCCTGACGGAGGACTGGGGAAAGAACTGGACGCGCATCAGGGCCGGCAGCCTCAAGCATGCCCGCCAGATTGGGGAGGGGCTGCTGCCGTGATCCAGCGCATCTACCTCGCCGGGCCTATGACCGGCCTGCCGGAACACAACTTCCCCGCCTTCCACGCCGAAGCCGCGCGCCTGCGCAGCCTCGGGTACCAGGTCGAGAACCCCGCCGAGCACGGCGAGATTCCGGGCTTCGAGTGGGCCGACTACCTGCGGCTCGACCTGCAGAAGCTGCTCACCTGCCAGGCAATCGCTCTGCTGCCCGGCTGGATGGACTCGAAGGGCGCCAGGCTGGAGTTCACCGTAGCCACCAATCTGGGAATGCGCGCTCTGCACGCGGAGCACATCACCGGTCCTGCGGAGGATGCGCCATGACCGACCTCTTCTACCTGCAAGACAGCCGCAGCAACGTCGGGAGCCGGGCCATGTTCTGGCGCGCCGGCGGCGGCTACACCACCAACATCGACGAAGCCGAAACGTTCACCCGCGCCCGGGCCGTACGGCAATACGAGTGCCGCGAGACCGATCTGCCCTGGCCGGTCGACTACGTGCGCGCCCGGGTCGAGTACGGCGTCGATCACCAGGACCTGGAACTGTCCCGGACGCAGGCACTCGCCACCGCCCCAGCGGACGACCGCATCTACGTCGCCTACGACAGGGACTGGGACGGCAACTGCCTGGTCTGGGTACCCGAGGCCGCCGGCCGGACATCCAACCTGGCCGCCGCACGGACCTGGCCGCTCGACCACGCCGGCATACTCACCGCGCGCGGGCGCGCGCCCTGGCCGAAGTCCTACATCGACCAGCATGCCAGGCCTGTTGCTGTGGCGGCCTCCCTCAACCACAAGCAGGCCCTCCGGCTCTTCGGCCTGAAGCTACCCAAGCCGGAGCACCAGGGCCAGCGCCGCCTGAGCTACAGCACCAGGCTGAATTGCAGCGGCTGCGGACGCTTCATCACAGAGCATCAGCGCTTCGACGACTGCCCCAACTGCGGGGCAAGGAATGCACCATGACCAGATCCAAGCTGGTGCAGAGCGAGGCCGAACTCTGCGCGGCGTTCATCGACGAGTTCAACCGAGTCCCCGGCTGGACCTGCTACCCGGAGACTGCCGGGTTCGACATCCTGGTGGTCCATGAGGATGGCCGGCAGATCGGCGTAGAGGCCAAATTGCAGTTGAACGCCAAGGTAGCCGACCAGATCCTGCCGCAGTACTGGCAAGACCGGTACGGTGCGCCAGGGCCAGATCACCGCCTGGTCATTGTCGGGCGGATCACCGAGGCCAGCGCCGGCATCAAGCGCCTGCTTGAAATGTGCGGCGTCGCGGTTCTTGCGCCGCACCGTGGCTACGTGCGACGCAACGGCAGTTACGTCGAAGGGCCCGACTTCGGCCTATCCCATTGGGTCAAGCACTTCAACGAGCCCAACCTCTTCGACTGGAACCCCGCTGAGCGCTGCCATGTCCCGATCGTGGTCCCTGACGTGCCCGCCGGCGTTCCGGCGCCGCTGCGACTCACCCAATGGAAGGAAGGCGCGCTGAAGGTGATCGCCACGCTTCGCCGCCAGGGCTTCATCACAACGAAGCAGATCGCCGAATGCGGCGTCAGCGCGACGAACTGGACACGATCCTGGCTCGACAAGGGCGCCGAGCGCGGCACCTGGGTTGAGTCTGCCCGCATGCCAGCGTTCGACCAGCAGCACCCCGAGGCCTTCACCAAGATCCAGCAGGCGCTGGACAAGAGCGCCCAGCCCAACCTCTTCACCTGAGCACCGCAATGAACCGCCCCACCATCTGCCGCACCACGGGCCAACGGATAGGCCTGTGCAAATGCTTCCGCTGCCGGCCGCCGGCGCCGGAGCAACCGGAGACACCGCAATGTCCTCTACCCAACACCAACTGATCGAGCAGTGCGCCATCCGCCTGCGCGGCATCGTCGAAGCCCTGGACAACATCCACGACAACACCCCGCACCGCTGGTCAACGGACCTCGACGACGTTCACTCCTCAGCCGAGAGCCTGCTGGCCCTCATCAATGATCAGGCGCCGCCGTCCGATGCCGAGCGCTGGAAAGAGCAATTCGCCTGCATGCAATTGCAGCGCGACCACCACCGCGAACGCGCCGACGCCGCCTTGGCCAGGGTCGCCTCGCTTGAGTCCAAGCTGGCGGAGCTGGAGAAGCAGGAGCCGGTGGCTCTCGCCAATCGCGGAATTCATGCCTTCTGGGTGAAGTGGACGGAGGCCGCTGCCGGCCTGTATGGCCCCGGCATCAAGCTCTACGCGCACCCGGTCGCACAGGCTCAGCACAGCGTGCCTCAAGCATGGCTCGACGTACAGGCAGAGCGCCGCCGGCAGATCACCGCCGAGGGATGGACGCCGGAGCACGACGACGAGCACAGCCACGGCCAGATGGCTCGCGCCGCCGCCTGCTACGCCCTGGCCGGCTCCAGCGCTCCGAACGATGGAACCGCCGCCCTGCTGGTGTCGCTGGCATGGCCCTGGGATGAACAGTGGTGGAAGCCGAGCACTGCTCGACGCGATATGGTCAAGGCCTGCGCCCTCGGGCTGGCCGAGATCGAGCGCCTTGACCGGGTAGCGGCGAGTCAGGGAGGGCCAAGTGATGCGTAGAGCACTGACCGCCCTCGGCATCATCGCAGCCCTCGGCCTGGCCGTGGTGGGGCTGGTGGAGATATTCCCGATCGTTCGCACGCTGGCGGCCTGGCAGACGGGGTGCTTCGGATGAAGCAGAAACCAGGCATCGCACTTCCCCGCTGGCTCCTTCGCACAACCACGATGCAGATGCACAGCGTCGACGTGGTACTGGTCATGGCCCTAGTGCTCCAGCACCACGGCACGGCCGACGCGGTTCGCCGCGCCGCCGGTCAGCTTCGCGACAGAGTGTGTGCCGAGCACCGGCCCAAGATGACCGCGCTCATGCGAATGCAAGACGACGCGGCGGCGCTGCAAGTGGCGCTCAACATCGTCCAACGCGCCACCGACGCCCTGGGCATCCTGCCGGGAACGCCATTTCCGGCCGGGCCGGTACTGACTAACCGTTACCTCGAAACCCAACTTGCACCCGGTCCGTATCAATGGACCCGGGAGGTATCTCTATGCGCAACCCCCAGCAGCACCAAGACGTCCCCCGCTTCATCGACTTGAATATGGTCAAGTTGAGAACGGGGATGGGTACCACGTTCATCTACGACCATATGAAGAAAGGGGACTTCCCCAAAGGGCGCAAGTTTGGCCGTGCCACTCGCTGGGCAGAGGTTGAAATCGACCAGTACTGCAACGGAACCTGGACGCCGCAGGCGCCAACAAACGAAGCGGGAGCCCGGAGTGATCACTCCGGGCAGCCTGCTCCAACCGAACCAAGTAACCACGGCAGTGCTGCACGTAGCGCACTCGAGACAGTCTCCAACCATGGCCAGTTAGTGGTTCATCGAACTCAAGGCGCTTAATCACTTGGCTAACGGCGTTTAGGTTCATCATCTTCGTTGGGTCTATTCGACCCACGAACGCTAACTAGTGCTCCCCCCTCCGCAGAAACCGCCTGACTTACTTAATCGTTAGGCGCGACAGAGCCACGATCTACGGCGGCCCGTCCTCCCCGTCCCTGCGCACCTTTCCAGGCAGTTGTTTCACCCTTCCGAGTCGCCACTAACTCTGCCACCGGGTCGAAAGTCTACCTTAAGGGTTCCGCCCTTCGAACGTCTCGTAGGTCAAATCAACCATACTTTTATATCGATCTGTAACAGAATCCGAAAGACGCATATAAAGATCAATAGCTTTAGAGTTTACTACAACAATACGCCGCTCACGATCTGCCTCAGGCATTTTGTTACTAATTTCTGAGTCAAGAGTTGCCGAGTCACGCAGATCAGCTATCTTTTCTACGGCAAAATTCATAATTTTAGGCTCTGCTGTCCAATGCGTTAGCTTCCGGCATTTTCGCTCAAGCAAGGAAACTTTATGCTCAACAAAATTACATTTCAAATCAACAGAACACGCAAATAACCGTGCAGCCAAATCTGTATTATCGTCTTCGCATCTCCCCCAAAAGTCGGAAACATCACTCACGATCTCTTGAAGCATCTTCTCTATCGCTGCAACTATAGCATTCGCCTCAGATTGTCTAGCAAGCGATCGTGAATTATGATAAACAAAAATCCAACCAACGATTCCAACAATTACTGAAACGACCGCGGCCCAGTTAAAATCACCGCCCACCATTATTTTCAGGCCTCGCCTCGCGAATGTACTTATCTATATTATTCAAGACACTTTTATAACGACTTTTATAACCGACCCGCTTCCTTACTTCTTCTGGAGTGAAGCCCTCATATTTAATTAGACCCCCAAATACCTCATCCAGAAAAGACGACCCACTCCCCAGCACCCCAGTTAAGTCAACTTCAACGTAATCATACTCTTCTAAGGCTTTGAGCAAGAACTCCCTTCTGAATCGAACACCATTAAACTCCGGATTATCAACTTCGGAGCGACCATAAGGCATATCAGTAAAATCTTTTGCTACATCGATTATCTTAATCAAACCTTTATTCATTTCAATCACCCTGGGACCTTAAGCTTGATATTCCATTGAATCAAGGTTCCATGAAATTCAAACGGAAGCGGCCTAGCCTCCTCCTTCTGCCCCTTTGTTTGGTATTGATACCAACCACTACCACTATAGATCATTAGCGTTCCCATTGGATTCGCTTCGACAAAATCTTTTGCTTCGGATAGACCTTTTCCGCGCCCGCTAGTATTGAAGCGAGACTTCCCATAGTCAACAGCGGCCTTAATACTTGCAGCATCGCGAAATGCTCTTACGGGAAATGACGGACTCTTTTTCAGCAGCTTTTTCAAGGCACTATAAGTATCTCTCATCATATCAACCATATTTGGCTTAATGGACAAGGTTTTTGGAATACCCACACCCATGTCATAAACACCTATAAAAAGCTGATCCTCAATTAGACGAACAACAATCCACCAATTCTGCAAATGAGCAGGGAGATCCAGTTCGAATTCTTTAGCATACCCATGTTGCCAAACATTCCCAACAGATTCCGTAATCGCAGCGAAAGCCAATCCGCCCTGTTCATCCTCTTTAGAACTTTCAAATATATCTTTCACATATGAAATAACAGACCGGAGCTCCGTTTGCTCTGCCCCACCCTCTTTATCCTCGGATGAAGCAGTACAGATAGGAACCCCGGGAACCTTCGCATCCTTAAAGTTAGGACGTCGCTCTCGCATCAAGTCCCAAAAGCCTAAAATCTGAAATTTTTTTGCTATATTAAGATTACAACAAGCAGTTGATTTAATAATTTTTGAATTTCCATGAAGCTTTTGCAACTGCTCTATATTTGCATACAAGACAAGTAGTGCTGCAACTTTTACAGCGCGCACAGATTTAAAGTCAAGAAGAACCAACCCACTAGAGCAAGCTTGTCTGATACTGTTTATAAAGGTCCAAAATTCATCATAGCCCGGACCAAAAAAATTAAGCTCTTCCGGCGCAACAACTACAATTCGAGAGCCGATCCGTGATTGGAGTTTCAGCTTTCTTTGAGGATCATATCTACGTGGATTCCTAGCGATCAACAATGCACGCCTAGTAGCATTCCTTTGCCGAATAAAATCAGAATCCCTTAACTTTTTCATCGCAAACAGTCGCTCGTAGAACCAAAATACGAAAGATCATACATGAGCGAAGTAGAGGATTCACAGGGCAAGTCTCTTTTTTTACCGTGATGCTCACAGGTCACATGTCAGCCCTCAGCCAGCTCCCGCTGATCCAGAAAATCAGCCCAGGCCTGCATCATTTCCCTTCGCTTTTCCACATGTGCAGCATGGTTATAAGCCGCCCTGGCCTTACTCGGATCCGCATGTGACAGTTGCCCCTCAATCAACGTCGTGTCGTAGCCCATTTCATGCAGCGCAGTGGAGAAAGTCCCTCGCAACCCATGACCAGTCAGCAGCCCATCGAACCCAAGGCGCTTGATCGCCTGGTTGATGGTGTTCTCGCTCATCATCTTCGTCGGATCATTTCGACCTGCGAACGCGAACGGGTATTTTCCCGTCTTCTGCAGCAACCGCCTGACCTCCTCAATCGCTTGCCGCGACAGCGGCACGATGTACGGAGGTACCTCTTCCCCGTCCTTGCGCACCTTGCCGCGCAATTGCTTCACCCTTCCGGGCGGGACAGTCCATATCCCCTTTTCTAGATCGAAGTCTGCCGGCGCAGCCTTTCGAAGCTCGATCGTACGTACCGCGGTCAGAAGCATCAGACGAACGGCGATCCTTGTGATCTCGGACCCCTGGTAAGACCGCAGTCTCACAAGAAGGGCTGGAAGCTCTTCGCCATCATGCGCAAGAATCGGATTGTGCTCAGTCGGCGGCTGTTCTTTCGCCAGAATGTCCAGGTCCGAGGCAGGGTTGTCCTCTCGTAATCCGGCCGCGATCCCAACGCGGAAGATCTGGCGTAACCAACTCCGCGCCTTCTCCGCGACGTGCAGCGCTCCCCGGCGCTCGATGGCTCCGACAACCGCAGCCAGGTCACGACGGTGAATTTCGCGAAACTTCATATTCGCCAGGGCCGGGTATAGGTCATTGTCCAATACTCTGCGCGCCTGGTTTGCGCTGCCTTTCCGGCTATCGTCCGCCCAGCGCCCCTGTTTCAACTCCAGCCACTGTTCAGCCACGTGTCGAAACGTCTCCTCGACGCTGACCGTCTTCCGGTCCGCTCGATGCTGCCCCCGCGGATCGATACCTTGGGCCACCAACGAACGCGCCTCGTCACGGCGCTGCCGGGCATCACGCAGGCTCAACTCGGGATACGTCCCAAACGACACTCGCTTCTGCTGGCCATTCAGCGAAAAGCGGAAGTGCCAGCTTTTGGTGCCCTTGTGAGAAACGAAGAGAGAGAGGCCGTCAATGTCGGCGAGGGTGTAGTCTTTAGCTTCTGCTTTTGCCTGGCGGACAGCAGTATCCGTGAGCGGCATAGTACATTCCCGGAAAAACCAAATTCAGATGTACTAAGGAATGTACTAAAAAAACGCGGCTGGTGGCGAATTGTGGCGGAAGCCAACGGAAGAGACTAATCGGCTGCAAGCCCCGGAATTACTGAGCTTGCGAAGGAACACGAAGGATCGCGAAAGAGAAGTATGGTGCGGACGGAGAGACTCGAACTCTCACGCCTTGCGGCGCTGGAACCTAAATCCTGTCTCGCACCTCAGAAGCGCTTATATTACAACAGTTTACGCCGACCGCAATCACTTAAACTGTGCCAATCGTGAAATTCCTTTTCACGTTTTCCATTTCCGTGCTTCACGTTTCCGTCACGGTCAATATTCAGCGGTCCGACTCATAGGCCGCAACGCCGGTCCCTACCGCCCGCCATTCGTCCTGCGCCATCCGCGCATCACAGATGAATACCTCGACCTCCCCACCTTCTTTCGGCTCCGCAGGGCGGATCGCTGCATGCCGGAGAATCGTCTGCATGTCTGGGACGTAGCTGCTCTCCGAGCCGTGGAACGACCAGATGCCATGTTTCCCAGCGCTGCCCACCTGGTGGTCGAGTTTCACCGACCAGCCCTTGAATCGAATCACCAGCATCACCAAGCTCCGTAGGAAAAGGCCGTAGTCTACTCCTACTGGCATGCCCTGTTGGCTGCAAGCAGTTGCGCCTCATACCCGATCCGCTGCCGCCGCTCGGCCAGCAGCGCGCGGACCTTGGTCTGTAGGTCGTCGCTCTTCTTCAGCCCAGCCGCTGCCCAGGCCGGCACCTCGACCGCGGGCGCTCGGCACGGCACCGCCACCGGAACTTCTACGCGCACCGTGCGCGGCTCGGCTTCCTGCCGGGCGGCGCATCCCGCCAGCGCGAACACCAACCCCAGCACCTGCACCACCTGCACCTTTCGGCTGCACCTGCCGGAAATCGCTGCACCTGCAGTCTTTCGCCACGCCTGCAGCTTCATAGCCCCAGCTCCTTGTCGATGACCGCCTCGGCGGCCGCACACTGCTCACCGGCGGTTCGCTGACTCAGCAGGCGTTGGGCTCCGGCATACTGCTCAGCGGCCTGCTGCCGTCCCTGTTCCAGCGCATGGGATGCCTCCCTGGCGCGCTGCTCGCCGGCCATGCGCAGCGCGGCGACCTGCCTGCCCTGCTCCACCACTGCGGATTCCAACTCTCCCCGGGCGGCGCGGCAGGTAGCCAGATACGCGCTCGCGGCATCGAGTTGCGGGCGGTAGTGCCGCGCTCCGATCCAGACACCGCCGGCGGCGCCGAGGCCGACCAGCACCAGGCAGGCCAGCGCGACCGATAAAGCGCGGGCGGAGATCACGACAGCGGCTCCAGGAACAGGACACGTTCCGCCGCTCGGCGCTTAACCAGGCCCCCCAGTCGCTTTCCTCCGGCATTCACCCATCGCGAGAACTGGTCCGCTGCTCCCTGGTAGTCCCCCCTGTTCAGCAGCTTGAGCAGCGTGGACGACGCCAGATTGGCCGCGCCCAGGTTGTACACGAAGCTCATCAGGGCATCCCACTGGTTCTGGTTCAGTGGCACTTTCACCAGCTTGTCCATCTCGGGCTCGAAGCGCTGAATGTCGTTCGACAGCATCCGCTCGGCCTGCTCGACGGTGATCGTCATGTAGCGGGTGACGCCCCGCGTGGTGCCGTAGCCAATGGTCCAAACGCCTACCGAGTCCTGATAAGCGGACAGGCGCAGGCCCTCGAACGACTTGATGAGGTCGATGCCTCGTTGGGAAGTACGCATTTACGGGTCTCCAAAAACGACGAAGCCCGCTCAGTGGCGGGCTTATCTTCGTCGGGAATGTGTTCGGGTTAGCTACCGGTCAGGATCACCAACAGCACGGGAGACGACAGCCAGGCGGCGGCTCCACAGGCGAGGATCAGCAGGCTGACCCCGATGCAAAAGTTCAGGAAATGACTCGTTGGCATTTTGACCTCCAGCCAGTCTTTAACCTTCAGCAAGATTGGTCTACGATTCACGTATGTTCTGCTCCTTGTCCTTCCCAAGGGGTGGAAATAAAAACCCCCGGCACGCTGTGAACGTCCGGGGGTTTTGCTTTTCTGATTCTGTCTTTACTTTTCTGTAACCCTGCAAGCGATCTCGACCATCTCCCTGTTGAAGCGAGTCGAGTCGGCAAGAATCACGCCGCTGTCAAGCACGGCAAACCTAGTGAAGCCTGTGTATCCACCATAGCTGTTCTTCGCATTCACCTTGCCGCAGATGGAGTATTTATCTGGCGGGGCTGCAATCGAACGAACGCCAATCAATCCACTGAACTTTGCGGAGTCCGGGTCTTTCAAGACCTCTCGAACGGACGCCATTGCATGCTCACGCTGCTGGTCGCTCAGCTCAAACGATACGGTTTTTGGCTTTGGGGTCTGCACCTTGGGAGCCGGGGGTGGTGGAGTCGCGCAGCCGCTCAATGCGGCTTCGGTCTGCCACAGACATCCCCGCCAATCAGTTGGATGCGGCCCGAAACTTCGTCGCCGCCTACAGCGTTCACGAAGGCGAATGGCTGCCGAAGCCTGAAAAACGCTGCGGCACCATGCTCAACGACCACCAGCTCTACGACGTGTACTTCGTCTGCCACCACTTCCAGTACCTGTTCGAAATCTTCAAGCGCCACAGCCTCTACAGCCTCCTTAGGCAGCACGGCTCCCGCGCAGGCGTAGAGATGATCGACCACTTCAAGGATGGCTACATGGGAGTCTGGAAGCTCAGGAAGGACTTCGACGGCGAGTTTGACGCTGTACAGCGGCGGCTGGGGCTCAACCGGTATTCTGAATTCCGCATTCGATGAGGTTCTTGGCCCCGTTTCGGCGGGGCCTGGAATCATGCTTATCGTCAATTTGCCAGAATGTACGGCTATGCCGTACAATCAAAAAATGCGAACAGTCATCGAAACAGAGATTTTCAAACGCTATGCAGACGACATCTGGAACGACCTCGAACGGGAGGAGTTCATTACGTGGATTGCAGCCAACCCCTTGGTCGGAGATGTGATCCCAGGATCGGGCGGGCTTCGCAAGGTGCGCTGGTCTCGCCCCGGCATGGGTAAGCGCGGCGGCGCGCGCGTGATCTACTACAACGCCGAAGAGGCGCAATCCATCTGGCTACTGATCGCATACACAAAATCAAAGTTCGATAACCTACCAGCATCCACCTTGAGCAAATTGAAAGAGGCTATGAATGGACAAGGAACTTGAAACCTTCGAAGCCGACCTCCTCGCCTCGATTGACGAAATGAAGAAGGGGAAAGTCGCCCGTTCGACGCATGTCGAACTTTCTCCGGTTGCCGAAGTTCGCGCAAAAGTTGGCATGCCACAGTCTGAGTTCGCCGAGCTTTTGGGCGTGAGCGTCCGCACGCTGCAAGACTGGGAGCAAGGACGCCGATCCCCGTCTGGAGCAGCGAAAACCTTAATTAAGGTTGCTGGCATGCACCCGGAGGCATTGCGGGAGTTGCGCGCTTGATGGTAACGGAGCGATAAATGGTTAGAAATATTCCAAAGGATACCCTATGAAAGTAAAATTACTGCTGCACACATCAGCTATCTTTATCTGCTCTACCACCTTGGCGCTTGCGGATGAAATAGGGGGGGGAGATGATCAAAGCTCAATAGGCGCTTACTGGGATTGTTTGCGAGCTAACTACAGCAAAGTAGCCTTGCAGAGCAACGATATCGCTAACATTCAGGACAAAACCATTGATGCCTGCGATCCAGAACTGCGCAAGCACTTGGATGCTGTTTACCTGTCCGAGCTGAAGAAAAACAATGATATTGTGTCGTCCGCCGACCCTGCGAAAATCACCAAGGATGCAGAGGTAAGCGAAGTAGAGCATGCCCGCTCACTCATAAAGACCTGGCACGCCGGAAAGTAGGAGCAGGGCGGCATACACCGCCCAACTTCACACATTGTTAGGCTTGTTGTTTATTGTAGCCATGTTGTTCTCTACAACCCCATTCCAGCGACCAGAGGCGGCAGTTTCAACAAAATTAACTGCCGCCTTGGCTAGTGATGTACCAAGAAGCATATTACCAATAATGCTTACCTGCGTATTTCCAGTTGCGGCGGAATTTCCAAGGCCAACTGAGGTTCCGCTTGACGCTCCGTTGTGGGTGTTTCCAAAGACATTTAGCGTCCGAATATAGTCGTCTGTTTGCGTCATAGCCAGGTCAAGTAGTCGAGCGCCACCTTTAAATGTGCAACCGCTGATCATCACGTCACCAATCTTTAGTCTGCGCGTGGTTGTGCTTGTTGCCCTAATGAAGTTAACTCCTGACGGAACATTCCCTGTAGAGCAATTGCTTATCGAGACAAAATCACAGGTCTGCCCAGGCTCATGATGTAGGTCAATACATGCAACGGCGGATGACGAAACGTTGAAGAACTCAACGCTACGGATTGACATCTCGCGTGAAACACCTTCAATCCCGGCAACATCAAAAGTATCTACAACAACATCCTTAACCGAAAACTGCCTATTCAGAACAGACGAACCTATATTTCTTACTACAATACCTCGAGAACATGAGTATATATATCCGCCAGAAATTTGGAGTTGACCTACAGTTTCCGTGGTTGAGCCAAAAATTCTCAATGCAGCCAGAGATCCAGATTTTCCATTTCGAATTTCGAAACCGTTGATTACCCCGACCAGGGAATTTGCTGCTGGAGGTCCTGGATGATAGCTTACCTCAATTCCCGCTATAGCATAGCCTCTCACAAAAATTTGATTAAGACTATACCCAATGCACCCCTGAATCATCACTCCTATTTGACCGATATCATTACAGTTTGCATGGATGCCACTGCATGAGAAATCGTTGCATCTATCTAGCTTTACTCCAAAGCTCTTTCTAGACTGTAGTTGATTTGCCTCGAATCCGTTACACATAGCGAAGAAGATGGCAGCTTGATCTTCTACTCCATCTGTGCAAAAGGCTGTATCAACAGAGAAGTCAGAACCGTTCGCATTATAGAGCCCCTTCCATTTGAAGTTAGAAGCCCCAACCTCTCTGACGCTGTACTTAGTGCAACGGTTAAAGTAGATTACACCGGGGCCAACATACGCTGCCGAGTTGTCACAGTAATATCCATATACGTTGTCTATATGGAAGTCTGTACAGTATTGCAAACCAATTGCTGCGGCAGGCCCATCGTTTACCAAGATGGTCCCGCCTGTCACATTCAGTCCAGAGTAAACGTTATCCTCGGTGCCTTTCTGGCCTATGACAAATCCAATAAAGCTAGAGGTGGAAAAATCCGCTGTCGGCCTTGGCATATTGGCAGCATGAAAAGTTGCGCCACCTATCAGGCTCACATGATCAGCCCGAATATCAAGCATCATTACGCCACTGAAAGATGGCGATGCGGTGAATGCACATTTGCGCAAAAGTAATGTAGTGCCATCGGCAGTGACTACTAAGTCACGACTTATATTGTAGTTTCTCGGATTTCCACTGAAATCAACAATACCTCCAGAATTCAGTGCTGCTTGACACGCCGCCCAGTCGATACTGTCGGTTAGCGCAGTGGCGTGCGGATAAACCGCCTGTGCCTCGGCGAGCGTAGCGAACCGCTCTGACAACGGGTGATACGCCCCATCTGCGATAGCGCCGTAGTCCTTGACGTTCGCAGTATCGTTCAGGCGGTCGGCTACGGTGCGCTCGCGATAGCCAATCATCCCGGCGCCGGCGTCGGTCGCGAGCAGGCCCTGGAGCGTGCGGTCAACTTGCGCAACGAGCAGCGGCTCGTCGGCAGCCCAGTTCCCGGTCAGATTGACGGGGAACGATGCCGGGCGCTTGACGCTGTAGAGATTCCCGTCACGCTGGATCAGTTGGGTTGGGCGATCTACGGTCAGCGGGGAGCCGTCGACATATTCAAGGAAGCCTGGCTCGAATCCTTGAGCATCCAGCCAGTCATTGAACTGCTCTTCATACCCCTTCATCGTTGGGCGAAGAACGCCGAAACGATCATTCCACGTGGTATTCACCCGGTCGTTCATCGCCGCGTCGAAGTTCTCGGCGTTGTCGTACAAGTCGCGCGGGTCTTTGGAGCCAAGCGGATTGCCGGTGGCGTAGGTCGTCATGCAAATTCTCCGGGCGTGAAAAAGCCCGCTCTATTGGCGGGCTCTGGATTTGTGTGTGCGGTCAGTTGGGGGCGCTGGCGTTGTCGAAGGTGTAGACCCTGGGGTCGTAGTTCACCGCACGAACAGATGCCGCGGTATTGCCGTTTGGATCGATGGAACTGATCAGGGCCGGGTATGGATTTCCCAGCAGCAGGTGCGGCGGCTCGATCTCCCAGGAAACATCAGGGACGAAGTCGATGCTGGGAATGCTCAGCCGGTAGTCGTCGATCCGAGATGCCGGGTATCCGCCGGAAACCGTTCCGTCTGGGCGCCGCAGGTACAGCGCTGGAGAGTTCAGCAGCGACCAGTCAAGCGGCTCGCTGGACTCGATCAGGACCGAGTTTCCCGAGATCACGAACGATTTCAGATATGCGCTCTGCGCCAGGCCAGGGCCGGGGACATCGCCGGCGAGGGCCACGTAATCCCAGAACTCGCTGTTCAGCGCGTCGAGGCCAGTTTCGAACGAATACTCGGTTCGCCGGTATCGCTGAGCCATCCGGCGGCGCATCCCGTAGCGCCAAGCGCGATCGCGGTTTGTGACACCAACAGCCGTGATCTTCTCGACCTTCCTGCCGACATCGCCGGGCAGGCGGCACTGCACGGTATCTTCGATCCAGCCGTTGGCGTTGACGAAATCCACGTCAACACCGTCGTAGTCGTCCTCCGAAGGAGCGCTGATGCTGATCCTCAGGGGCCCATCAATGTTCTGCGGCGAGTACATGTGCCCGAACGTTGTCCTGGGCTCGTCCCGGGCCGCAGAGATCACGCCGCGTTTGATGGTCTTCTCGGCATACCCAGCCGCAAGCACGTCGTCCATTATCTGCGCGACCGTGACCTTGCCGTCCTCGTAGATCATGTCGAACGTGTCGCCGCGGTCCTTCCAGATGGCGTCAAGCCGATCAAGTTCTTCTAGGTCGAGGTCGGCGTCTGTGTAGCCGCGCTCTTTGGCGATGTAGCAGAGGAACGGGACGATGTCTCGCGTTGCGATCTCGGGTGTCCATGCACCGTTCTGCCGAGTCGGTAGCATGCGAGTAGCTTCCACCGAAACGCGGCTTTCGGTCTGCGCTGCGATACGGTCAGACGACCGATACCTGACGGCCATTGTCGTGACGCCGGCGTAGGACGATGGAGCCTGGAGGCGCGCGCGCATCCCGTACCACTGCGTGCGATCCCGGTATTCGGACGTAGAGTTGCCACCCTGGTTGACGAACACTTTTCGAATGCGAAATTCGGGTCGCATCATGTACGGCAGCGAGATGCCGTCCGTGAATCCTTGCTGATCCAGTGAACTCCCTGCGTGGTTCTTGCTGACCGTCGTCCATGCGCCGCCGATGGCCATGTCTCGCCACTGAATGTCGTAATAGGTGCGGATCTGGTAGATCTGCCCTTCCCTGCCGACACCGCACAAGCCTTCCGGGCAAAACACGTCGATCTCGACGAAGTTCGTCTTCTCCGACACAGGGCATGCAGGGAATGGCCCGCGCCAGCCCCCTTCGAGGCTGGTCGGATCGATGGTGACTCGGGACGTAGACGAGTTGAGAGCGGTGAATCCTGGCCAGTCAACATCGACACCACCCGCACTGGTCAGCCGCTCGACTGTGAGTTGCTGCGCACTGTACGCCGTGATCCGATAGCGCAGTCCGCGCGGGCCGATTGCGGCGCTGCCGGAGCCGGTCTGCAATGCATTGGCCGGCGAACCATTGCTGTAGTTGAGCGTCATCGACGTGGAGGTGATGTCGTTCACCAGGTAAAGGCCGCCGTTGGTGCCGACAACCTCGATCTCGTCGCCGATACCCAGGCCTAGTTGAGCGATGTCACCAGTCACGACATCGCGGTCAGAACCGCCGCCGTCGTTCACCGAATAGGGGTACATCGCTTCAACGCGCAGGATGGTGCCAGCAACCCAATCAGAGGGGAACGACCCAGCTCCGGCAGAAATGATGATGTTCGTCCCGGAGAACGTGAACGTAGTTGCTGACGGATTCGGCGTGAGATTGGAACTCTCGGTCAGGTCAAGACCGGCGTTGCCGGTTGAACTCGCGCCAACCTCTTCGACCAGATGCCACCAGACCGATGCAGGGTGCCCGCTGACGTTCTGCCCTGGTTCGAAAATCTGGAAAGAGGCGTCAGCGCCCAGTGCTAGGAACGACGTGTCACCGATTTTCGCTGCCCCTTCGGCGATCTGGAATCGACCACGCCCAATGCACAACAGCATTTCGGTCCACTGCTCACGCGGGCCGGCGAAATACTTCCGGGGCGGCAGGATGTAGTCGGGATAAATCAGACGACGGCCAGCGACTTCGCGGATCGCATCTCCGAGCTTGACTTTGTTCCCGCGCGCGCTGGTTTCAGAGAGCGACGCGCCCTGCCCGGGGTTCGTCGGCATGCCGGGCAATTGAGGCATGAGCATCCGAAAAACGGATTGCGCACCTTTGAACAGCGCTGCCGTGATCGTGAACGGATCGGTCCCGCGCGGGAGCTTGTAGATCCGAACGATGTCGCCGCGGTCGATGATGCGCTCGGCCCACTCGCCGGGGTGGACGAACTCCTCATGCGCCTTTTTCTGCTTGTCGGTCAGGTCACCGCAGAGCGCAACCTCGGCGGGGACGACACCGATGGAGAACGGGTGAACGTCGTGGCAGCGGTACCCAGGCGAATTCGCAGTCAGCCACGCATGGATCGTCATCCTGCGGCCGATCGGATGCCGCTCCAGCGGTTCTCCGTCAAGAAGTGATGGGTAGATTTCGATCACGGTAGAAGAGCACCTTGGAGTATTTGTCGGAGAACTTCTGGAGCGGTGTGAGCGACACCCCGCTCCCCGGATTGATTTCGAGAACCCGCAGGCGTCCATCTACCTCGACCAGCAGGCCTACGTGATCGAGCAGACGCCCTCTATAGGCCGCGGCGATGACCCCAGGCCCTGGCTCGCATTGCTCGAGCGCGCGCTGGATCTCCATATCGCACGCCCGCTGCATCGAAACCGGGGTGAGTCGCGTGACACCGCCAAAGTCGGTCAGCATCGGCAGTCCGAACAGCTCAACCCGCGCTATGAGCGTCAGGCCCCAGCAATCAAGGCACGGCAGGGCCCGCCCGCCCTCGGTATAGATGGCGGTGAGGTATCTGTTCGGCATGGGATCAAGGCCAGTATTTGAGTCCGGGGAACTCGCTGACGTTGTAGATGTGGCGCAGCGCGGCGGTGTTGATGAGGTCGTAGTAGCCGGCCTCCACCTGGACAGTGAGACTTTCGAAGTCGGCACCTTTCACGCGCATCCGATAGGGGCGCTCTGCCGGCGCAGTCAGGTCGCTTTCGAGGTAGATTCGCAGGACAAGCGTGACCGGCTCTCCGGCGTCGATGGCCTCGGCAATATACTGCTGAGCAAAGCCAGTCACGTTGTCGATCGCAAAGCCAACGTTCTGGTTCCCGCTGTTGTCCCGCTTAGGGATCGAAACGTCGATAGCGCCAGCGATGAATGTCAGTAGCCGTCCGTCTTCTGTCATGCAGGTCAGGTCTTTGAACCCCTGACAGATGAGGATCGGATCGGGCCTGGAGGGCCGAGTAATCTCGATCGTTGCAATCGGAAGATCCGGCCCATCCGATGCATAGAACCGCTCAAGAGCCGTCGCCATGTCGAGGCCACTCCCTGTTCATTGCGATGTCGAAGATGTCAGCGAGGAGGATGTACTCGGGCAGAATCTCGGCCCACCCAGCATCGATGACGGGGCGCTCACGCAACTCCAGTGTGGCGGTGAAATCCCAGAGCGAGATACTGCCGCTGACCAGCTTTGGACCGTCATAGATGTCGGTGAATCTGGCGGCATACGCACGCAAACCATCAGGAGTCTCCGGCGTCTTTAGCGGGCATTCGAACCAGTGGTAACCATCCACTAGAACATCACGAAACCATGCCTCAAACAGCATTGCCTCGCTGTCGCTGAGCCTCCACCTGACGCTTGCCATAGTTGGAGTAGCGGTGAAGTGACGCCTCTGCCTCGCCCTCCCCGTCTGCATCTCCGTGCGGATTAGAGGGCTAACAGGGGTAAGCCCATAGCCCTCCCGCTGAGGCGGGCAGATATTTGGGTACTGCTTCATGTCCCGCTCCTTCGAATTCCGAATGCCTGGGCAATCGCTCTGGATGCCGGGCCGTCGCCATTGATGTCAGCCACGAACACTTCCAGGAACTCTTGTCGCCCATCTCTCCGGCGCTCCACCTGGCCTGCACGGGCTTTGTTCTCCACGATGTTGACGGTGGTATTCCCGCTCTGTCCCTGGTTTGACCGAACTTCATCAAGCGTCCTGTCGAGCTTTGCGCTCGTCTCTGCCGTCGTTACCCGCTCCCCCTTCTGGAGCAGCCAGGTTCCAGTCTCCGGCACAGCATCGAGGCCATCGTGAGCCATGCCGGCTAAAGCGGATGCTGCGACGCCAGCAACCATCGGCGCGGTGATGCCGGCGGCCGAGGCCGCAGCAGCCGGCGCAAGCACTGGTCCAACAATTGGAATTGCTGCCGTACTAGCAAATGCCGCCAGTTGAGCCTGGAAGGCAGTTGCTTGTGCGTTCGCGATGAGAGTAGAGGCGGCGCTAGCCTGAGCAGCCTTCCCGCTCACCAGTTGCACCGCCTGATAGACCAGCCATTGCGCGGCCATCTGCGCAAGCGCGTTGATGATGCTTGTGGCCATCGTCTGCGCGATGTTCTTGAAAACGTCGGCAAGACTTTCGCCGTCCATGATCATCGACGCGATGCCGTCTCCTACAGCGGAGGTGAGACCGTCCAGCGTCTGCGCGGTGAAATCGGCAGCCTGCTGTTGATAATCCGTGGCCGTGTCGCGGTAGTTCTCCCAGGCAGACGTGACACCATCCAGCCAGTTGCTCTGAGCCTCATCCTGAGCCGCGTAGTACTCATGCTGGATTTCCAGACGCTCGGCCAGAGCCTGGCGCAGGAGGTCAGTTTCTTGGTCGTAGAGTTCCTTACTGATTTCTGCGCTGTTGAACTGCTTCTGTAGATCGGCAAGCTGTTTGTTGTAGTCCTGCTGGATCTCCAGGTCTGCGCGCAGTCGCTCTCTCAGCTTGTCGCCGCTGCCAGATCCGGCCAGTTCAATCGCAAATCCTGCCCGTGCAGTTGCGTTCGATTCATTGAGCGCTGCACGGAAAGCCTGAGCCTTCGCCGCATCCTCGTTCGCCTGCTTCAGTTGCTTCAGGCGGTCAAGCTCTTCTGCCAAGCCATTCAAGCGTTTCTGCTGCTCGGCATTGATTCCAACCAGCTTGCCTGACTCAATCTCGAACTGAAGCTTTGCGACCTCCGTGGCGTCCTTGCGCTTGTCGACTTCAGTGTTGATCAGCGCAATCTCGCGCTCATATCCTGTCTCAGCATCATCAAAGCGCTTCTGGAGCGCCTTCGCCGCCTGCTCTGCAGCTTTCTGTGCAGCCTTCTCTTCGTTAGTCAGGGCAGTGAACGTTCCAGGTTTGCCGCCATTTTTCCTCAGTTTCTCAAGGAGATCCGCAAGCTCCTTGATTTTCCCGTTCGTTCCGCCGCTGCCAGCTTTATCGATGTCATTTAGGAACCCGGCGTACTTTTGAGCTACAGCATCAAGGTCCTCGCCTACTCCAGCTGCAGTCTGCTGGATGTTCTGGCGGTTCTTGTACAGCAGTTTCGCAAGCCCGACAGGACCTGCCGCAAAGTCAGTCCAGTCCGCATCCTTGAAGCCAGCCGCAGCCGTCGCAGCAGCGCCGCCGATGGCCTTGCCCATGAGGTCGAACGCACCCACGGCTCCTACGGCGGCCTTCGCCATCCACTTGATGGTGTCGACAACGAACTCACCAACGACAACAGCAGCCTCACCCTCCTTATTTACCCCGAGCAGGCCAACCGCCATGTCACTTAGGGCTGGCAGGAGCTGAGCCGCAATCTGGTTCTTTAGACCAGTGACGCTCTGCTCAATAAGCCAAGTGGCCGCCTGAAGCTCGCTAGCCGACTTAATCGTCTTCTCGTCGAGAATCGCACCAGCGGCCTGGGCAGCGTCACCAAAGGTCTTGAACCCCTCAGCGTTATTGCGAAGCAGCGGGAGCAGCGCAGTCGCATCGCTCGCAATGGCCTCAAGATAGAAGGTCATGTCCGACTGGCTGACCTTGGCCTTTTCCAGGCTTGAGACGTACAAGCCAAGGGCCTGGGGACCGCTCAGGTTCCGGAACTGGTCTGCGGTCACGCCAACTTTAGGCGCTACGTTCTCGAAGAAATCGGCAAGCGCACCGCCGCCGGTATTGAGGAAGTCGCCTACCTTGTCGTTCACATCCTTGAAGATGTCAGCAAGCTTCTCTTGCTCAATGCCAACCAGCTTTGCGCCGGCCGCATATTTCTGAAACTCTGTCGTGCTCGCATTGGCAACGCTAGCAAGGTTTGCGATTTCATTGGCATTGCGGACGGTAGAGACAGTGAGAGCGGCAAGCGCGGTGATGCCTGCCGCAGTGGCAGCGCCAATCGCAGACCCCACCTTTGCCGCATTTTTCTCGACCTCTTTGCGCCACTTTTCCGACCGGCGCTCGGCGGCATCCATACCGGCCACGAAGCCGCCAACCTTGGCGATGAGATCAAGCGTAAGCGTCCCTAGGCTGCGTGATGCCATTACCGGGCTCCAATGAAAAAGCCCGGAATGATCCGGGCAAAACGAAGGACTAGGCCCAGGTCTCGAGGGCCTGATCTAGACTGATTACGGGCTCTTCTTCATGCGGCATGAAGTCGTACAGCTTGTACGTCTCCTTGCTATGCGTATTGGCATAGAGCGCAGCGAGCAGTGCTGCTCCGCGCTCTACCCTCATGCCTACATGGAGACTCCCCCGCTTGTTCCGAAACTTGCACCAGCTCAGGAACTCCCGGTAGGTGAGGCGGGACTTAGCTTCTGCGATGGTTCTGCCGCCAATCCCGCACATCACCAGCTCATGCCAAACCTCATCTAGTTCGCTGAGCTGGTCGTCTTTCCCAGGTTGTTCACCTCGGCGATAACGGTGAGCAGGGCGATGGTCAGGTTCCCATCCAGCGCGCCGCGACCGGGGTCGGCCTCGCCGGTGATATCTGCCGGCGTGAATACCGGCTTACCCTCTTCATCCACGATTGACGCAGCGATCCGACCCGCTACGCCATCCACCTTGCCATTCATGGCCAGAAGGTCAGAAACAGCGGTGCTGTACGACAAGGGCCGGACATACACGGTTGCAGTCAGTTCCTTGTCGCCCTGCTTCCAGGTGATCTCTTTTTCGATAGGGGCACCGGTGAAGGCGCCAGCTTCTTTTAGGGAATCAATCGACAGATGCATGACCACTCCTTAAGCGGTTTTGAGAACCCAGGCGGAACCGCCGGAGCGCTGAATGGTTGCGGTAGAGGTCACCACAGCGTTGGCTGCGAAATCGAACGGGAAGTCGCTCACATAGCCGCGGAAGACGAACCAGGTACGCGTCGGCGGCAGAACGAAGTCCCAATCACCGTTGCTGTCCTGTGCCTCGGTTGGTGCAACGCCGATACCGTCAGACCAGCCAACCGCGAAAGCGATGTCCTGATCGATCTGGTCGTCGGACTCGGACAGTTGGTAGAGGCGGATATGGGAACTGTTGCGCGGGTCAGCGTTGAGGGTCAGCGACGCCTGTCCCGGCGTGCGCAGTCCGCGCAGGTAGCGCCGAACAGTTTCGCTGAGGCATGTGGTTTCGATCTGGTCGGCAGGGTTGCCGCCAGGGTTGAAGGCGGTAGCGCACTCGACCTCGATGACTTCGTAGTTACCAGTCGGGCTGCCGCTAGAATCTCTGGACGGAACCAGGGCATAGATCTGGGTTCCTTGAGCCAAAATTGCCATTGTGTTTCTCCTGTGGCGGGTTTCTTGAAGCACAAAAAAACCCGCTCAAGGCGGGTTGGTCGGTATTGGTTGGTCTATCGCTGGACTATCCAGTCGACGTCAAAGCTGACTCGGTAGGTCTTGGTATCAGGGTCAACAGACTCCCCTCCCCAGCGGACTACATAAGCTGAAAGCTCAATTGCGTCCCTGATGGCCTTTGCTGCATCTCTGGCCTCCGCAGCGGTGGCTGAGAAAATGTCCACCTGGATGGTGAAACCATCGGCGTCAGGGCGACCCCATAGGTAGTTCTCTGGCGATCCCGATATGGTCTGCCATGTTGCGTACGGTTTAACGACGAGCTGGGGGGCCAGGCCAAACTGATACATCCTCAGCGGGGACGCGCCAAGGATCGCGGTAACAGCGAGGCTACTTGAGCAGACCTTAAAGATTGGCGGGTACATACTCACCCCTGAGCAGCCTTCTTGGCTGCGCGCTTGATGGCCCTATCGATGCCTTTCTCGTATTCAGATACGAAAGTGCTTGTGACTTCTGCGATGTTGTCTGCCAGAGCGCTTCGCATGAAAGGCTGAGCCCGCATGTCTTCTGTCCCGAACTCAAGAAGTCTCCAGTGCGGCGTCGGGGCATTCGCAGTCTTGTCCGAGCGCTCCCCTTTCTTGGGAAGAACGGCACCATGCAGAACGCCAATTCTGAACCCTAAGTCGCCCGTGCGTTTGAACAGACGGCCGTTCCAGCGCAACGCGATATTGTCGGAAATACTCCGGCCGGTTCCTGGATCGTCGATTTTTGCCGCGCCTTGTTTGGCCGCCTGCACTACGATCATTGCGGCCTTACGCAAAGCGGCGCGCCCGCCTCTCCGCTTCACGTCATCAGTAACGGAGTCCAGCTTGCCAAGCAAGGAATCCAAACCGGTGATGCTGAACTCAACGCCATCAGCCATGGAATCTCCGGAACGCAAAGCTGGTGATCCCCTCGCGCCCGAGATCGGATTCGCGCTCGTTGATCTCGACGCACCCGAAGTTCATCTTTGCAAACCAGCCGATTAGGCCGCGCACGCTCCAATAGTGCAGGTGTTCGCCTGGCTTGAAGTGCTTCGACTTCAGGCAATCGGCCTGGTCCTTGTAGACGGGCATGGAGACGAATACCCACTCGCTGACCTTGGCCACCAGCTCTTCTGGGTCTGGGATGTGCTCCAGGCTGTCCCAGCAGGTGATCGCTCGCAAGGGAAGCGCGTTGATATCGTAGAGCAGGCCACGCGAATCCAGCCAGGCGACGGCCTCGGGATTCACGTCGAAACCGGCCGATCCCTCGCACTCCAGTACGAACCGACCACCACCGATACCGATGTCCACCACGCCGCCGGCGAAGTGCTTGCGCACCAGCTCCACCCGGGCGCGGGTCAGCGCGGCGCCCATCGGGGTCGCATCGAGCACCTGATACTTCTCGAAATACGGCCCGCTATAGTCCATCGGAGGGCGCGGGTGAAAACCCATGCCAAGCTCTTCAGACCAGAGCAGGCAGTCGGTCAGCCCAGGCGGCAAAGCGTGCGTCATGATCGGCGATCCTTTTGTCACAAGTGTGCTGTTTCAGGGTGCAGCGGCAGAACCTGTCGGGGACCGCGAAGGTGATGCGGGAAAGGTCCATACATTTGTCAGTGATGTGTTCTGGCGAGTTGTATCCGCCCTGACCGCCGCAGATGATCCAGGCCGGCACCTTGGCGGCGATGCTGCCTGGGACGATCCAGCCAATGCCGCCGATCACGGCATCTGCGTGCTGGAGCAGCGCGAGCAGTTGTTCAACCGGCAGTTCGCCCTTGTGGAACTGGATTTCTGCCGGCGGGAGTGGATCAAGCGCCCATTCCTTGCCCGGCTCTAGGTCTGCCACGGAAACCACTTTCCAGCCCCTGCGGCGCATCTCTGAGGCAGCGCTGGCGATGTACTCGGGCAGTGGGTTGCGCGTGTCTGCGCGCCACTCAGCGCGAACCGTGGCTGGGCGAACCAGCACATAGCGCCCATCGACTGGCGGAGGACCAAAGTCCGGCAGGTCGAACTTGCCGGGTTCGCAACGGAACGCCTTGCGCAGCCCCTGAATGATCGGGTCTCGGCCGTAGGCGATGCGCATTTGGCCGCCGCCGACAGGGCGGTGCCAGTCGTGCTCGCGCTGGATGTTCTTGGCCTGGGTTCTCAACTGCGTCGCCGGGCGAACGCACTTCACGTCGAGGTCGAGGTAAAGCTCTGGCCAGGGTGTTTCGAGGAATGCGCCGGGGTACTTCCTCAGGAATGCCCTGGAATAGATCGAGTCGCCGAGGCCGAGCATTCCACGGATCAGCATGGATCAGTCACCCAGTCTGCTACGCAGTTCGTAGCCCATCAGTGGCCAGATTTTGGAGATGGCATTCTGCCGGGAGATTTTCCGGCCGATCTCCGCGTCGAAGTTCGCCGGGCTCGCACAGGCCGACTCGCCGGTGACGGTGAAGCCGTTCTTCAGTACCAGTACGCAGAAGGTCAGCAGGCCGAGCGATCCATGTACGCCCGCAACCACGGCGTCAGGATTGCAGTCAGGCCTCTGATTCACACCATCAGCCGCAGTGAAGTAGTACTCGCCAGCGATATTCGTCTCGATGTCTGCCGGCGTGATGCGTGGCGCAGTCAGGCCCTTGGCTTGGATTTCTTGTTCGATTGCTTGGTCGGTCATTTCGTGATCTCCAGAAACGACGAAGCCCGCTCAGTGGCGGGCTTTCGTTCGTCGGGTTGGGTTAGGCGGCTTGCGGGTAGATCAGGCGGAGTTGGCCCGGCAGCCCGAATGCCTGCATGCACCTGGCTTCGAAGTCCTTGCGGTCAATCGAGCTATCCGCGATCAGCGTGACCATGCGGATTTGCTGGTCGAGCCGATCACGGCCTCCATCGGTCAGCCACTGGTGCATCCTTTCGCTTTCACCGCGGCGAGCCTTTAGCTCGGCATGCACTTCCTTCGGCAGGATGGCGGCGTAAACCCAGCGGTCGGTGATCTGACCAAAGATGGCCGGCGTTCCCTTGGTATGACCTTCGAAAACGGTTCCGGTGATCCTGGCCAGAGCACGGTAGTAGTCATCGCCGAAGCGCTTCTCCCATGGAGCAGGAGCCGTCAGCAGGATCATACCCATCACGCTGTCCAGGCCTGCCTGATTACGGACGTCGCGGAAAGCCTTCACCAACCGGAGCTTGAGGTCGACCACCAGGTCGCTATTCCGGGAAAGGCTCAGGAGGAAGTACGCCTGATCTTCATTCAGCAATGCGAAACGCTCAGCCCTGCCGCCGCCTTGGGCTCGCCGGCCAACTTCCTTTTGAAACGGCAGTTGGCCAAGCTCCTCAAACTTCCGCTGATAGCGCGTGACAAGGGCAAAGCTGTGCTTGTGCTTGACCCCTAGCTGCTCGGCAATCACGCGGCTATCGACACGCGCCTCGCCAGCGGAATGAACAAGCTTAATAACGTTGTCGCTCATGTCGTTACCTCGCTCATCAGGCGAATAGAAACGCAGCGGGGCGGACGGATGAGCGACATCCGCCGTTCGGCTGTACGGGCCTAGCTGCGTGTTGAGCGCCCTTGCGGGCCAAATAGTTACCGGCCGTCCGTCAATCCATCAGAACAACGCAGACGCCACTCACGGCGAGCGGTGACATCGGTCTCTGCGCTGGTGATGTTGTAGACTCGGCCATCCCAGAGGACCCGCCAGGTGTACAGTTCCAACCGTTCTACGGGGAACCACCGACAGTTGATCCTGGCAGTGGTCTCTGCCTGCGTAGCGTCGGCAGCGATCAACTCGCGACCCGGCCCAGTCAGAACCTCTGCGGGCAGGTCGGCGCGACCGGAGAACAGAACCGTCTCCCAGGTCGTCGTCTCTTCTCCCGTGTCAGGATCTTGTGTGTGGACCTGCCGCTGAAACTGAATGCGGTGACGCATTCGATAGGCCAGCATTCAAACCCCCAGGCCGCATCGGTACGGCATCAGCTTCACTTCGGCCGCCTTGCGCAGCGTTGCGATCTCTTCGGGAGCAGCCTGATAGCTGGCCTGAAGCAAAAGAAGTACTCCGATGACCACGCTAGGCGGAATGCCTGGTTCGCTGCTGACTACCTCACTGCTCTCTTCGCATTTGCAAAGGCCATCAAGAGACTGGCGCCACATGAATTGGCAGGCCTCATCTTCCGCCCCGTCCAGCAGCAATTGGAGCTTGGCGTCATCCCAATCATGGATCACATCAAGGAAGGACTTTGCTGTATCAAGCGGGATCATGCTCATTCAGCACTTCCTCCAGCGGGCGTCGAGCGAAGCAGGTCAGCGCTGTTTCGCGAGTGCAATTGATGATTTCGATTGTCGGGTTGTTGCGCTTCAGGCGCTCGAACTCGGACGGCCACTCCGCGATCTTGCCGGCGCTCCCTAGCCCCTTCGGGTGGTCGCCGTGCCAGTGCGATTGGCCATTGGTTTTCTGCATGTCATAGCCCAGCAGGATGATGCGTTTAGCACCCCTGGCGATGGCCAAGGAAACTGCGCCGCCGCCTGAGTTCCTGTAGTGCTCGATGCGCGCCGTCTTGATTCCGAAGGGGTTGGCGCTGAGCGTCAGAAGCTCGCCACAGAAGTTTGCTTTAGCCTCGGCGGCGTATTTCTCCCACCAGGCCTTATCCATTGCCCACAGTGCATCAGCCCAGGGGGTCAGTCGGAACGTTGTGTTCGTGCAGATGGCCGCCCTCTGCGGCGAGGAGTTCCGCCATTCTCTGACTCGCTCGCAGTCTTCTGCTGTGAGGCTGGGGCCACTTGCGAGGCAGACAGCGACTCGCCAGCCACAGGCTTTGGGATCTCTGATTCCACAATCTGGCAAAGACCGCGCGCCACCAACTGGCGCGCCAGGTGCTCGGATGCAAGGTATGCATCACCGCCAGCCTTTCTCACGCGACCGCCGTCCAGGTATGAGCGAATTGGCTTGATCATTACGTCAGGCATAGTCACCTCAAAGAAAGAAGGGCCGGTCTCCCGGCCCCTTCCAGTTAGCTGGCGGTCAGCGAACCAGTCACGAAAGCCTCGGGGCGATAGACCGCGAAGGCCAGCCGCTCCTCAGCGCGGATGGTGACCATGTTTTTCTCGAAGTCCTTGTCGTTCTCGGTGGAAACCAGAACCTCGATGTCCATGCGGTCGAAGATCTGGGCGCCGAGAGAGAACGCACCGGTCAGGAACTCGTCCTGAGTGATGGCCTGGGTTTCCACCACCGGCAGACGCCAGAGGGTCGGAGTGGTGCCGTTCTGCGGGCTGCCGATGATGTAGCGGTTCTCAGCGTCCTTGGTCAGCTCGATCAGCGCCCAGTCGATGGGGTTGAGCACGATACCGCTGGCCGGGAACTCGGCCAGTTGCGCCTGAAGGATCGCCAGGCGGATGCGGTCGATTCGCTGTTCCGCGGTTACCACTACGCCACTCGGCGGCGCGTAGGCCTGCGCCTGCGGAATGATACCGTGCAGATTGGCACCGGTTCCGTTTCCGTAGAGCAGTTGACCTTCTTCGACCAGCATCAGGCCGTAACGAGCGCGCGCATCGATGTAGCTCTGCAAGGCCGATGCGTCGTCCAGGATCTGGCGACTTGCCTTGAATAGGTGGGCGATGGTGCGAACCGGCGCGTTTTCCAGCTCGAAGCTGAGGTCGGAGTACGGCTTCTGGGTGTTTTCCGAAACAGGAGCGGCATTGTTGACGAAGCCGGTCTCGCGGACGTACTCGACGGAGTTCGACTCAGTGGTGCCAGGCGCAACCAGGTCGCGGATGGTCAGTCGACGCTGCGGAGCGGCAACGACACCGGGGCGACGATCAGGAGCAACCAGGGCGCCGCCGGAGCCGTCGATGGAGGTGATGGCCGAGCGCGGCATGGATACGCGATGCGAGCCGCGCAGGGAGCTGGTTACACCCTGCTCTTTCAGGCTCTCTGCGACCATTTGGCCAGCGGTCTTCGGTGCTTCCTCGCCGCTGTCACGCTTCTCGTTGGCCAGCATGGCTTGTTCCGCAGCGCTCAGTCGCGCTTGCAGTTCGCCCTGAGCAGTCAGCAGTTCGTCGACCTTGGCGCGGGTTTCCTTGTTCATCTCGCCGAAGTTGGCGATCTGAGTATTGACCTGTTCGGCCTGGGACTTGATCTGGTCCCCAACCTGCTTGAGGCTGGCGTTCAGTTCGCCGATTTGTTTTTCGAAGTCGCTCATTGCGATTCTCCTTGGAGGAATTTGGTGATGTCTTGTGCTGCCCGTAGTGCAGCGGAGAGGTCAGGAGCGACAGCGCCAGGCATATCGGTCGGGGTGTCACCACCCCCGCCAGCAGCGCCAAGCATGCTGGTCTTGAAGTCGTTGATGAGTTCATTGCGCTGACTTCGCGGCATGCCGCTGCGAGCCAGAGCGGCATCCATCCGGCGCTTGGCCAAGATGGCTTCACTGCGGTTGCTGGGCGCACTGGATATCTCGTCGGATTCCAGGAAGGCATCTGCCCACCCCTTGTCGACGGCTTCGCGCCCGCCGATCCAGGTCTCGGCGTCCATCTGCTTCACAATGTCGTCGATATCGATGCCGGTGCGCTGCGCGTAGATGTCAGCCAGCGTCATGTCGAATGGCTCCAGCCAGTCGGCGATCTCGCGCAAGTCGTTCCGATTGCCCATGGCGATCAGCCAGGCGTTGTGGGTCATCAGGAAGGCGGCGCGGCCAATGCGGATTTCATCCCCTGCCATGGCGATAAAGGAGGCGGCAGAAGCAGCCAATCCGATGATGTTCACCGTGACCTTGCCCTTGTGCTCGCGCAGCAGGTTGTAGATGGCCAGCCCCTCGAACACGTCGCCACCCGGACTATTGATATTCACGGTCACATCGACATCGCCGCCGATGGCGCGCAGCGCACCGGCAATGCGTTTCGCGGTTACGCCCTCGCCGGTCCACCAGTCGTAACCGATGGGTTCGTAGATGGTGATGGTGGTGTCGGGGTTATCGCCGGCCGCGGCGCGAAGCTCAGGACGCCATGCATCCAGCGCTTTTGGCGCCAGGTCGCACTGGACGCCCGAGCGCGGGCGAGCCTCCGGCGCTGCCGGAAGATTTCGCAGAGTCATGGGTTACTCCTGTGTTTCTTCGAATTCAGGCCCGGGAACTTTCAGTCCTGCGCCATGCTGGTTTACGAGTTGTCGCGCTTCGTCGGCGGTGATCATCTTCCCAACGCCGAGGTAGGCCTTTTGAACCGCCTCTACGGCGGAGAGCTTTCTTTCGTTGCCCCCCCAGTTGATCCAGGGGGACTAGGTTGGATTGCACAGTCAGGATGTCGCCGCCGGGAAGCTCTGGAAGGTTCTCTTTCCGGCGACCTTCGTTGCGGGTCATGAATCCGTTTTGCGCCATGGTGCTGTACCAGGCAGCGCGACCCGCGCTATCAGCTTTCAGGAATCCCTCAAGGGAAAACTCGGCGTAATAGCGAATCCGCTCGGGCGCAGTTAGCAGCCGCTTGTTGACGCACTGCTGAATCTGATTGGTGATCGAACTGATCGAGAATGTCAGGAACGCGAGCATCTGCTGTTCAAGCCCGGTCCCCCAGTTGCTACCCTTGTCGGTCTGGCCAATCATCCAGGGCGGAACCCCGAACCATCTGCAAATCTCGATCACTCCATGCTCTCGCGTCTCCAGCAACTGAGCATCGACTGGGTTGATGCCGATAGTCTCAGGAGTAATCCCCTGCTCCAGAACCGGGGATCTTCCGGAGTTCATCGCGCCCGATACGGACTTCACATACTCCCTGAACTCCTCCCGCTGCGCAGGCTGGAGAATGCGGTCAACCTTGAATGCGACCGTGGGGAGCAGTCCGTTCTTGAATGTGCCGTTGGCGGCATCCTCCGCCGACATGACCGAACCGAAGACATCGACGCCATACCGGATGGCAGAGAGACCGACTCTGCCATCCAGCGTAAACGCCGGGATGTGCAGCATGTTTGTGCGCTCGATCTCTCTACGGGCACCCTTCTTTGGCGTGTAGAAGTACTTCAGCCGACCGTTGTCATCACACTCCAGGTCGACCCTCGACGGAAGCAGGAAGTCCAGCGCAGCTGGCCTACCGGCAGCACGACGAATCTCCGCGTATGCGTTCCCCCAAAGCAACATCGATGCGACCATGGCTTGCCAGAACTGGAAGGCCGTCATGTCGTCATTGGGGCTGTTGTGGACAACATCGTAGAGCGGGAACGACCGAGCATCGACTCTGCTCCCGTCCGCTTTCCGCTCGTACACTCCAAGCGGCAGCCCGGCGACAGAAGTAGAGATCAAGCGAACGCAAGCCCATACCGCGGACAGCTTCATTGCCTTGTCAACAGTGACCTTCTTCCCGCTCGAGGACTCTAGCCCGAAGAACTGCGACCAGAACGCGCCATCTGTCAGGCGGATGGTCTTATCCCCCCAACCGAACAATGAAGCCCTGGGCGCAGACGTAGCACTGCTCAGGACTTTTCCGAGACTCTTACTCACTGGTCAGCCCCTTGCGAATGAACGCCGCGATAGCGAATGCTGACGCTGCACCGGAAATGAGCGCCCAGCCGAGCCCCAGCAGCACGAAGGTTCCGGCTACGAAAAGAGCCAGACCAAGGACGCCGAAGAAGAGGTAGAGGCCAGTTGCGATGTTCATGCGATGATCGGGTTCCGTATGGCGTTCATGAAGTCGTCGCCGTCATCAACGCCGGCAACCAGGGCGCGCCCCATAGCCATGATCAAGGTCACTGGACCATCGATCTTGCAGTTGGGATCGTTGTCGTTTTCCTTGCGGGGGTAGATGTTTTCCTTGGCGTCGATCTTTGCCGCCACGTTGCCCATCATCCAGGTCATGACTGGGTTCCCGTCATGCCAGAGCGCCCGCGCTATTACCCTTGCCTCCACTTCCTTCATCGGGTCGCTCATGTTCTTCACTGTCTGGTTGAAGTCCACGACCGGGATGGATGTGTTGGAGAGTCGGGTAATCAGGTAGTTGGCCTGCCAGTCGTCGAAGGCAACATCTTGCAGGTCGATCTGTTTTGCCAGATCAAGGATGTCTGCCTCGATGAATGCGTAGTCCGTCATGCTCCCTGGCGTCAGGGTCAGATGACCCTCAAGCGCGAAGTTCTGATACTTCTCGTTTTCCTCAGCGGCGGCCTCTGGAGCGTAGAAGCGCGGAATGCAGTAGAACTGACCAGCTTTCTCGAACAGCATTACCAGGGCGGTCACGTCTTTCTTGCTGGCAAGGTCCAAAGCCATCCAGCAGCGGCAGCCGGCCATGTCCGCAAACGTGAAGTCGCGCTTCTGCCGCTGCCAGGCCAGCATGTTCATCCAGACCGTCCTGGCCCCCACCCACTGGTTTAGGTGCTTGGTGCGGAAGGCGTTCTGCTTCGACGCCGAACGCTTGGCCTGCTGGAGCTGGGCCAGGAGGAAGTCAGGGAATACCGACACTCCGTAATTCGGATTGGCCTTGATCAGGCTGGCCGGGTCATCCCACGAATCATCCTCGTCGATCGTGTAGATGATCCCGAAGATCGTCTCATCGATCGTCTGCCCCTCGAGAATGCGGATCACGTCCCTGCGCTTCTCGTAACATGGGCCGCCGAGATTCGACCCCGCCGTCGTAATTATCGACAGCAATGGCTGCTCCCGCGCACCCATGCCTGTCTGCATGGTGTCCACCAGGGCGTCCGTGTCGTGTTCGTGATACTCGTCCACCAGGGCTGCATGAGGGCTAGCGCCATCCCCAGGGTTGCCGATTACAGTCTCGAACTTCGACATGTCCTCCATGACGAACATGGGGCCAGGGTTCTTCTGGTTTCCAGAAAGCTCGATACCGAATCGGTTACGCAGGTTCTCCAGCTTGTGCGCCATCATCCACGCCGGACGGAAAACCTCGAAGGCCTGCTTCTCGGTGGTGGCGCCGGAGTAGACCTCGGCTCCCGACTCGCCATCTGCGGCGAACAAGTAAATCCCTCTCGCGGCAAGACGGGCCGACTTCCCGTTCTTCCTGGGAATCTCTTCGTAGGCCTCGCGGAACCTGCGCTTGCCGGTGTCCTTCTTCACCCATCCGAAGATGTTGGCCTCGATGAATACCTGCCAAGGCTCGAACACTAGCTTCGACTTCGAAGCGCTCCATTTGCCTTTGGTGTGAGGCATGAGCTGCATGAACTTGACAGCACGATCTGCCTTGGCCTCATCGAAAACGTATGGCCAATCGTCATCGCCCTGGCGGTCCAAGTCATTCAGGAAGCGCTGGCATGCAAGCTTCACATACCGGCACGCAACGATGCCCCCACCCACGACATCGCTAGCGTACTGTCGCGCAATGTCGCTGGGGGTCATCTCAGAAATCCTCGAACTCGTCCTTCTCCTTCGGCTTTTCCAGGCCGAACTTCTGGCGGTCTGACGGCGTTAGTCCAAGCCGGGCCAGGTTTCCGATCAGATGGGTGTACTTGCCAACCGCGAACTCTGTCGGGTTGGCACGGTATTCAGCGAGCAGGTTCGCGGTGACCTCCAGGATGATCCGGTCCGATCCCGTCAGAACGCCCTTGATCGACTGAGCGCACAACTCTTTCCATGCGAGACGAGCGGGGCCTTGCAGATGGATGGGCGCTTCGCCGATATCCCCCTCGCCCTTTGCTGGCTCCTGCCGGTAGCGCTGAGGGTTCTTCTTGTCCGCGCCCTTGAACTTTGCGACCTCGGCAGGCTGCTTGTGACGGGCCATTCGGGAACCTAAATTCTGTGGAAATGGAAAAAGACTTGGGGGCGCGGTGTCCTAACGAAAAGTTCTAAGGTTTTGACCCGCCCCACCTCTATAAATGAGAATTTTTTTCATTAAAATAGATTTTTCGGCAAAAACGCACGAAGACAGTGAAAGCCACTGCCTTCATTCGTAAATATCTCGAATCGTCGCGTCCACGCGCTGAGAGAACCCGACTATTTCCTAGATGACGCCGACTCCATCGCCGTCTTCCTCGCATGACACGGGTAGCCAGCAATAGCCATCAGGTTGGAGTCATCGTCTGTGCCGCCCTGGCTCAGCGGGATGATGTGGTCCACCTCTGTGGCGATCCTCTTCATTCCCTTGCACTCTGAGCACTGGCACATGTAGCCATCTCGCTTGAGGATGCGCTCTCGCTTACGACGCCATGGCCTGCCACCACGTCCGTTCCCCATGCCTTGTCCTCTACCTCGTGCTTGGTCACTCCCTTGGCCTTGGGCTTGGTGTGACGCTGAGGGAGGTCAGGCATTGAGGCGCTCCCGATTCGGCGGAGTCCAACCTTGAAGCCTGGCTTGTGCTGGCCTGAGGAATGAGAGCTTGCCACCCTGCCATTCATCAGGATGGAGAGCCAGGAGGCCAGATCGCAGTAGGGGTTCCAGAATCTTTATCGCGCTCTCTACTTCTTCGCTGTATCCGGTTACGTCATCGCGGGCCCAGGCACGACCGGGGTTGATCTCGACGCCAGCAGGAATTGGACGGTTCTTCATGTCGGCTTTCCTTCATCAGACATCCCGATGAGCTTCGCGACCATCAGGGCTTCGGCGAAATCATTTGCGTTGGCATCTCGCCAACGGGATAGCCCGCATACGTGGTAGATCAACTCCCGTCCAGGGAGCGGGCTTTCGGGCCGCTCGATCTTGTAGCGAACCTGGACAACCAGCTTGCCAAACCAGCCGCGGCGCACCCGGACAGAAGCTATCTGGGTCTCCCTGGCGGATCCCATAAATGCCGACATCAGATCGGCTCTCCACTCAGGTAGCTGGTGGGCACGGCTTCAGGATCATCACCATCCTCGGCGAGGGCCTGGATCAGCAGATGCAACAGTTGGTTGGTCTTTCGCTGTTCTTCGAGCAGGTTGCGTAGGATGACTCGAGCCTCTTCGCCGGTATCAGTCATCACGCACCTCCGGTCGCTTTGGGTTACTGGCCATAGCAGAGGCCGCCCGCTCTACGGCAACCCGCGCCCACTTCTTCGCCCATTCGCGCGTCTTGTTGCAGAAGGTGCATTCGGCCATCAGATTTGTCCTTTCCCGCGTGTGCCGGCCACCAGGTCCCAGCTAAACGGCTCGATACACGGCTCTTTCGACTCCACTCCTTCCCCGCAAAGCCTCACACGCTCATTGTCGAGTGCAAACGTGACCGTGACCGCTGGCATGAGACCGTCGTTGCTGATGCTCAAGGAAAGCTGACCAGGAAGCGGTTCCCCGTTGGCGTCACACAAGATCAGGCACGTGCCGGTGTTCTTCAGTAGAAGCGGAGCATCCATCAGTACACCCTCAGAATGTGGGCCAGATTCCCCCGCGCACGACACACAAGGCCGAGCAGGATCGCCAGCACCAGGGTCAGCCAAGGGGAGACAGGATTCAGTCTGTAGCCGTGGAGTGCATCGAGCATCACGCTCAGGGCGAAGCACCCACTACCAACGCACAGCAGGTAGGCGAGCCAGGAAACTCCCCGGCGATACCTCGCGCCCTGCCGGCGGTATGTCGCCAGCCTCATGCAAATGGCGCCGCAAATCATCGCAGCTACCAGAGTCCAAGGGTCAACCATTACGACCTCCAAAGCGGTCCGCTATGAAGCGGAGCCAACCAGGCGTCTTCCCCCCCTGCACCCACTCCAACAAGCTGGTGCCCACTGCGACGCAGAACAATGCCCCACCAAAGGCGACCAGGCCCGATGTTCTTGCCCACTCCCGCCCGATGACTTCGCCGGCGACGTAGTAGCCAACGATCCAGGACGCAGCGAAGTAACCAAGGCGAGCCCAGGCCGAGATGTCCTTGGCATACACCACGAAGAAGATAGCCCCAGCAAAAGCCCCGATCACTGCATTGGCATCAATGCCAGGGATCAACGCAGACGCACCAATACCGACCAGGCCGGCGACTGCTACCGCACCACTCGGCTCGGCCATATTCAAGTACTCCAGATGCAGAAAAGCCCAGGTCATTGCCTGGGCCTTGTAGTGTGGCTCTCACGAAGAAAAGACCCGCTCATGGGCGGGTATGGCCCCGTGCTATCCTCGTGATTCCTACACCACGAAACAGGACGGACCCATGGCAAACTTCATTGTCACGTTTCAAATCAAGGCTGATGACACCTACCAGTCTCGGTATAGTTCCTTCAAGAAGAAGATCAATGAGCTAACCAGCTACAAACACTGGGATGAAACGACTTCTTTCTACTGCTTCGAACTGGACTACACGGCGCAAAGGATTTGCTCTGAGCTGTACACCGGCAGCGAGTTCAACGCAACCAAAGACATAATGGTGGTCATCGATGTGTCCAATCGAGAGAAGGCCACGAAAGGTCCGATCCAGTATCCTGCACTGCTCGACGCCTACCTCGGTTTCTAGTTAGGTCCGCCCAGCACCGAGGATCTGCGACTCGATCTCAGCTACACGATGCTCATATTGGGAAAGTGTCTCTCGGTTAAGTCGCAGGTCTTCAGCCAGCCTACGTTCTTGGGCAGCCGCCAAAGCATACAACCCCTCAACCTCAGCCAGCTTTGCTTCTTGAGCAATGACAGACTCCACAGCTTGCCGGTATTCGCTTTTCATGTACTTCTCCGCGCGCAGGGTTAAGCCGCTCAGCACTTGAGTACGAGGGCCTTGCGTCGAATGGGATGAATTGAATTTGGAGCGGCTCGCGGGACTTGAACCCGCAACATCTGGCTTGGAAGGACAGCGCTCTGCCAGTTGAGCTAGAGCCGCAGAATAGGTGCCGGACTAGCCGGCGTCACGCCCGCAGAGCAAGGAGCCGGGGCTTTCGCCTTGATCACCAGTGGTGACCCTTGCTTTCTTCTGCCGCATGCGTGAATGCCGGGGTTCCACCGGCTCCCACTTCACTTTAACGCCTGCGTGTCCAAGGCGATCCCGGAGTATTAGGTCGCGGTAGGGCCGGGTCCCACCTTTGACCATCCTCGGCCGCGTAGTCGCAACCCAGAAGGATTCAGATCAGTACTACTACCGCTCCAACCAGGAGCAGCAGGACCAGCGCGCCACCGCCGATACCCTTGAGCAGCCAAACATCTTTCGATTCGGCAGACATCCCCGGCAGATGCCAGGGCCTCAAAGCCGCCAATCCTCAAACGCGCAAGATCAGCAGGATGGGAAAAGTTTGTTGCATTGTTGCGCTACTGTCAAGCCACATCTGCAATCAAAATGCCTTCTCTTCGAAGAATATTCTCAGAATCATTAAGTGCCTCGTTGATCATTTCATCCAGGGTTCGCTCGACACCTTTCTTCCACCTCCAGTAGGTAGTCCTGTTCAACCCCTGGGAATCCCAAGAGTTGATGTCGTAGAACTGCTGAGGCAGGACGATCATGTCACTGGAACGCTTTCCCTCGACTCCTTTCAACTGCGGGATAGCCCAGGCAGTTACGGCCTTCATCACGAATAATTGAGGCGCGTGGCTTGCAATAACTGGCACCAGCGCACTGATGGCCTCGACCTTCTTGGCCTTGTGAGTGCTGTACTTCGCCACAAGCGCGTTCCAGTGCCTAGGCTTGAGCTGACTGTGCAGCCGGGCGTGCACCCAGCAATCAGCATCGATGCGCTTGATGCCTGACGTGTTCGAGCCCCTGATCAGACCAGCTAAACCCTCACTCTCGGCATACCCTGGCTGGTAGAGCTTCTGCCAGGCTTGCTTTGCAGTGTTGTCGATGGTTTCCGCCGCCAAGGCAGAGACGACTGCCGACCGAATGCTGGTGTAGATCATCATTCGCCCCCTTGAGCGCTGAGCACGGCGTTTAAAACGTAAGATTGGTCTGTCTGTTCGCTGACTGTTTTGCTCCTGGAGTTGACCTGCGAGCGAGCATCACATCCAGCACAGCACATGCCGAAACAGCCTCTCGGAGGCTCCAGATAATCGGGGTATTCGTTGGCGCGCTCACCATCCTCAGCACCTGGCGTGCTGACCATGTTCGACAGCAGCAGCGGGTGATAACCGTCGGTGAACCAGTTGCCCAGCCAGGCGGCAGCAATACCGATCGCATAACCGATGAGACCGCTCCCTATGCTGAAGAGAACGATGGTCAGAGTTTCTTTGGTCATGCCGTTGCCCTCTTCAGTTCGCGCAGCTTGGCGCGGTACTCGGCGGTGATCGCCTTCAGTTCGTCGTTGGTGTACTTGCGGGGCGGTGATCGGCTTCCAGAGCCTCTACAGCTTCCAGGCCGATGCGTTCGATCAAGCCCTCACGGAAGCCCTGGGAAACGGTAAGCCCCTTCCTGGCGTACTTGCTTGAGCCCGCGTTACAGGCCTTGCATTGAAGCCATATGTTGGATGGCTCCAGGCGGTGCTCGGGCCTTGCCCCCTTGCCGAGAAAATGCCCTGCGTCGAATGCACCTCCAGTCTTCCAGCCTTGTTCGGCCAGTACCTCGGCCTGAGACTTGCCGCAGCTTATGCAGCCGCTGCCGATGGAAAGTTCGTAGGTTCGCCGGTAGTCACGAACCGCCTTCTCGGCATCCTTCACGAAATCGCTGTGATTCTTCAGCTTCTCCTTGCGCGCCTTGATCTCCCGGCGGTTGCGGTCAGCGATGGCCTTCCGCGCCGGCTTGGCGTGCTTGTCCTTGATGGCCAGGGCGCAGGCCGGCGAGCAGACCTTTTGCGTGCTGCTGAAGCGAGGGGTGAACTCCTGGCCGCATGCAGGGTTCTGGCATTTCTTCGGTTTGAGCTGGCTGGCGGATAGGCTCATTGAGGCTCCCCCGAAACCAAGGCTTTCCAGCAGTCGGTGAAAGCTTTGCTGAAGTCGCCGTAGAGCCTGGACGATTCCTGCCGGCAGGCCCGAACCCCTTCGCCGACTGCCTCGCATACGGCCACCACAAGCGGCACCCAGCCAAAGGCGATCATGATCATCAGGACAATGAGCGCTCTTGGCCGAACAGGAACTCTCCGCATGGCGCGGAAGAACAAGCTGCGGCTCATAGCTCTTCTCCCGCGAAGTAGCCGAGCCACAGAGTGGCGGTCCCCATGAGCAGAACAATCCATCCGTTCACCGGAGTGGAGGTTTGCGTGTAGGCAATCAATGCAGCGACCAGCAAGCTTCCGATGGACAGTCGAGCAACCTTCGATCCGCTCATGCCTCAACCTCCTTCGTCTCCCTATCCCAGTAAGAGGGAAGCCCGCGAGCAAGAACCTCGTCGGTAAGGATCCGATCATGGGCAATCAGAGCCACGGCCTTCGCAGCCAGCTTCTTGCGCATGATGAAGGCGTACTCATTCAGCTTCCGCCAGTTCCACTCATGGCGATCCAAAACCCAAAGAGCAACGCCAATGCTAGGACTCATACGATTTCCTCCTTCGCCTTCCGCTGCTCGGGATGGAAGTCCCTGCGCAGGGGCATGAGTCTGAATTCGCTACAGATCCCAAAACTCGCGCGATCGAATACGCCCTCACTCCTGGGGATTGCTAGACAAGCGCTTCCATCCTCGGCTTCAACCGTCCAGCGGATAGGGCCTGGAAAGTAGAAGCGACCTCCGAAGCTCACTCCGCCATTGCCGTGGCATTCAACGAGCCGAACGACTTTCCCAATGTTCTGCTCAGCATAGGAACTGATGATCATCGCCAAGTCTCCGGCCTTGAACTTGCTCATGCGAAAGTCCCCATTTGATCAGCCGCCGCCATGGCGTCAGCCTCGGTTTCGAAGTGAGAGGAAAGGACCAGCCTCCAGCAGGCGGCAAACACGTCGCGGTAAAGCGGCTCAAAAGCTGTGTCGTCCATGCTCGCCCAACTGATCGACTTGGCTTCCTTGCGAACGCCGTCAGGCGTGTGGATCAGGTGGAAGTGGCCGGCCTCGATGGTGATCCACTCGCGGAACGCCTCGCGGCTCTTCTCGACTGCCGGGAAGCGGCCCGCTCGATCAGCCTCAAGCTTGGCGATGTACGCGGCGACGGCGTTCTGCAATTGGCCAGGACGCCCATTCAGATCCTCGAAGTATTTGGCCAGCCCGCGGATGCCACGCATCTCCTGGCGCGGAACCAGGCCGCCTTTCGGCTCCCAGTACTCCCACGCCAAATCCAGCATGGCGAAGAACTTGCCGTGGAACTTGGCATTACGCATCCGGGTGAATTTCCCGTGGACGACCTGGCCGGCCTTCCACTTCTGAACGGTTTCGCGATCTGCCTCGGTTGCCGGGACCAGGCCCTGGGCTGTGCGGATGAGAGCGAGTTCAGCCACGGCTTTCCCTCCGTTGACAGTTCTTGCAACGTTGCCAGCTACCAGCCGAGAACATCGGCGCCTTGTCGGTAGTAACCGCATCCGCACCACAGAGAGCTACCCAGTACTTCTCGCGCCCATGCGGACCGATGGTGTCGGCAAAGACAAGCTCGAAGTGGTGGGCCTTGTTTCCGCAGAACGGCGCCTTGCCCCACCCTTTCTTCCCCGGGAGCGGACCGTCCGCAACCTGAGCGTCAGGCTCGTCGAGGAGTTCGAAGAAGTCAGTCACGGGGCGCCCTCCCCTGGAACCAGGCCCTATGGGGAGTGATACCGGGGATCATCTCCGCACGGCGACGAAGAACATCGGCGCGTTCGTGAGGAACACCAGTCCTGTCCGAAACCCCATTGCGATAACCATGCATGTAGGCTGCCGTGGACCGTTCGGCGCGCAGGCCATCCTTGCCGGCCATGTAGCCCTGGACCATTTCCCAATCGGCGTCCGAGTACATCTCTGGCTTGCGATAGTTCCGCATCACTCGACCTCCTCCTGATTGGATTCGGAAACTCCAGAACCACAAGGAACTGGCGGCCAATGGCCCTTGTCCTCGAGCAGCTCCACACACAGAGCAACACATGCATCACAGATAAGCGCCGACGGGCCTTTGATGAGCGCCTTTAGGTCGTGCTCGGACTCTCCGCAGAACGAGCAATAGTGCGTTTTCCCATCCATCACACAGCCCTCCGCTCAGCCAGTTCCGCGCAGTCCCGGCACTTCCGAACCCCAGGAACGATCGAGCGCCGCGCTACCGGAATCTCCTCGCCGCAGTCTTCACATTCGTACAGGCTCTCGCCGACGTACTTGACTCGGGAGTACAGTCGTTCAGCGAGTTCTCGCTCGGCGTAGTCGTTGGCGATGTCTACGATATCCATGTCACTCGCCCTCCCCTTGCAGGCTCTTCAGCAGTGCCTTGAGCTGGCGATAGCTTTCCATCGACTTAGCGTTCGATTCGCGTTCCTGCTCGATTGCCAGCGCGACGTCCTCGATTCGATCAGACAGGCACTTCATGTGCTCGGCCATGCCAACGATCTCGGTTGCCAGTTCGCCCAGCATCTCCAGCGGGGAGGCAGAGCGCTTCGGCTCGGACTGGGTTTCGATCTTCTTCGCGGGCTCGCCCATCTTCGGCTCCTGAGGCTTGGTCTTTTTCTCGACTTGGATTCGTTGGTAGTGGTCAGTACCAGTGCGGCGGATCAGTCCGGAATCGACCAGATCGCGCAGACAGCCCTGGACAATCCGAACGTCCGGCGTGCTCCCGGTCATGTTGCGGAGCGCGGTGAGCACCTGGAACGAACGCCAGGGCTCAGAGATCGGTACGCACTCATAGACCTTCTTCGCGATGCCGGTCTGTCCCTGCATGAGGGACTCCTGTTTTGCGGGCGTCACTGCTCGATCCTCCCTTCGGGCCAGATGCTCTTCACGACCGCGAGCGGGTCGCAGTCCTCCATCAGAATCATCGTGAAGCGCTTGTTGCCTGCGATTACGGTCCAGGAGCGTTTCATTGGGCACCTCGCGGCTTGAAGTCGGCGACCATTGATCGCGCGGAAGGACGCTGCGGACGAACCGCCTGCTCCTGCTGCTCTTCCCGGTCCTGGGCGCAACTGACGAAGCGCGCGAACTCGCCCTGGAACTGCAACAGGCAGAAGCCCGGCTTTGCGTGGCGACACTTCACGACATCAAGCTCGGTGATACCGTTCTGTCCACGCTCAGTGCTCATATCCCGGTGAGCCATGATGATCACGTCGGCGTCTTGTTCGATCTCGCCGGAATCGCGCAGGTCGCTCATTTTGGGCTTGGCGTCGGCCCGGGTTTCGATGCTCCGATTGAGCTGAGCAAGCGCGACAATTGGAATGCCAAGCTCTTTGGCGAGAGCCTTGAGCCCTCGGCTTATGGCGCCAAGTTCTTGGTTTCGGTTCTGATGACGGTGACTCGGATCGGAGGTGATAAGCCCGAGATAGTCGATAACGATCAGGCTCAGCGGCTTTGCTCGATGCTGGAATCGGGCGATGGAGCAGATACGACTGAAAGTCAGTCCTCCCTTGTCGCAAATTCGCACATCACCCCTGGAGACTTGGTCCACTGCGGCAGTCATGCGTGCAATAGAGTCCTGGCACTCCAGCGCTTTGCCTGAGTCGATCGCCGCTTGTGAAACACCAGAAAGCGATGCGAGCGAACGCTTTGCAAGTTCGGCCTGAGACATCTCCAGCGAGAAGATCAACGCGGATCCCCGGTTGCGAACGGCAATTTCGTCAGCAATCCCCACCCCGAGAACCGTCTTACCCGTGCCAGGCCGACCAGCGATGATTGCCAGGTTGCCGGGACGCAATCCCTGGATAACGGCATCGAGGTCTGGCAGGTTGAACTTCAGTCCGACCGACTGAGTTCCCTTCCAGCGAACTTCCATTTCGTCGAAGACTGGGAGCATTGCCTCGCGCAGCGTCACCACGTCAGGAGTCTCGTCCTGGGCGTTGAGATCAAGAACGATGCTCTGCGCTTCAGCCACCTGGTCCGGGATTTTCCCTCTCTGAAGGGCGATGTTCATGATCCGTTCGCCCGCTTCGTACAGCTCCCGAGCCTTTGCACGCTCGACGACAATCCTGGCGAAGTTTTCGGCGCTAGCTGTGCTTGCAACCTCGCGCCATAGATCGTTGGCGTATGCAAGCGTAAAGGCGCCACTTGGAAGCTCCGACCTAGCCTCCGCCAGAGAAAGCGGGTCAGGCACGATGGCCTTCGAATGACAGGCAAGGATCAGGCTGTAGATCACCGAGTTGTCGGCATGGCTGAAGTCGGTCGGGGAAAGGAAAGCCCCAACAACCTCGCACAGTTCCGGTTTCTTCATCAGCGCGCCAAGCACACTCTGCTCAGCTTCCATCGCTACCAGCGGACGCTCATGCGGCATCGTACTTGCCCTCCATGAAGCGCTGGATCTTGCTGGCGGTTGTCAGGAACTCGAAGTCTGCGCGCCACCCCCGGTTGTTGTTGCCCAGCATGAAGGGGCAATCCAGAACGTCGTTGAACAGCCCTTCCCAAAACGACAGCCCACCGTCACGGACCGGGAACCCGCCATCGAGCTTGAGGTTGTACGCGGCGCGGATGTGCTTTCTGTGAGCCTCCGTCACCCCCATGCAGCGCTTGAGCTTTCCACCGAGGATCTGGTTGTACAGGTCGCGGATCTTCTCGTAAGGGATGCGATCAATCTGGAACAGCTGTGCGGTCTGGCCGGAGCCCGGCTCTTGCTCTGCTGCTTGCTGCGGATCGGAATGGGTAGAGGCGTCAGCGTCGACATGCTCTTCCTCTGGAATCAGAGAATCCGGAATCAGAGAATCAGGCGATCTTGGCGATTGCTCAGCACAGCCTTGGTTGTGCCCAGGCACTTCCTTGGTCGTGCCTTGTTCTTTCGTTGGGTGTTCTGCACCAACGCCTGGGAGAGAACTGGCCTGCTCACGGACATGAGGCGTCTGATGCTTGGCAAAGTTAAGCACCTGAATCAGCTTGACCCCGGCAGCCTCATAGCGATGGATGAACCCAGCCTTGGCCAGGTTATCCAGCATCAGGTCGGCGTCTACGTTGTCGTAGGGAAGCGCCTCGGCCTTGATCCGTTTCGGGCGATCCTCAAGGCGCCCTTCCCGATCAGCCAACATCCAGAGGTAGATGAACAGCAGGCGAGCGAGAGGATCTAGCTCTGCTAGGTCTTCGTTTGCCATGATTCCCGGTTTGATATTTCGAGCCCGCGCCATTACCAGTCCTCCCCGGTGTCTGCTAGAGCTATCTGGGGAACTGCGGTGGCAGTCTTTGCATTCCGCTCCTTGACCAGCTCGTATTGCATTTCGCCGTCCAGCCATTCAGTTTCGATATCGCAGTTGCTGAGCAGCCAGTTGTAGATAGCCACCGGCTCGCAATTAAAAAACTCACGGTTCGGAGAAACCCGAAAATCATCCAGGTCACGATGGAGTTCCCTCTCAGTCTGTAAGGCGTTATCCACCTCTACGTAGAACAGGATGAAGAAAGGCTCCGGGACCGAAGTTGAGTTGGAGAGTTCAAAGCACCGCTGTGATGGCGCCCGATCAGTCTTTCCAACCTTGTAGATGCCAGGCATCGAAGGATTGGACAGGCAGTAGATGAACCCGTAGTTCATGGGTTATGCTTCCTGTGTGTTGTGTTTTCCCACGCGTGATTCGGCTGCCACCGATCCACGCACCGACAAAGCCCTGTAGTAGTCGCTCAGGGCTTTGTTGTATCTGCGCCTCCACTCACTCGAACCCATGCCCGCCAGCTCTTCAGCGGCGTTAGCCATTGCGGCGTAGTCAGAGTTCGTGAGACGAGGGCGCATGCTCAGACGCTCACCAGGCGAGGCTTGCGTCGCATCTGGTCAATCATCCGCAGAGCCTCTTCTGTCGCGGCGCGAGACTCAGAGAGTTCACGGTGAGCCTCTTGCAGCTCACCTTCATCAGCGCCATCAACCAGGCTCGCAATTGCCTGCTGTGCTTCACCGTTCTCTTTGATCAGGGATCGGAGCATGCAGAGCACTTCCCGCTCGCCGCCCTCTCCATCGATCAGGCGAACCGATACCCCGACCGGAGTCAGCAGGTCGCCCAAAGCCTGAATCTTCAGATCGTTCGGGAGAGCGGCCAGGATCGAAGGCAGGAAATTTGCCGGAAGCAAGTTGTTGTCCTTCGTGGAGTCATCCAGCCAGCGGAACACCCGATCGGCATTCGCCTTCATCCTGTCCATCGCATCACGCGAGGGAGGGTCGAATACGATTCCGGTGGCGATATGAGCGTTGATGCGTTCGTGAGCCTCCACGATGTGCTGGACCACGGTCTCGCGGCTCCAGCCTTCGCGGCGGCGCCACTGGTTCACCACGCCGAGCAGCGTGGAAATCAGGGTGTGCGATTCGCTTCGCATGCTTTGTGGCCTCCCGGCCGGTAGATTGGATCGGGTTAGGCAACGGCCTTGGCGGAGTGAGATGGGAAGGCCTTAACCTCCTCAGCCGAGTAGGTTCCGTCTGCGTTTTCGGTGACATAGATGTCACGCCCGACCCGCAACGCCTTGTTCAGTGCGCCCTGGGTCAGTCCAAGCAGCGCAGCGGCCTTGGTCTGGCCCTTCTGGGCAGAAAATTCTTTGAGAGGAATGCGGTGCATAACCCAGGTCTCCATGGTTTATCCATGGACAAAGTATTGCCGGCGGTTATTTCAAAGTCAATGCCGGCGGCGATGGATACCTATCGCCTGCGGGAATACCCTTCGCACATGAGCGACAAGAAACGTGAAATCTCCCAGTGGGAGAAAGAGGAATGCGCCAAGCTGAAAGCTGCGCTGGAAGAATTCAACGCCGGGAAATCTCGGAAGGACAGCCTTACCCAGGGGAAAATCGCCGAGGCTCTCGACATGAGCCAGGGGTCCGTGAGCTCCTATCTCAACGGGTACAACGCGCTCAATGCGAGGTTTGCTTCGTACGTTGCCTCGCAAATCGGGATCCGTATCGAGTCATTCAGTGAACGGCTGGCAGCGGAAGTTGGGGAGATGGCCAAGGCTGTGCATGCAGAACCCGCAAAGGGGAATGTCATTTCTGCCGACTTTTCGAGGCAGAGGACAAAGAACGGGTTCATTGTCGTACCCCAATACGATATCGCTGCCTCCATGGGGAAAGGCTTGGCGCGCCCAGAATTTGATGTCGTGATCGACTCGATTGTCGCAAGCGTCGACTATCTATCTCGCAACGTCAGATATTCAGCACCAGACAACCTCGCGCTAATCACGGGCTATGGCGACAGCATGCAGCCTACGTTTTCGGACGGAGACATCCTTCTAGTCGATACCGGCATCACTGAGATAAAGATAGATGCCGTCTACGTTATGGCCCTGAAGGATGAGCTTTACATCAAGCGGATGCAGCGAAGGGCAGATGGCACCTTTCTGATGATCTCAGACAACAACGCCTACCCACCAATCGAGGTATCCAGCGCCGAATTAAAAAGATTCCAGGTGCTCGCTAGGGTCCTGCTGGCCTGGAATGCGAAGAGACTGTGATGGACACTTGACGTTCAAGGAGAGAAACGATGGTCGATTTGCACGATGAATTTGGGGAAAGCCGAATTTTCCACGAGAAGCGCATAGAGCGAAGGTCTGTCGATGCACTCGCAGGACTGGCCGCCGGGATCACTGCTGATGGGCATATCAATCAGCAGGAGGCCGAGTTCCTACAGGATTGGATTGCTACGAACCTGGTCCATCTTGACGATCCAGTGACCAACCTCCTCTACAGGAGGCTCTCAGACATGCTTTCCGATGGCGTGTTAGACGCTGACGAGTCCGCCGAACTGCTTGAGATTCTTAGAGGGTTTGGTGGCCTCTCTGCTTCCAAGCCGAAACCAAGCGACAATGCCTTTACTCCATCGAATGCTCTTCCGCTCAACAATCCAGCGCCCAAGCTTGAATGGTCGGGCCATCTCTACGTTTTCACTGGCGTCATGGTCTACGGCCCCAGAAAGCATTGCGAAGAGATCGTCGTCAACCGCGGCGGGGAATAGCCTCAGGCATCAGCAAAAAGGTGCATTACCTGGTTGTCGGCGAGATAGGCAACGAGCAGTGGCTTCACAGCACCTACGGAACCAAGATCAAGCGAGCTGTCGAGTTGCGTGAGGAAGGCCATCCCATCGCGATCATCAGCGAGAAGCACTGGCAAGCCTCGATGTTCAACCTGGTCTAGGTGAGGCGAGGCGTCATCGCATATGGACCGCAGGCTCACAAGCACCGCATCATAGGCAAGGTCATCTGGAGGGGGGGATCTCTAAAGGATGTTGCGGGAGTACCGGAGGATCATTGGGCAATAGCGGAGTCATTACGTTTTCGTTCCGGTCTGGGATCGTGGGGTACTGATAAACACTGAGCCAGATCGCAAGCAAAAGCCAAATAGATGGATAGGGAAATGACAGAACTTGAGTTACCAGCCGTTGAGCGACCTGGTGAAGCGGACCTCGATGCGATGACCTTTGGTAGAGCTCTCCATGAGTGGGCTCGAAGGCATGGAGCATTGGCGTTTCGAGAAGTTGCGCCTGCAGCAGAGGTTATGCCGCTGGAGCGAATCTTCGATACAGATGCGGACTCGGCCAAGCGCATATCTCAAGCTCTGCACCGATTGAAAATTACGGCGATCACTGCAGATGGGGAAAATGGAACGGTTTCTGTCCTCTGCAAGAATGCAATCTCGTCTCAGATCGACAAGAAGCTGCCGAAGCGTGTTCACGAAATTGATATCACCTATACCGGGAAAACCACGGTAGAGGTAAATCCGCCAGCTATCCCATTTTCAGGCTCTGCGGGGTCACCCGTTTGGTTTTCGCATGGAGGGAGAATTGCCTGCGGCTCTTCTGTAACGTCCAGTCAAGTGTTTGACGCAGGTACGCTTGGCTTTCTAGCACGTCTAGCAGATGGTCGTCTTGTTGGCTTTTCGAATAACCACGTGACCGGTGAATGCAACCATACCCCGCCAGGTATGCACATTCTTAGTCCTTCCCCGCTCGATGCTACTCCATCCAGCCCACCGCCATTGGCCATAGGCTCTCATTTCGCCTTGGTTCCGCTTCACAGCGGAGATCCAAATCAGATCAGCCTTCAAGAAACTGACGCAGCGATTTTCTTGATCACCGAGCCAGATTGCGTCTCTTCGATGCAAGGGAACGGCTTCTATGACACTCCAGCTGAAACTATTCCCTTGCATGCGGGACTAAGAGTCAAGAAGGTTGGCAGAACGACAGGACTGAGAGTTGGCACGGTTTTGGGTGAGATGGTTGTCCCGTTCTTCATCCCTTACAAGTCCAGCAAATTCCAGTCTATAGTATATTTCTCTGGCGTCTGGGCGGTTGAGGGCGACGGCGGAAACACCTTCTCTGAAGGTGGTGACAGCGGATCTCTCGTTGTTACTGCCGATGGAACGAAAGCGGTCGGAGTGGTCTTCGCGGGAGGTGGTAATGTGTCATACATTCTCCCTATCGACAAAATCCTCGACCTTTTCACTATGACGCTAGTGTCAGGACACAACTCGGAGCTAGCAAATGAACAGCCGTCAAGCAGCAGCGACGTTACTGCGTAGGCTGAACCTGCCTGAAGGAACAGCAAACGTGGTGGTTGATGATCAACACGACCCAGCTGAGCTGACAGTGCTCGTATTCTGCCCTCCAAAGCCGATGCTTGTAGTGGATGAGTGGGAGGGGCACCCGGTTCGTATACTGTTTACTGGCGCTCCGCCAATGGCCCATCTCCACTGAGATGAAGCCCCGCACCCGCGGGCTTTTCGTTCCAAGCTGCCCTTCCCGCGGGATCAGCGCTGAACTGACGACAGCCATGCCCAGGCGCTGAACTCGCCCCAGCGCCACCCTTCCCGCCTAACACCGTATCCAGAGCCCGCCTAGCCAAACTGTGGCTACCCTCTCCAGTCCCCTCCGAATAGAATCACCTGGCCATTACACATCGAGGAGTTTTCCGTGGCCCTGATTAAGTGCAAGGAATGCGGCGCCCAGGTGTCGAACAAAGCCAAAGCCTGCCCATCGTGCGGTGCAAAGGTACCCAAGAGCGTTGGCGTCATCGGTTGGCTGTTTGTGATATTCATCGTCCTGCCTATCGCCTGGCAGTTTGGAACGGGAATCGGCTCCTCCGGCGATGCGGCTCAGTCGCGACCATCCAGTTCGCAATCGGCAGCCACAAGCACTACTAAATCCCCTTGGGAGCGCCATGAATACAAGGACCCGATGAGTGATGAAGTAACCACAATGCTCACGCTCCAGTCGAAGACGTCAACCCTCTTCGATTTCCCATATCGGGTTGCAGGGGGTTCGTTCCTGAGCCTCACCTTCCGTAAGAAGGGCAAAGACCTGGACGCCTTCCTCAAGATCACCAAAGGGCAGATGCAGTGCGGTTATCGAGACTGCGGGTTCGTTCTTCGGGTCGGTGAAGGCAAGGCGCAAAAGTGGACCGGGGTCCGCAGCTCCACCAACGACAGCGACCTCATGTTCGTTCGGGACGCTAAGCAATTGGAGTCCATCGTCAAATCGGGCAAGCCTTTCCGGATCGCCATAGAGTTCTTCCAGGCAGGACAGCGCGTTTTCGAGTTCGACCCAACAGGCTACCCAGGCCTATAGCAGACAGAGACGTTCCCAAGCCCGCCTAGCGCGGGCTTTTTCATGGTCGCAAGAAAATATATCTCCGGCGGTATTGACTTATGTATATCCGGCGGCGATAGTTAATCCATAGCCGCAGCCAATACGCGGCCCAGGCCACCGAGCCGCGCTCTTTAAAAACCAGATGGACGCCGAGCTGGCCGATGCATAGCCAGCGGACCTATCGCGCAACGGTAGGCGGCAGCGGACAACATTCCGTGCCGGGCACAGGCCACTCAAGCGAGATTGAGGCCAGTAACGATGGATAGCCGACCGAGGCACGCTTCCCGGGCAATCGTGAAAACCTCGCGGGTAAGCGACCGCAGCCTGTGCAAGAAGAAACACCCCGATTTCTCAGATGCCATTCGCAAGAGTGGCATCGAGGAAATCAGCCAAGAGGAACGGCTCATGAACATCAGCGTTTTGAACTTTACGGCCTACAAGATCGACGTCGATCCAGCCAGCCGTACAACGATTGGAGTCTCGGCTTTCGATGCGGACGGCACTTCGGTGCTGGAGAACTTCGACATCGAGCAGATCGTTAACCACTTCGGCGCCGAGGAACTTCTCGATGAAATCGGGGAGCAGGTCGTCCGCCGCCACTTCAACATCGAGGGATGAGAGATGGCCTCTACTTACGGCCGCAGCCCGGCAGAGATTGCCGAGGACATGGTCCTGACCATGGCCGCTCCAATCTTCAACATCAGCCGCGAGTTTGCTGCTCGCTATTGCGAGCGGCGCGTTGAACTCGAATCAGCAAAGCCCATTCGTGAGCAGGCTGCTGAGCTGCTGGATGGATGGGAAGGAACGAACGCGAACATCGCCGCAGCGATGCAGCTTTGGCCGCTCTGGTGCTACGCCACCCGTGCGCACCGGTTCAACACCTAATCCGATCTCCTGCCCAGCCAGGGCGCATCGAACCTTGGAGTCATGAGGGGAGCGTATCGGCCGGAACGCGAACACCGGTTAGCTGCCAGCGGATCGCGCCGCATCAGATACGACAGCTAGAGGCGCATAAGCCTCTCGGTACGCTCCCCCATGGCTCCGCATACAGGAGAAAGAGATGAGCAACATCAAATACACGGACGACGGAAAGAAGGTTCTCGTCCTCGGCAAGCTCAACGCTGAGCAATCGATTGTTCAGGAAATATTCGTCAGCGAAGGGCAGGAAATCCCGAGCGGCGAGAACTTCGTCGTAAAGAGCCTGCATGACAAGCCGGTTGAATCATGGAAGGAAAAGCGCCTTCGTGAGCTGGAGCAGAACTACGAGTCCGAGCGCAAGCGTTTGGAAGGCGAGATAGAGCGCATGCGCCAGAACCTGGGTGCAGCCAAGGAGAAGGCAAAGATTCAGGCTGACGCCATCCTGCGATTTGTTAAGTGCGCTGATGAGAGCCAGCTTGAGACGCTGAAGCGCTTCATGGCTGGCGAGATCACCCATGTCTACATCGCAGGCTACTCGCCTGAAATCGTTGACTGGGCGGATAGCACTAAGCAGTACGACGTCGATTCATGGGGCGGCAGGATCAAGTACGAAGGCCTGAAGCTTATTTCAATCCTGGGCAAGTCAGATGGAGACCTGAGCTATCGGCTCAATCAATACAGAGACGGCAGTGGTAACTGGCAGGAAATCTATCCGGCCTGTAGCTATCAGGACGCACTAGCAATGGCGCAGAAGGATTGCGATGAGCTTTGCGCCAAATACCTTGCCGATGAGTATCGCGGCTTGGACCTCGACAGATGGGCAGGTATCGAAGGAATCGTTATCCCATCTGCTGCACTCGAAAAGCGCGATGCGGAACGGCTAGCTCAGCGCAACAAGAAGATCGCCGAGTTGCGCGACCAACTTTCTAAGTTGGAAGCCACCGCCTAACGCGCTCAATGGAGAACGACCATGTTCAAGAACTCGAAAGGTCAGCTGGTAACGGCTGAAGAGGCTGCGGCAGATCTCAATGCCCAGTTGGACGAAGCAGAAAAGGCTCTCCAACTGGAGAAGTACAAATCTCCGCTAGATGAGCGCGCAGCTTTTGAGGCGCACGAATCCAAGGAGCGCCGCCTATCCCCAGCGGATCAGCGGACTTGGTTCCGCCGCGGCGCTATCGCTGATTACGACTGCAAGGCTATCGACGATGCCTGGAAGGCGTGGCAAGCCCGAGCTGCCCTGCCAACTGAGCCGCTCTCGATCCAATTCGTCAACGCAGTAAAGCAGCTCTGCAAAGACTTCTCCGACCGCCAGGACCGCCCCTACATGGGGGACGTATACAGCGCCCTGGATGCGCTGCTGGTGAATGAGGGGATTCAGGTCGCGGAGGAGCCCTTCCCATCACCTCAGAAACAATCGAAGCCCTGCGGAGAGTGCCGCCTGCCAGAGGGTGAGCGCTGTGACATCTGCGGAGCGAAAGCCACCGCCTGACCCACACCTAAGACAGGAGAACAGCATGAGCAAGCACACGCCTGGGCCTTGGATGGTTGACTATAGCGAATATCTCTCAGAGGGTGGCGGTCTGTGCGTGATGCACGGGAATGACTGCATCGCAGTGGTTGGTGACTTCAACCCTGAACAGCCAATCGATGCAAACGCCAAGCTGATAGCTGCGGCGCCGGAGCTACTGGAGGCTTTGAAGTGGGTTATTGAGCGAAACGACGCGGGTCAGTTCATTGATGGCGAGTGCATGAAATCGGCGCGCGCTGCAATCGCCAAGGCCACCGCCTAACCGCGCCCTTGCGCATACACACACTGGAGGCGAGATGAGCAATTGGAGAAAGACGGCAGACGGCAATTTTCCGATGGATACCGACCTGCTCGGCAAGTGGAAGAACGGCCACATTGAAGATGTACGCTTCCACGATGACGGCGAAGACTTCACCTATCACTCGCTGTATGACGGCGAGTCGTTCGATGAAGATCCTGAGTTCTGGATGCCGATTCCAGACTGACTTCCCCGGCAAGGACGCCACCCTTCAATGGGGATGAGTCCCGCGCAGCGGGAGATGTACTAGGTACCTGCGGACGTCACTGCTTCGGCATACGAAATGAGTCGCTGAATGGGTCCGCGCCAAGTCAGCCGCCGGTGAGAGTCCGGCCATCCCCACCCTACCCCTCTTAGCCCGGCAAGTCCGGGCATTTTTTCGCCTGTATGACGGGAGCGATTCGGAACGCTGCCGCATACGCGCGGCAAAGAGGTCAGAGAGATGAGCATTCAAACCAAAGCGGCGACGATCTATTTCGCCCCTACTGCTCGGAAAAGTTTCATCACGAAACGCGCGGCTATCAACGCCGAGGCCAGGGCGATCATCAATAAGCACTTCCCTATTGAGCGCGGCTGCTCCTGCGGCTGCGGCGATCCTGGCTGGCGGCTTGAAGAGGCCAACCCCGAGCGCTTCGCGCGCTACTACCGGCTGCTTACCGTAGCGCTCAAGAGGACCATGCCATGACCGCAATCCGCCGCATGCACGCGAACGCGAGGTGAGAATGAACATAGCAGCACTAGCCAACCGCAAGCCTCCATCAGCAGAGGATCCGATGGAACTCTGGCTCGCCTCGGACGAGTACGCAAACTGGAAGCTCGATGCTGTGGAGTCGCTACTAGGCGACTGCGATGTTGACCTGCACAGCAAGGGATTCTGGAGCAGCAAGTTGAAGGCCGACCTGCTGCGCGAGGAACTTCACAAGATGCTGATCGACTTGTTGCAGAACGACCGAGAGCGCCTGCTGGCTACTGTGGTCATGGCTGTAGCCGACCGCCGCCCCTGCGACGCCCTGGCGAACCTGCACAACTTCTTCCCGGAAGGCGATGCAGCCGAAGCGATCAAGGCGCTTGCCGAACCAATCGCAGCAGGCTACGCAGCAGAAGCCCTTGCACAGTATCAGGAACAGAACATGGAGGATGCAGCATGATCAGTGATGAACAGTTGGCGGAGTTGGAGCAGGCTGCAATCGAAATCAAAGGTTGGAATCTTGTAGATGCTTTTCGGTATGCAGACCCATGCATTGAGGATGGCGAAGATGAGGAATGGTGCGTCGGTAGTATTGATGAGGATGGAAACCAGTACCCGGTCATGGAGGTTAACGCCCATCAGTACGACAGCCAGGATTCAGAGCTTTTGGCTCACTATTACGGCCTATGCAATCGAGAATCTATCCTTGGCCTGATCGCCCGCCTGCGCGCTGCTGAGGCTGATGCTAAGCGTTATCGGTGGCTTCGTTCGCAGCCGAATGACTGCTCCGCGCCTCGCATTGATATCTGCCATTGGCAACGAAATGGCGACGACTCAGTAAACGAGGGCGAAGGGCTGAGATTAGAAGAGGCAGATAAAGCCATCGACGCCGCCATGGAGCGCACGCAATGACCATCACCATAGACCTGACCAAGGCCGCCCAAGTCCTGATCTTCGGCGGCTTTTTTGTGGGCAGCGTGTTCATGTTCGCCGTGGCGTTTGTTGAGGTGGCAGGGCTATGAACACCAGACGCACAGCAATCTGGCTAGGAAGCCTCTTTGGAGGCCTGCTGTACCTGTTCATCCTGGCAGCCGGCCCGATCTGGGGCGGCATCATCACCGCAGAAGCTACGCACCTGTCCGCAGCAGGCGGTGGGCGGCATGAAGAAAACACCCGCAGCAGCGGCTTCTAGCGCAACGCTATTCATCCCGCAGGGGTGACGCTGCCGAGTGGCGCCGTAAGCGCCTTCCCCCTTCTACCTGGAGATCAAGATGGATCAGTCATCGTTCTGGATGGTCTGGAACCCTCAAGGAAACCAGCCTACCTACCAGCACCCGACCCGAGACTCTGCGATTGCTGAGGCTGAGCGCCTCGCACGCAAATGCCCAGGACATCAGTTCTACGTCCTTGCAGCAACCGATCTACGCGTCTGCGACAACATGCAGCGCGTGTCCCTCTGGCCGGAACAAGAAATCCCCTTCTAACTGGAGCGCAAGATGCTGAAGAACCGATACCGAATCGTTAGCGACGACTATGCCGGTTACGAAGTTCAGATCAAGAGATGGTGGTTCCCCTTCTGGATTCAATGCGGTCTCTGTAACACGCACCTGAGCGTTGATAGAGCAGAAGCATATGCCAGGGCCCATGCGGGCAAAAGGCTCGTAAAGGATCTTGGATTTCTCTAACCCCTCCCTTCACTGGCTGCGCATGCGCGGCGAGGATCACTCATGTCCGCAGAAACCCAACTGGTCGAAGTGCCGGCCAAAGAAACCGCACTCCAAGTCTACTCAACCGCTAATGGCCTTGACCCGTTCCTGGCCAAGATTCGCGAAGAGATCGACGGCTTCGTGCCAGACGTCACTACCCGCAAGGGCAGAGAGGCCATCGCCTCCATCGCCTACAAGGTAGCCCGCTCGAAGACGGCGCTGGACAACGTAGGCAAGGAACTGGTCGCCGAGCTGAAGGAAGTACCGAAGAAGGTCGATGCCGAGCGTAAGCGCATGCGTGATCTTCTGGACCACTGGCAGGCGGAGGTACGCCAGCCGCTAACGGAGTGGGAGCAGCGCGAGGAAATGCGCAAGGCCAAACACCAGGCCGGCATCGATCAGATCAACCTGCGCCTGGAATGCCGCGACCTAGATTCGACCGAGTTGAAAGCCAACATTGAATGGCTGGAAGGTCTCTCGATTGGCGAGGACTGGGAAGAGTTCGAAACCGAGGCCGCCCGCACCAAGGACAAGGCCCTGGCCGCGCTGCGCGAAGCCCTCGTTGCACGCGAGAAGTATGAAGCCGAGCAGGCCGAACTGGAGCGACTGCGCGCCGAAGCAGCAGCACGCGAGCAGAAAGAGCGCGAGGAGCGCATTGCCCGCGAAGCAGCAGAGCAGGCACGGCGTCAGGAAGAGGCCAAGGCCCAGGCAGAACGCGACGCCGCAGTACGCCGTGAAGCCGAAGCACAGGCCGCAGCAGAGCGCCGCGAACTTGAACTTAAGCTTGCCGCCGAGCGCGCCGAACGCGAAGCCATTGAAGCCAAGCAGCGCGCAGAACAAGCAGAGCGTGATGCGCAACGTCGCGCTGAAGAAGCCGCAGCGGCAGAACGCAAACGGCAGGCCGATGAGCAGGCCCGCATCGAACGCGAGGCTGCTGCACGCGAAGCCGACAAGGCGCACAAGAAAGCCATCAACAACGAGGCGTTGGCGGCTCTTATCGCCGGCGGCATGCCCGAGGAATGCGCCAAGCAGGCGATCACCCTGATCGCTCAGCGCAAGGTTCCTCACATCACGATCAACTATTGAGGTTCACATGGGAACTGCACTAACACCGCTCCTGACGAAGTTCGCCACGCGCTACGAGATGGGTACCACGCCTGAAGAAGTGGCGAACACGCTCAAGCAGACCTGTTTCAAGGGCCAGGTCAATGATTCGCAGATGGTCGCCCTGCTGATCGTGGCAGACCAGTACAAGCTGAACCCCTTCACCAAGGAGTTGTACGCATTCCCCGACAAGAACAACGGCATCGTGCCGGTTGTTGGTGTGGATGGCTGGGCTCGGATCATCAACGAGAACCCACAGTTCGATGGCATGGAATTCTCAATGGACCAGCAGGGCACCGAATGCACCTGCAAGATCTATCGGAAGGACCGCAGCCATGCCATCAGCGCGACTGAGTACATGGCCGAGTGCAAGCGGAACACCCAGCCTTGGCAGTCCCATCCGCGCCGGATGCTTCGCCACAAGGCAATGATCCAGTGCGCACGCCTCGCGTTCGGGTTCGCCGGCATATACGACCAGGACGAGGCCGAGCGGATCGTTGAACGAGACGTCACTCCCGCAGAACAGTACGAGGACGTCAGCGAGGCGGTCTGCCTGATCAAGGACTCCCCAACAATGGAAGACTTGCAGGCAGCATTCAGCAATGCCTGGAAAGCCTACAAGACAAAGGGCGCGCGCGACCAGCTTACGGCGGCCAAGGACCAGCGGAAGAAAGAACTTCTGGAGGCACCTATCGACGTTGAATTCGAGGAGACCGGCGATGATCGAGCAGCGTAGTGATGAATGGTTCGCACAGCGCCTGGGGCGGGTGACTGCCAGCAAGGTCAAGGATGTGATGGCAAAGGGGCGCAGTGGCGCCCCTTCTGCTACCCGCCAGAACTACATGATGCAGCTCCTGTGCGAGCGCTTGACCGGCAAGCGCGAGGAAGGATTCACCAGCGCCGCAATGCAGCGTGGTACCGACCTGGAGCCGATTGCTCGCTCGGCCTACGAGTTCAATGCAGGCGTAATGACGATCGAAACAGGCCTGATCATCCATCCGCGAATCGATGGATTTGCCGCGTCGCCAGATGGCCTCGCGGGGGAGCATGGGCTCGTCGAGATTAAATGCCCGTCTACCGCAACCCACATCTACACGATGCAGTCGGGCAAGCACGACCCACAGTACGAGTGGCAGATGCTCGCCCAAATGTCATGCAGCGGCCGCGAGTGGGTCGACTTTGTGAGCTTCGACGACCGTCTGCCTGATGAATTGCAGTACGTGTGCTTCCGCTATCACCGCGACGAGGCACGCATCCGCGAGATGGAGGCTGAGGTTATGGCGTTCCTGGAAGAGCTGGCAGAGCTTGAACATCAGATGCGAGAGCGCATGAGGAAAGCAGCATGAGAACCGTACTCAAAGCCACATGCGGCAAGCACTCCAAGGAAATCCCGCTTGAGCAGATCACCCACTTCATCGCCGAGGATAAGTACGTCATCGCGTACTACCGGGAAGGCTTTCTGGTTCTGAGCGATGCGCTCAAGACCCTGGAATCAGAGTTCTCCGCCGAGTTCATCCGCACCCACCGTAAGGCCCTGGTTCGCCGGTCTCTGATCAGCAGGTTCAAGCTCCGGCCAGACGACACCCAGGCCGGCGAAGTGCTGCTGCTCGGAACCGAGAACTGGATTCCCGTCAGCCGCAGTCACTCGGCACAGATCAAGTCGGCGATGGGTGCATGAGGGCCATGTCATGTACATCAAGAAAGACGTCATCGAGGTCATCAAGTACGCGGCGATGATGGCGGCATGCTCTCGCCAGTCCTGGGGAATCTATCCCATGAACCAGGGCTACAAGGCCATGCCCTTCCGTGGCGACTATCACCGCGTCGTCGAAGTCTGCCATCCCTGACCGAACAGGAATAACCCCATGCACCAGCTAACAGCGAATCACCTCCCTGGCGGTGTGACGGTCACCGGCTGGCCCGAAGAAAGCCAGCTCATGACCCCAGACGACATTCTGCTATTCGCGAGATCGGTGAGGCAGATAGCGATCAACCAAGCCCAGGGCGCCGAGGGTGTTCTGGTCTACCCGGAGGTGGGTGATGGAAGTCAAGGCGAAGACCAAGCGTGACTCCGGCCTGCGCACGGCGGTGCTCCTTCTGAAGCGAGCAAACCGCTACGTCGGGGTCCACAACAGCATTGGCGCCATGGTCCTCAGCACAGAGATTGTCGAATTCATCGCCGCTATTGAGCGGCAGGAGAAGGGATTGTGAGCAACGAATTGACCGATGTGCGCTGCTCTTGCGGCGACGAGTACCCAGCCGACAGCTACGACGCAGGGTTCATTGCCGGCTCCGGCATGTGCCAGAACTGTGACGCTGCACTACCCCCGAAAGATATTTGCACCTGCCCTTCCGGCAACGGCTCCCTCCGCCATCCCTGTCCGGCACATCCTGCGGTAGAGCAGGCAGGCGGGGATGAGCGCGACTTCCAGGCAGAGGGCGCACAGGAGGTTCCATCGCCAGTCTCACAAGAGTATGACCGACATTTGATCAGTCTTTTGCGTAAAGGTGAGGCACTTCCTGGCCACCAGGAGGAGGCCGCTGACGAGATCGAGCGCCTGCGCGATTGGAATGATCACCTGAACAACACCGTTCTACCCAACATACTCAATCCAACTTTCCTGATGCTCATGAAGGGCGGCGAGAGGCTGCTTGACCTGTGCACGAAGGACGGCGAATTCATTGGCGTATCGCTGAATGACATGAAGGACGTGTTTGATTGGATGGTCACGCACGCTCGAATTGCACCTGATCAAGCCGCCCTGGCGCAACCCTCCCATGCGCCGGAACTCGCCGAGCGCGGTACGCAGCACCGCTTCAGCACCACCGAACAGACCTGCCGGCACGACTTCGCGGGTGTGTGGTGGAACGACAACGGCGAGACAAAAACCGGCCGCGAGTGCCGGCACTGCGGGTTCTTCGTGGCAGACGTGACCAAGGCGCAGGCCGAGCAGGCAGAGGCGGAGCGGCCGGAGGTGGTGGCGTGGCGTTACGGCTTCAGCGGCGGAATCGTCAGCGACAAGGCATGTCTCGATGAATGGAAATCCGGCGGCGAATATCAATCGCTGATGACAGTCGCCCAGCATGAGCGCATCGTCGGGGAGCTGCGGGCGGTGATAGCCCAGCTCCGCCAGCACAAGAACGATTACATGGATTCCGGCCAGGAAACGTACCGGGCATTACAGAACGAAATCAGAGAACGGGAAGCGGAAATTGCTCGTCTTGATGGTCTGGTTTCGGGCCGCACGGCGGAGCGCGACGCCGCCCTGGCCGAAGTCAATCGCCTGCGAGAATCCAAGGGCGATCCCTCTGGCAGCTTCGACAGGTGTATGAGGATGATGTACGAGCGCGACGAGAATGCGAAACGCCTCGACGCCGCCCTGGCCAGGGTGGCGGAGCTGGAGAAGCAGGAGCCGGTGGCGACCATTGCGAAGGTGCCGGGCGAAGACTGGAACGGCCTTCATTTCTATCGCGACCTGCAAGGCATGCAGCCGGGCACGAAGCTCTACGCCGCCCCTGTAGCCCAGGCTCAGCAACTCCACGACCTGGACAAGCAGTGCCGCGATGACGTAGCGCGTGCGCTCGGCTTGCGCCCGTCCCAGGAGCGCGGTTTCGCATGGTCCTACCTGCTGGCCTCGATCAAGTCATGCGTGAAGGCGGCCGAGGATACCGCCCAGGCTCAGCACAGCGTGCCGGATGTGTGCGACGGCAAGGAACAGAACGCTTTCGAGGATTGGGCGAGCAAGGAAGGCATGAACATGGAGCGCCATCCACTGCACTGGCTGTTTCTTGACGCCAAGACCTATAGCGCACGACAAGGCTGGAAAGCCGCGCTTAAGTATGCCCGCAACATGCTCGCCGCCGCGCCCGTTTGCCGTCTGAGCCGAAGCGCACTTACCGAAGCGCAGATGCGCCGGCTCTACGAGAACAGCACCGAGACCGAAAACGAGCGGCTCGGGTTCGAAGCCTTCGCACGACTGATCCGCCGGGCCGAGGCCGTCCACCAGATCACTGCCGCGCCCGGCAAGGAGGGGGTGTGATGGCCGTTTACGTCGACGACATGAACGCAACCTTTGGCCGCATGAAGATGTGCCACATGCTCGCGGACACAACCGAGGAACTGCTCGCAATGGCGGACAAGATCGGAGTTCATCGCAAGTGGCTTCAGCATGCTGGGACCATCAAAGAGCACTTCGATATCTGTCTTTCGAAGAAGTCAGCAGCCCTCGCAGCCGGGGCCGTAGCTATCACATATCCCGACGGCGTAGCAGAGATCATGAGGCAGCGCCGAGAGCGACAGCAAGGAGGTAGGTCATGAGTGAGGTGAAGCGGTTCGACCACGTGAACCATGCTCACGTTGATGACTGTGAGCACATTGAGAACCCCGAAGGAGCGTGGGTGAAGGCCTCCGACTACGACGCCCTCGCCGCCAAACTAGCCATGGCTGAGGACGCAGCGGCAAAGGGAGATGCTGCCCGCCAGCAGTGCGGCGGCATGGAGATGGAGATCCAGGAGCTGCGCGAGAACGCGGCCAAGCTCGCCGCATTCGCGCAGGAGATCATCAGCGGAGCACTGGAGGGCGGCAGCTTCGATGGGGCAGACATCCAAGAAAGTGCTGAACGCCATGGGCTGATCGCCAAGCATGTGATGAACGAGCCGTGCCGAGGCCCGGAAGAGTACTGCGCCTGCGCCTGGTCTACCTCGTTCCCGACTGAATGCTACCGGATAACGGCAGAGCTTCGCGCCCTGCTCAACCAGGACAAGGAGAACGGCAATGGCTGACGCCTGGAAGATCACAGGTAGCCGCACATGGTGCGACAAGGTTGTGGAACTGGAAGAGCATGCGGATCGATCGATTCGTTCGCGTGATGACGGATCGTTCAAAGTGCCGCTCTATGCCGTTCCTGATGGCCATGTGGTGGTTCCGAGGGAGTTGCTGGAGCGCTTGTACAGCAGCGATACCGCAACGGCGCTGATGGCAGCAGCAGAACTCAGAGCCATCCTCTACCCCTAACCATTCCCCCTGACCGCCACCCTCGGCCAGGCTGAAACCCGCATTCCTGCTGGGTTTCAGCACAAAAACTGGCCGATTTTGGGCCAGGAGCCCGCCACCCCAAACCAACGAATCCGACCCCGGAGGACCAACCGTGGACAACGAAAACGAAACCCTGGTCGCGCTGCTGGTCATCGCGCTGATCGTCTTCGGCATCTTCCGGATAGTCGGGGACTTCCAGAACCTCTACGAGCAGACAGAACTGAAAGGACGGGAGTTGAGCAGATGGAGCAAGAGTTGAAGCCGTGCCCCTATTGCCGAGGCTATGACCTAGAGCGGCGCTGGTGTCACGTTTGCAATGGCCGTGGCGTCGTCGATGTCAAGGCTCAACAGCGAGAGCGCGCAGAGATTGTAAAGGCGCTGCGCGAAGCCGGAATTGAAGCGAGGGACTGACCGTGCCTGACATGAGAGAAGAGTTTGAAGCGTGGGCTTCCAGTCATTTCGTAGACGTAGGAAGCGGCAATCCGCTCAAGAAAGGACCTAACGGTCACTATGGCTTCTATGTCGTGGCAACGGCATGGAAAGCCTGGCAAGCCAGCCGCGCGGCTCTGAAGGTGGAGTTGCCGTTCCCCATCATCGTCGATGAGGGCACCGAATTCGCGCTCCATGCCTACGACAAGGACGAGACAGACAAAGCCCTCCAGCAAGCCGGAATCGAGGTGGCGAAATGAGCGACTATCGAGTTTGGTGCCCTGACTACGGCCAGGAAGAAGAAGACGCGATGCACATCCGCGATTCGTACGACCACGCCGCCGCAGCATGTGACTGGGCCGAGCAATATGAGCGGAGAAATGCTGACTACAGCATCGCCGATGGCGGATGCGTGACGGTAATAGTCCATCGCCTCGGAGGGGATACGCAAACCTTCGCGGTATCCGGATATGCGCGTCCAACATATTCCGCAACCGCTATCTAGGAGCAACCATGAGCCGACTGACCGCTGAGAAGGCGCGCGACATTGCGCGCGCACAAGATCCCGCATTCGCCGTCGACACCATCCTGGCAGGCATCGCAAAAGCAGCCGCCGAAGGCAAGTACGTGTACACCACACGTGACTATGGGTTCGGCACCAATACCTACTGCAACGAATGCGATTACCCGAAGCTCTGTATCGCGATCCTGAAGGAACTGCGCGGGCTCGGTTACGTCTGCGCCGTGCGAGCCGAAGAGCGCCAGTTCGTTGACCTGTGGCTTGAAGTGAAATGGGGAGAAAAGACATGACCGACCACGCAGAGCTGCGGAGGCTGTCTGAGGTGGCAACGCCTGGGGAATGGCGAACCGGGGACGGCGACGATTCGCTTCCTGACTGCGTTTTGTCCGGCGAATTCGTTGTCTGCGAGCACGCAGGTGGAGACGTGGATTACATCGCAGCCGCCAACCCCAAGACCGTCCTCGCCCTGCTGGACGAGATCGACGGGCTGAACGACGAGTTATCCGCATGCACCGAGCATCCGGGCGGATGTGGGTATTGGCGCGAGGCCGCCAAGCGTAGAGCCGAAGAGCGCGACCGGCTGAGGGCGCAGAACGATGCGCTGCGGGGAGCGCTACATGCCGTTCAAGCCGAGGTCGACGGGAATCTCCGACCACTTACCCGCGATCTCGTGAACATGGTCAGCGGCTTGAATAACGGCACTCACCCGAATGACATCTACGAACACTGCGACGAGATCGAAAGGATCATCGGAGCAGCCCTGGAAGGAGCCAAGCCATGACCGATATCAACAAACTGAAGGAATTGGCGGTGCGTGCTCTTCCATTTGCACCAGGGGAATGGTTCGTGGAGAACGGAATCGACCAAGTGCGCGATTGCGCGAACGATTTCGTTTGTGAGACGGGCGAGGATGAGCCAATCAAGGCATCCTTCATCGCCGTCGCCAATCCACAAGCCATTCTCAAGCTGATTGCCGAGGTTGAGCTGCTGAGCGCTCGGCTCAAGGCGGAGAACTGCGCCCACAAGGACACGCAGAAACACTGCGAGTGGTTGGTGCAGGGCTTGAAGGAGTGCGCAAGCGCCCTGCCTGGCACCTACTACATGGACCCTCCAGACGGCGGCAATGTCAGCATTCCAGAGCAGATTCGGCGTATGGCGAAGGACGCCGCGCGCTACCGGTGGCTGCGAGAGCGAGACCTCGAAACGATCAGACAAGGCGGCGTATTCGCCGGGATGACCCCTGAGAACATCGTACTCAACCAGGAAGACCTGGACGCTGAAATCGACGCAGCCCTAGAAGGAGCAACGCAATGAACGACCGCGAGCTACTCGAACTGGCGGCGCGGGCGGCTGGAATTCCTGATGCATTGTATTTGGACTGTGTGGCACAGGATATGTACCACCCGAGAGACGGAGAAGCAGGCATTGAAGTAAACCATCGGGACACGCGATGGAGTTGTTTGGCTATTGACGGCGTATGGAACCCGCGTGATGACGATGGCGACGCGCTGAGGCTGGCTGTGCGTCTGAACATGGATATCCGCTACGAAAGCTATGACTCAGGTGTCGCCGTCATAGTGGGCGGCGCTTGGGATGGCGCGCCGGAAGCGGTACACGAAATATTCGAACGTGACGGCCCGCGTGCAACTCGGCGAGCAATCGTCCGCGCCGCCGCCGAGATCGGCAAGTCTATGGGAGGTTGGGAGTGAGCGACGCACCCATTGAACCCCATGAATACCTCTACGGCGTAAAGGTCGTCCAGATCGAGGACTTGCGGGTGGCACGAGGGCTTACCCGACGCCCCGTTTCATCCTGCCGTCACAGGAAAATGGTCTACGACGAAAAGGAGCGCCGCATCTGGTGCAGCGATTGTGAAACTGAGGTCGAGCCATTTGATGCCTTCATGCACCTGGTACAGGTATTCGACGGCGGCTTGAAGGACTTGAACAGGCGCCGCCGAGAGTTGCATGAGGCAGAGCAGTTTGCAATCCGCAGCCGTGCGGCCAAGGTGATCGACGAAGCGTGGCGCAGCACGAAGATGGCTCCGCTTTGCCCACACTGCAATGAGGCGCTTCTCCCGGAAGACGTTGTAAAGGGAGTTGCCACGGCGTCCAAGCAACTGATCATCGCTCGCCGCAACAAGCAGAAACGACCGAAGTAACCCAGCCGGGCCCACTAGGGCCTCTTCCTGACGCCCGCCCGGCTGGGCTCCAAATCCTACCAGAAGGCCTGACCGAGCAGTTAACCCCCATATTGCCCTATGCGGGCGCCCTGCCCGGCCAAGCCTCCACGAATTCTACCCGCCAACCCGATGCCGTTGATCGGCCAAGGTCTCGCTATGTCTTTGATTTCAGTTGAGGCGGCCGCCGGCATTCTCGGCGTGAGCCGCAGGACCGCGTACCGCTACGCGGACGAAAAGCTGATCCCGGTGGTCAGGTTCAAAAAGACCATCCGGGTACACAAGGAAAAGCTCGAACAGATGCTTGAAGAGGAAGCCGCTGCTAGCATGCGCGACGCGGTCGGCGTACCGGAGGAAGTATGCCGTACAAGAGAAACGACTCCGCCTACTGGTGGATCTCTTTCAAATCAGCAACAGGAAAGCTTGTTAGACGCTCTTCTGGAACTGCCGACTACTCGGCGGCGAAAGCACTAGAGCAACAGGAGCGCGCGAAAGCGTGGAAGGAAAAGGAGATGGGCGTTAATCCGCCCAGGACCTTTGAGGAGGTGATCATTCCGTACCTGCAGCACGCTCGCCAGCATCAGCGCAGCTACGAAACGACCGTGCACCGCATAAAGCCGCTGCGCGAGTATTTTGCCGGACGCGTGGTCAACGATCTAGGGGGCCAGGACATCCGGGGATACGGAGCGCATCGGTTGGATGCCGGCGCATCCCCGGCAACCATCAACCGAGAACTCGCCGCACTGTCCGCGGCGATCAACCACTGCAACACGGAACTGGAGTGGGCCCTTCCTAACCCGGTGAAGGGACGGAAGATGCGCGAGGCCGAGGGGCGTGATCGTTGGCTGACCAGAGCAGAGGTCGAGGCCCTGTGCCGCGCCGCGCGCGTCCAGAAGTTTGGCCCGATGCTCGAGGACTTCATCCGCCTAGCGGTGAACACCGGATGCCGGCGGGAGGAAATGCTTGGCCTGGAGTGGCGCAGAGTGGATTTCGCCAATCGACTGATCTACTTGGAGGCATCCCACACGAAGGCAGGCAAGCGCCGGAGCATCCCGATCAACGAAGGGGCGATGGCAGCACTAAAGCGACGAATGGCATTCAGGTCCGAGACCAGCCCGGAATGCCCCTGGGTCTTTGCGCGCGCTAACGGTGATCGAGTGGTATCGCTTTCGGCCGGCTTCAAGCAGGCCTGCCAGGCAGCGAAGATTGCGGACTTTACGATTCACGACCTGCGCCACACCTGCGCGGCATGGCTGGTAAGCGCCGGCGTTCCGTTGGCGGATGTACGGGATCTGCTCGGACACTCGACAGTCGCGATGACTGAGCGATATGCCCACCTTGCTCCGGCTAGGGTAAGGGATGCGGTTGGGGTTCTTGATCAAGTCCGTGAAAGTCGCATTTCACGTTCTGTTCACGTTGATAATCCAGCGCATCTACATGGAGGGTCGCTGAAGCTCGTAAACACTTGATTTAGAAGGTGGTGCGGACGGAGAGACTCGAACTCTCACGCCTTGCGGCGCTGGAACCTAAATCCAGTGTGTCTACCAATTCCACCACGTCCGCGGGACACTGCTTGGAAATGAAAACGCCAGGCCCCGGGCCTGGCGCTTCGGAATATGGGGTGGACGATGGGAATCGAACCCACGACACCAGGAGCCACAATCCTGTGCTCTACCAACTGAGCTACGCCCACCATATTACGACTTGCGGTAAAACATCGCCTGCTTCTTGCCGATTCGCCGAATGGCGCACCCGGCAGGACTCGAACCTGCGACCATCCGCTTAGAAGGCGGATGCTCTATCCAGCTGAGCTACGGGCGCTTTATTCATCTGCATTCAATGCTGAGCGCAAACTTTAAGCTCTGGCAATCACAAAGTCAGCAACCGACTTGCTTTACCTCTTACCCTGCGTCCGGCTGTGCTCGGCAAGCGGGGCGCATGTTATACAGGGGGCGAAAGGCCGTCAACGGGTTTTTTAAAAAAATTCAGCTATATAAAGGAGTTACGGCAAATCCACGGGTCGCCTCCTTTGCCCCGGGCGGCGTCCATGCGAAAATGCGCGTCCTTTTTCCACCCGATTCGATGGTTACCCTTCCGACATGACCGCACAACTGATCGACGGCAAAGCGATCGCCGCCAACCTTCGCCAGCAGATAGCCCAACGCGTGACCGAGCGCCGCCAGCAAGGCCTGCGCGTTCCCGGCCTGGCGGTGATCCTGGTCGGCACCGATCCGGCCTCTCAGGTCTATGTGGCGCACAAGCGCAAGGACTGCGAGGAAGTCGGCTTTCTCTCCCAGGCCTACGATCTTCCCGCCGAAACCAGCCAGGACGACCTGCTGGCCCTGATCGACCGCCTGAACGACGACACCGCCATCGACGGCATCCTGGTCCAGCTACCCCTGCCCGCCCACCTGGACGCCTCCCTGCTGCTGGAGCGTATCCACCCGGACAAGGACGTGGACGGTTTCCATCCCTACAACATCGGCCGCCTGGCCCAGCGCATGCCCCTCCTGCGCCCCTGCACCCCGAAAGGCATCATGACCCTGCTCGCCAGCACCGGCGCCGACCTGTACGGCATGGATGCGGTCGTGGTCGGCGCCTCGAACATCGTCGGCCGACCCATGGCTCTGGAGTTGCTGCTGGGTGGCTGCACCGTCACAGTGACCCACCGCTTCACCCGCGACCTGGCCGACCATGTGTCGCGCGCCGACCTGGTGGTGGTCGCTGCCGGCAAGCCGGGACTGGTCAAGGGCGAGTGGATCAAGGAAGGCGCCATCGTCATCGACGTCGGCATCAACCGCCAGGCCGACGGCCGACTGGTCGGCGACGTGGAATACGAAGTGGCAGCGCAACGCGCCAGCTGGATCACCCCGGTGCCGGGCGGCGTCGGGCCGATGACCCGCGCCTGCCTGCTGGAAAATACCCTGCACGCCGCCGAACACCTGCACGACTGA